AAGGAGGAATTGAATGAACGAAGACCTGATGATGATGCAACCCGGCGAGAGCGTAGATGATTACCTCTGGCGGCTTGGCACCATGAAGGAACACGGAATCATTGACCTGTCCTGGGATGAGCTTGCAGTCATTATGAACGCTGCCACCTCGGGACTTCGCAGCGGCATGCAGGAATCCGGCTGGCGCAAACGCTATACGAAGATGAAGGTGGAGGCCGAGATGAATCGCTTCAAGGCTTCGCCTTTTACTGACGATGCGGTTGGTCCGCTGGACACCTGGTTTGATGAAGATCTGAAGTCAGACCATACCAAGGGTGAGGATAACCTGCTCACGCCCAAGGAGTATGCGATGGAGAAGCTTCGCACACAGATCCGTGACGAGCGCAGTGCCCTTCGGCGGATTGTTCGCAAAGAAGCCCGGACGGATAACCTGATGGAGCTCTTTGAGCGGGCGATCAAGAAGTACGAACCGCTGTCGGACGAGGTCATTGATCGCATCGATGCGAAGCCTGACAGCGGTATGGCTGTTTATGCCTTGCTTTCCGATGTGCATTATGGCATCTCCTTCTCCTCCATCGGCGGGGAGTACAACTCGGATATTGCCCGGAAGCGGGTGATGAAGTATGCCTACGAGATCATTAACATTGCGGACGTGAACGGTGCGCAAACCTGTTATGTGACTCTGCTGGGCGATATGGTTTCTGGATTGATTCACAGTGCAATCCGCGTGGAGAACAAGGAGAACATTATCGAACAGGTGGTGGGTGTCTCCGAACTGGTGGCCGACTTCCTGCATGTTCTTTCCGAGAACTTCAGCGATGTCTATGTGAACTCTGTCTCCGGCAACCATTCCAGGCTAGACATGAATGCGGATGACGCGCTTCGCGGAGAGAAGCTGGACTCCCTGATTCCGTGGTACTGCAAGGCCAAGCTGGCGGACGTGGCGAACGTGACCTTCTCTGATGACGGCCCGGACACCACGATTGTCGCTAAGACCATTAAGGGCAAGACTTACGTGGCTGTTCATGGCGACATGGACAAGAACCTGTCTGTTTCTGCCTCCAACATCGAGCGCAAGCTGGGTACCCATGTGGATTATATCCTGTGCGGACATCTGCATGTGCCTGAGTTCCGGTTTGAACACACCGGCTTCATCCGCAATGGTGCGGTCTGTGGCTCTGGCGATGAGTACACAGTGAAGAAGCGTTTGTTCAGCCCGCCCTCTCAGGTCTGTATGCTGGTCAGCGACCGAGGTGTGGAGGCTGTCTATCCCGTGATGCTGTAAGGAGGAATGACATGAGCTCTATGCTCCCCGACAACCATGTGTACTCCTACACGCAGCTGACTTCCTTCTGTGAGTGTCCTTTCAGCTTCTATATGGCGAGGATTGAGCGCGCCCCTCAGAAGAGCAATGCTTTCTCTGAGCAGGGCACGCTGATCCATAGCCTGATCGAAGAGTGGGCGAAAGGGCAGTTGGAAAAGGACCAGTTGGCTGCGGAGTACGAACGCCGCTATGCTGACGAAGTGGTTACCGCGTTTCCGCGAGTGCTTGCTACCCGTGGTTATGCCGAGAAGGCATACCAGCTGGGTCTAAGCTACTTCGAACACTTCAACGGCTTTCCCGGCTACAAGATTCTGGGTGTGGAGCAGAAGTTCCGCACCGAGATCGCAGGCAGGCCCTTCGTGGGCGTGATCGATATGGTCCTGCAGGATCTGAAGACCGACAAGCTCGTGATCCTGGACCACAAGAGCAAGTCGCTCTCGTCTTTCAAGAAGAACGAGGACGATATGTACAAGCAGCAATACTTGTACTCCCTCTATATCAAGGATAAGTATGATACCTATCCTGACAGGCTGATGTTCAACCTCTTCAAGGAGGGCGGCATGCTGATGGATCGCACGTTTGAGAAGCAGACGTTCGACCAGGTGCTGCAGTGGGCAGAGGATACCATCAAGGCGATTGAGGCCTGTGACATGGTAGACTGGCTCACCTCCAAGGAAAAGTCTGACTTCTTCTGTCAGGAACTGTGCAGCGTCAGAGACGAGTGCCCTAACGGGAGATAACGGAGGAAACTATGGCAGACACAAGGATCGTGAAGCTTGGACGACAAGAAGCCATTGATGTGATCAAGGATACCGAATCGGTATCATATCAACATGGATGTTTTAATCCTTGGATTAAACGACAGACATGGGAAGTTATTGATGTTATTAAAGATCCAAGGAGTTGTCCTTACGGCGCTGATGTTTGGAAACATGGAGACACATATCACGTATGCATTCCTTGTGCAAGCGATATGTGGTGACATAAGAAAGGATGAGAATCATGCGTAACGCTGAACTGGGAACCTACAACGGAAAGACGACCTACTGCCCCGACTATGAGTACGGCAGCTGCCCCTACTGCGACAAGGAAGGGATCTGCCACATCGACGATCCTTTCGAGGATTGCGATGACTGGTTCTCGGGTGTCTATGCTGCGGACTGGGACGAATGGCTGGGTCTGGAGGAATAAACATGACGATTGCTGAGATCATTGAGATCCTCTACGGCGACATTGAGATTCGCAAAGAGAACGGGGAGACGCTGTATCTGGGCAAAGCGTACGGTGTTCCGGCTGAATTGCTGGATAAGGAAACATTCTTTATGATGCCGTGTGGTTCCTGTCTTGTTGTGGACATCAAACAGTAAGGAGTGAATGGAAATGATAACCAAGAAAGAACAGATGGCCATTGTCTGCGAAGCGATCCAGAAAGTTATTCGCCTGAAGCCTGACAACAAGGACGTAGAAGTCAGGTACTACATGATCAATGAGAACATCCTTGAGAATCTCGGGCCTGAGGTCGCCAAACGCTTCAGGCTCGTGTTGGATGATGAGTTTGTTTTCTTTATCAAGGATTCGCATCTGCTTTATGCCCAGAATGTGAGCGCAGACTCCGCTCTGATGGCGATGGCAGAGGCATCCTTCCTCGCTGCCTCCAAGTTCTGACCGGAAAGAGGTGAATCATGAGCACCCTGGAATACGAGAACTATCACTGTCACTCTATGTACTCCAACTGTCTGACTCAGCCGGACTCTACGATGACCATCGAACAGTATGCCAGGGTCTATCGCGAGAGAGGACAGCATGTGCTGTGCCTGAGCGAGCATGGTAACCGCTCTAATGTCTGGCAGCAGTATGAGATCGCAAAGAAATACTCGGATGACAGCTTTCGGATGGTTCCGCTGGCTGCAGCCGAGTGTTATTTTGTCCCGGTCCGCAATCCTGACCTGAAGGACAGGCGTAACTTCCATCTGGTCGTGATTGCGAGAGACCAGGAAGGCTTCTATGAGCTCAACGAGATGATCAGCGAGGCCTATCTCAGCGGTTTTTACATGAAACCGCGCATTGATTTCGAACTGCTTGGCAGGCTGAACCCGAAGCACTTTCTCTGCACCACGGCATGTGTCGCCGGTCCCGTAAGCGATGATGAAGGCCTGAAGTGCTGCGAAACCCTTCACGAGATCTTCCGGGACAACTTCTTCCTGGAGGTGCAGCACCATCCCCAGGAGATTCAAAAGAAGCACAACGCCAAGATCATGCAGATCTACCGCAAGACAGGCATTCCGCTGATCTACGGGACGGACAGCCATTACATCACTCATGAGGATGCTGCCCTTCGCAAGGAACAGCTCCTGTCTTTCGGTATCGACAACAAGTATGAGGACGAGTTCGATCTGTTTCTTCCTACCGCGCAGGAAGCGTATGCCATGATGCTTTCGCAGGGTGTGCTCAGCGTACCCCAGATTCGTGAAGCCATGGAACACACGCTGATCCTGCGGGACTGTGAAGGAGTCAGCTTCACCACAGAAAAGAAGATCCCGAACTCGAGACGCGACCTGACACTGGAGGAGCGCAACCACCTGTATCAGAAAGAAGTCTGCAGCGGATACATTGCAAAAGCAGGCATGCCGAACAAGGAAGAAGCAGCTCAACTGAGACAGGAAATGAACGCCGTAACAGACACAGGCACAGCCGACTACTTCATTACAATGAAAGACATTGTAGATGAAGGCTTGCGTAACGGTGGCGTACTGACTACTACAGGAAGAGGATCCGGTGTGTCCTTCGCCACGAACTACGCTCTCGGTTTTACTTCTATTAATCGTCTGCACTGCCCTGTCCGTCTGTTCCCGGATCGCTTTATCTCTAAGGAGCGTCTGGCATCCGGCAGTTTGCCTGACCTGGACCTGAACATGGCCAACGTACAGGCCTTCGAGGATGCTGGCAAGAAGTTCCTCGGCAAGTGGGGCTGTCTCCCCATGATTGCGTACGGCACGTGCAAAACTCTGTCCGCATTTAAGCTGCTGGCGAGAGCGAGAAACCTGGACTTCCAGCTTTCAAACGAAATCTCGAAACAGATCAGCATTTATGAGACAGACCTGAAGCATGCCAGAGAAAACAACCAGGACGACCCTGACTACGACCCGGAAATGGACGTGCGCATTGAAGACTACGTGGACACACAGTACCTTCAAATGATTGAGGATAGCAAACAGTACAAAGGTATTGTCACTACCATCGCGCCTCATCCTTGCGCACACCTTCTTCTGGACAGAGACATCCGCAGAGAGATTGGCATCATTCGTGTAAAGGCGAAGACAGGAAGCAAAGAGCCTGTCTACGCCGCATACATCGATGGCCAGACCGCAGACGCATACGGTTATCTAAAAGCGGACTACCTCAGAGTCGATGTTGTCAAGACTATTGACGCTTCCTTTGCCGCTTGCGGACTGCCGGTTATGCCTGTGCAGGAACTGCTTGATAAAGTTAAGGATGATCAGGCTGTCTGGGATCTGTATGCCAAGGGCTTTACCATGGGCCTGAATCAGGTGGAGAAGGAGAAGACGACCGAGCGCGTCATGATCTATAAACCGCGCAACGTGGTGGAGCTTGCCGCTTTTGTCGCTGCCGTTCGACCAGGATTCAAGTCCATGCTGGACACATTCATCCATCGCCACAGGTTCTCCTATGGGATTCCTTCACTGGATAAGCTGCTGCAAACCAAGGAGATTCCTGATTCTTTTCTGATGTATGACGAGCAGATCCTGAGAATTCTGCAGGCTGCCGGTATTCCTCCTGCAGATGCATATGTTTGTGTGAAGGCGATTAAGAAGAAAAAGGCCGAGAAGGTTGCTTCCTTCAGACAGCGATTCGAAACCGGCTTCACGGAAACGTTGAAGCGGGACGAGGGCGCAACAGATGAGGAAGCAAAAGAGATCGTTGACAAGATCTGGACGATCATCAACGACGCTGCATCCTATATGTTCTGTGCTGCCCACGCTTTCAGCATGGCCTGCGATTCTCTGTATGCTGCTTGGCTAAAGGTCCATCACCCCTACGAGTTCTATACCGTGATGCTTAAGCTTTACACGGCGAAGAGCCGCACCGACAAGATTGCTGCCATCTCTCAGGAGATGCAGAAGTATGCCGGGATCAAAGTCCAGGCAGGTAAGTTCGGTGAGGACAACAACGACTGGTATGTGGACAAGGCGAACAAAACCATCTCACAGAGCTTGAGTTCCATCAAGTTTATCTCTGCCAACGTGGCTGGAGATATGAAGGCTGTCAGTGAGTACAAAGACAAACTGTTTGTAGATGTGCTCCGCAGACTGCAAATGCAGACCAGGATCAACACAAGACAGATCCAGGTCCTGATCCAGCTTGGATACTTCAGCCAGTACGGCGGAAGTGCAAAGCTGAACAAACTTTTCCATGAGTTCTTTGAAGGACCGAACAAGCTGACAAAGACATACGTGGAAAAGACCGTAACGAAGCGATTGGAAGCATTGCGCACAATGGAACAGGAGCTGCCCGACGAAGAACTGCCTCTTGAGGAAAAGATCGCAGCGGAACAGGCCTACATTGGACGCTGCATCTCTTACAACCCGGAAGCCGCGAACAATTCGTTCTATGTCCAGTCTGTGGATGACAAGTACAGCATCCGTCTCAGGCTGTACAGCATGAAGCGCGGCACAGAAGGCGTGATCCGCGTCAGCAAGGGTGTCTTCAACAAGGATCCGCTGAAGGAAGGCGACTGCATTACAGCCAAGTTCGAGAAGCGCCAGCGTTGCGTGTTCAAGGACGGCAAGCGGTTCGCCGTAGACGGAGTCTACGATTTCTGGCTGGTTGATTACGACAAGGAAGAAAGGAAGGCAACTGCATGAGTACATACAGTACGCCCGGCTTGTTTGGAGAAATCATTCACAAGGATCAGTACGGCAACGTGGTTGGGACGAGCTGGCCCGGATTATTTCCGGGCAGCTACGACAACTACAATGCCAACATGGAACTCAGTGGGCACAGCGATCCTGGCGTTGTCGCCAGCTATGTCCACATCGATAACGAAGGCCGCAGGAGTGGCGTCACATACGAGGCCGCTCCCGGTTACTACACCACTTACGACGAAGACGGATTCGCAGGAACCACCATTGACACAGGATATGGAGGAGATTCCGACTTCGATTTTACGTTCTGAAGAAAGAAGTTGATGCAATGGGATACATGCTGCCCATAAAGTTTATCCCTGTATCGCCTAGCATGTAGATATGCGCGACACGAGTCACTGCCATCATGTCAGCAAAGTTCTATCAGGCGAAAAAGATCCTGCTCGAAGAGAGACGTGCAGGAACTCTCGTTAATGCTGCTGGCAGGCGCGCCGCCAAGACCGTGCTCCTGATGGACAACGGAACAGTGGTCGCTTCCTGCTATACCATGGCCAGACTGTTGAGCTACATCGCAAAATCAGATGCGAAAGGCACAGACAGCACGACTATTCCGAAGGGTAACAACGTCAGGCTGTACATCGCAGACGTTGAAGCCATCGGCCCAGACAAGGAACTTGTTAAAGCCAAGGCGGAGAACATCGATGACATTATCGCAGACACGCTTGCGGAGGATGAGGAAGACGAAGACATCGTCCTTGATGACGAGGAGGTGTCTGACGAATGATTGTTGCGAATCAGAGTGTCAAGATCCTCTCGCCATCCGAAGAGGAAGGCATCGCATGTGCGAAAGCTATTGAGTATGCCGCGAGAAACTGCTATGCCAGCCAGGACAGGATTACGGATGAATCCTGGAGTACCATGGTGCCGAACCTGATCAGCAGAGGGCATGAAGCGCCTGTTGAGTTTGCGGACATGACCGTGGACATTACCACCTCACGAGCAATCCTTGCGGAACTGACAAGACACAGGGTCGCTTCCTTCTGTGTTGAGTCTCAGAGATATATTCAGGAAGCCAAAACCGGCGATATCACGTTCATTCGACCCAACTGGTGCCAGGATTCCGACGAGGATGACCGCAGTGCCATGTGGTACAGTTCCATGCGAATGGCTGAGCTCGCCTACAAAAACCTGATCGAGGATGGCGCGAAACCGCAGGAAGCCAGGGAAGTGCTGCCCAACTCTACCGCCTGCCGGATTATCATGAAGGCTAACTTGCGGGAGTGGCGGCATATTTTTGCGCTGCGCTGCTCTGTTGCTGCCTATCCACCCATGCGTGAGCTGATGCTGGATCTGCTGCGTCAGGCTCACGAACGAATCCCTGCTGTGTTTGATGATCTTTACCAGGAATATTTCGAAGAGAAAGAGGTAGATGGCTGATGGAGGTCTATCAGTGGAGACTGAATACTCCGGGCAATTATCAGGGTGTGGTGCTGGCCAGTGATGCCGACGCGGCATTCGACAGCATTGTAAACTATGCAAGCGATGAGCTTGGCGAGAACACGAACGACATCGATATGCTGTGGATCGGTTACAACAGCTCAGCGAATCCTGACATCTATATGCTTAATAATATGTGAGGTGGTTCCCATGAACGTTACTTTATTTACGACGGACTGTCCTCAGTGTAATTTCCTCGAGGCAGTTCTGAAGAAGAAGAACGTGCCTTTTACTGTGGTAAAGGGCGCTGATGAGATCCTGAAACGCGGTTTCAACTCGGCTCCCATCCTTGAGGTAGACGGAACGCTGATGTCCTTCAAAGACGCCGTCAACTGGATTAATCAGAAGGAAGAAGGTGTGTGAGATGATTGTCGACAAATACATGCCTTACCGAAGAGACCTGAACTTTATCAAGAAATACTGCGAAGCACAGAACGCAGCCAGCGGATCCGAAGTGGATGCCAACTCAAATGTGAGCAACAAAAACATTGCAACCATGGCCCCTGAGATTCATAAGAAAGACAACATTTACGCAAACCGGCTGATGATGTACGACTACCTGAGCCGTATGTATGACGAGGATATTGCCAACGAGTATCTCCGCCAGCTGGAGGAGCATGAGATCTATCGCCATGATGAATCGGGCATGCCGGTGGGTACTCCTTACTGCGCCAGCATTACCCTGTATCCGTTTTTGTTTGACGGCATGACCAAGCTTGGCGGTACCACAACTGCTCCGAAGCATCTGCAGTCCTTCCTTGGCGGTTTTATCAACCTGGTCTTCGCCGTCTCTGCCCAGCTCTGTGGTGCCGTTGCCACGCCTGAGTTTCTGTCCTATATGGACTACTTTATTCGCAAGGAATACGGCGACACGTACTACCTCTCCCCGAACCGCATTGTGGAGATCTCTTCTCGCAGCCGGACCATTGATGAGATCATCACGGATGCTTTCGCACAGGTTGTTTACAGCCTGAACCAGCCTGCCGCAGCCCGTGGCAGCCAGTCAGTTTTTTGGAACATCGCCTACTTCGACAAGTATTACTTCGATCAGCTTTTTGACGGCTTTGTTTTTCCTGACGGCACAGAGATGCAGTGGGAGTCCGTAAGCTGGCTGCAGAAGCGCTTCATGAAGTGGTTCAACCGGGAGCGCCTGAAGAATATTCTGACCTTCCCTGTGGAGACATTGTCCCTGCTGAACGACGGCAAGGATTTCTGCGACAAGGAATGGGCTGACTTCGCTGCGGAGATGTATGCGGAGGGCCATTCTTTCTTTACTTATACAAGCGATTCCGTGGACTCCCTGGCTAGCTGCTGTCGGCTCCGTAATGGCATCCAGGATAACCAGTTCTCCTATACGCTGGGTGCTGGCGGTGTCTCTACCGGATCCAAGTGCGTGATGACCATTAATCTGAACCGGCTTGTGCAGAACACCTGTCCTGTTCCGCCTCACAGCAATGAGGATTATGCCGCTGCGTTCGAGCGCATCTCCAAGGCTGTCAAGGAACAGACCGACAAGATCCACAAGTACCTGACCGCGTTTAACCAGATCGTGCTGGACATGCGGGACAATCGTATGCTGCCCATCTATGACGCAGGCTTTATTTCGCCTGAGAAACAGTACCTGACGGTGGGCATCAATGGTCTGGTGGAAGCGGCTGAGTACATGGGGCTGGAGATCAGCAATAACCTGTTCTACGCCAGTTTCGTCAACGCTATCATGTCCCCGATCTACGAGAGCAACCGGGAGGCCAAGACCGAAACCCTGATGTTCAATACTGAGATGGTTCCGGCTGAGAACCTGGGCGTGAAGTTCGCCAAGTGGGACCGCAAGGACGGCTATCAGGTGCCCCGTGCCTGCTACAACTCCTACTTCTACAAGGTGGAGGACGAGACTTGCAACCCGGTGGACAAGTTCTTCATGCACGGCAACAACTTTACCGGCAGGTTGGACGGTGGCAGCGCTCTGCATTGCAATCTTGACGAACACCTGTCCAAGCCGCAGTATGAGAACCTGCTGAAGCTGGCCATCAAGACCGGCTGCAACTACTTTACTTTCAACATTCCGAACACGGTCTGCAATAAGTGCGGCCACATCTCCAAGCATCGCCTGGATAAGTGCCCTGAGTGCGGCAGCGATGATTTGGATTATGCGACCCGCGTGATCGGTTACCTGACCCGTGTCAGCAAGTGGTCGCAGGAGCGTAAGGAAGAACACGCGAGGCGGTTCTATTATAAGGGGGCTTAACGCATGGGCGAGTTCGCTAACGACAAGTACGGTACGACGCTGAAACTTTAGGATATCAAGCTCGCTTCCGTCGATTCCTCATGGAAGTCGATCATGAACCAGTTTGAAAAGACAAAAGGCGTTGCGACCATTGTCACGTACTCTCTTCCGAGTCTGAACGAAATCGAGGAGATTCTTGACAAGAGGACAAACGGCGTAACCATTATCGCCAACTCGAAGTTCGAGAAGAAGGCAATGCGCATCCAGGACCATTACCCGGATCTGAAAATCATTCTTCGCCCAGATGTCCATGCAAAAATGCTTCTTGTCGCGCCTGAGATTGTATGGCTGTCGTCTGCCAACTTTGGCAACAGCGGATGGTTCGAGCAGTGGATAGGCATGCACAGCCGCAAGGCGTATAAGCATTACATCAATGTAATCAACAACTATCTGATAGGAGAGTGACGTTCTTGAAATACACAGACCGCGTAGACGGGTTTCAGATCTGCGATATTTCCTGGCTTGTGCCGCCCAACAACACGCATCCTCTCCGGTTCGATGTAGTGAAATGGTACGAACACCAGCCAGAGGAGCAGATCAACTACCGCACAGGCGAAAAAAGGATCGTATCGGAGAACTGTTATTCCGTTGGAACGCTTGGTTACAACGGAAAAGAAGGCTGCTTCGACTTTAAGTCTGTCGGAATGCGCTGGCTTGCCTCGCATCCCACTAAAGCGGCGGAAGATATGATTCTTGATTTTTCGGAGAAGATGCTGGGCTGGATTCAGCAAAATGTGGATGTGGAAAATGGAGGTGTAGTGAACTATGGTTTACTACCGTGGATACACCGTGAGTTTTCAGGAAGTGCCGGACGAGACAAGCCTGACGATACTGATTGGTGATTGCCCCTTCAAATGCAAGGGCTGTCATTCGCCTGAACTGCAGGAGGCGCAAGGCCGTAATCTTCTGGTAGACATTGACGCGCTGATTGATATGTACAGTACTGCCATCACCTGTGTATGTTTCATGGGCGAAGGCCGGGACGAGGAAGGACTGCTCGCCTGCAACAAAGTAGCAAAGGACTGGGGCTTCAAGACTGCCCTCTATTCAGGGAGCGATACTGCTTTCGCGAGAATGCTTGATCACTTTGACTACATCAAGCAAGGCCCGTACATAGAAGAACTGGGAGGCCTGGACAGCCCTGACACCAACCAGCGCATGTATAAGATCACGCACACGGATGATGGCGTTTACGTAGAGAACATCACCAAAAGATTTCAGAAACCAGCGTTCTGATTTTCCGCAACCTCGAAAATGAACGTAATGGAAAGAAAGAGGAGGCGATGCCTTTGGTTGAACTTTAGGGCGATTACCGCGGATTCAAGAAGGTACTCGACAGCGATCCGCTGCTGGACAAAGTCTACCAGCAGGAGAACCCTTATGGCCTGCTGGAGAATGAATACCTCGCCGTAATCTCATCCGAGACAGGCAAACCTGTGGACCGTCTGAAATATCAGGACGGCAAGTATAAAACCGTATAGCGCAAGCCGGTAGAAAGCTCGCTGAAACTCATGGGCAAGATCTATCCGAAGAACATTGAGCAGCAGTTCGCCCTGGACATGCTGATGGATCCGACGACCACCGTCAAAATGATGACGGGGTCTTTTGGTTCAGGTAAAACATTCCTTTCCTGCGCTTGCTCCCTGTCCTTACTGGAGGCCGGTGTTGTCGACAAGATCATGTGGGTCAGGAACAATATCGAAGTGAAGGATTCCAACCCGATCGGCTTCCTGAAGGGTTCATTCCAGGAGAAGATGTCTGTCTGGGCCATGCCACTGGCTGATCATATCGGTGGCAAGGAAATGCTGGACATTTATATGCAGCGTGGACAGATCGAAGTGGAGCACCTGGGTTTCCTGCGAGGCAGGGACATCAAGAACACGATCATCTTCTGTTCCGAGGCTGAACATCTTACCAGAGAACATGTTCAGCTACTGCTGGGCAGGGTAGGAGAAGGTTCCATCCTGATCCTGGAGGGTGATGTGCGCCAGATTGATGCGAAAGCCTTTGAGAAGGACAACGGACTGCAGGCTGCCATCAACAAACTGAAAGGCAACAGGCTCTGCGCTTACATGCATCTGCAGGAGTCTGTCCGAAGCGAGACAGCAAAACTGGCTGACTTGCTGAATATTGACTAATGAGGAGGACAAACCATTGAGCGAATTTCTGATCGAACCTACCATCATGTCGCTGAATCTTCCAGATGAGCGTCTGCCGGAACCGGATATGCTTTCTTATTATATCCTGGAGAAGGAGCGCAAGATCTTCCTGGAGACAGAAGTGGACGGCAATATCACCACACTGGTGCGGATGATTTATCGCTGGAACATGGAGGACAGGGGTGTCGCTGTGGAGGACCGCAAGCCGATCCGCTTGTTTATTATGTCTCCCGGCGGTGATCTGAGCTACATGTGGATGCTTGTGGATGTCATTACCGCATCCAAGACGCCTGTGTACACCATCAATATCGGTACGGCAGCTTCTGCAGCGTCCCTGATCTTCCTGGCTGGACACGAGCGCTGGATGATGGCGAACAGCCAGATGATCATTCACGAGGGCAGCGCTGCTTTCCGTGGCGATGCGGTGAAGGTCATGGATGCTTCCGAGTCTTATAAGCAGGATCTGCAGAGGATGAAGAAATACATCCTGGAGCGCACCGAGATTCCGAGCTCTACGCTCTCCAAGAAGAAGAACAACGACTGGACTTTGGATGCGGATGACTGCATGAAGTACGGCGTTTGTCATCATATTGTCAAGTCGCTCGACGACATTCTGTAAGGAGGAATATCTATGCCAATCGGATCTTTCGATTGTTTTGACCGATTCTTCATTGTTCGCAATGGCGACGAGATCGCCATCACAAACATCACCAAGAAGCCAGAGGAAAAGGACCGTGCCCGTGTACTGCCTGGTATTAAACAGGTTGTGTTTAACAAGAACAAGGGTTACACCACGGTCCTGTGGGTGGACGGAACCTCCACTGTGGTCCACTGCGGCGAGTCTGACAGCTTCGAGCGCTACTTCGGTTTCTGCGCTGCTGTGATCAAGAAGCTCTTCGGCTCCACGACTGCGGCCAAGAATCTGATGGAGAAGTACGATCTTGAGCGCGAAAAGGAGCGCAAGGAACAGGATCGTCTGCGCAAAGTGCAGGCGCAGCTGGACATGGAACGCAAAAACCGTGAGCGCAAAGAGCTTGAGCGGATCAACACGCAGAAGAAGGACCGTGAAGTTCTCGATAAGATGAAGTCTAACAAGGATGATTTCTTTAAGGCGCTGCTTGACATGATGAGTGGAGGCGACACAGATGGTGATTGATTGGACAGTCTGGCTCTTTGTTGCCGGTGTAATCATTGGCTTTCTTCCCGGCTACTATCTCGGGCGTTATCGCCAGAAGGAGCTTGAGAATGGAAAAAGACTTTGATTTTGAGATGAAGATCATCAAGAATCCAGACAAAGAGTACGTCAAGGAGATCAAGAAGCGGATCAAGGACAACAATGGTTACTGCCCCACGCAAATGGAGAAGAACCCTGACACTAAATGTCCCTGCAAGTATCACGAAGAAACCGGAGACTGCATGTGCGGTCTCTGGATTCGTGTGCCTTGCTGAAAGGAGAGCGCATGGATTATTTCGGTTACGATGTCGCACAGTTCGAGAAGATCTCGTTCGGCCAATACAGCAAAGACGTTCTTGGAAAAGAGCCGGACAAGATTTCGCAGACGGTTGCCGCCATGCTCCGGGTGGAATACGAAAACATTAAGCTTCCAACGAGAGCGACCAATGGCTCAGCCGGTTACGACTTCTACATTCCTGCCGGATGGGCATTCCAGCCCGGTATGGACAACAAGATTTTTACAGGCATTCGCGTAAAACTGAAGCTCGGCTGGATGCTGGCTATGTATCCACGCTCCGGCCTCGGATTCAAGTTCGGCGCAAGCCTGAAGAACACCACCGGTATCATTGATTCCGACTACTATAACGCGGAGAACGAGGGCCACATCATTGTCAACATGAGGACCCAGTCCGAGTTTATTCTGAAAGACCAGGAGCGTTTCGTTCAGGGTATTCTGATTCCTTACGGTCTTTGCACGGGCGACTCGTTTGATCTTGGTGACAAGCGGATTGGCGGCTTCGGATCGACAGGCAGGTGATCGCATGCTTCTTGAATGGATTACTACAGGTGTCTTGGTCTTCCTGTTCTTGTTGTTTATCTATTCGCTGTTATATGCGAATGATGATGACAGGAGGTGGAGGCGTTGAATCACAAGATTGTATCCGTCTTTCATGACGAACCTCATGAAGCGGAACCTTTGCTGGATAAATACCTGGAAAACAGTCCTGTTTGTAAGGACGCCAAGTATGACTGGTACCTGGTTCGCGCCGGAGACACGTATTTTAAGCCTTTGTCAGGAGAGAATCCCGATAGCACAGGGCACTATCGCAAAAACCAGATGAGCTATGATGATATGAACGCAGCGGGCGGAGCCATTAAGCTTCGCCCGTCTGCTTATATCACACCGGATGGCGAATATCACAGCCCTGATAACTACAAGAACGGTCAACAAGGATACAACGAAGAGTGGGACAACTGGATCCAGAATCCGGCCAATCCCTACATCGACAGTGCTGAATGCACGCTATTTTGATGGAGGAAACATATGAGTCACTACAGAGTTGCTGTGTTTTCCAATAATCCTGATGGATTCGAGGAACTGCTCGCACCTTACAGCGAAACTGACAGCGATTACTTCTCTTTTGTTCCGCTGGCAGAGGACAGGATCGAATGGCTGAAGGATTTCCATGCTAAACATTGTCCCGAGATCCCATACGAAGAGTTTCTGACCCACGAGGGCTACATTAACTCGCCTGAGGATGGGTCCCTTGGCTTTATGGTGAACCCTAATGCCAAGTGGGACTGGTATACGCTGGATGGTGGAGACTGGCAGTTTGATCGTCTGCGCAATGCTGGCGAAGATAGCCGAAAGAACGACTACCTTTACACTGAGCCCGGTTACAGCGAGAGAAGCGCAAGAAAGACCTACAATCGCATGCTGACGATTGTCGATACCGGCGAGGATCCCCTTGGAACGATTTCGAAAGAGGATGCCGAGCGATTTCTGGAAGATTATCCTGATGAAGAGACATATCAGCTCGTTGAGAAGTGGAACTACCCTTATGCGTTCGTTACGCCTGACGGAGAGTGGCATTCGCCCGGTACTGTTGGCTGGTTCGCCTGCAGTGACGACACGCCGGAGAGCCTGAAGCGCTACATTAAGGAGTGGGCCGAGTATGTTTCCTCCGATGAGAATCCCTACGTGAACTTTGTTGACTGTCACATCTAAGGAGGCTTTCGCATGAGCAATATCCGACAAATCAAGATGGGACAGTGGTCCGATAAGTACTGCAGCGTGTGTAAGAAGCGCATGAACAAGTGGGACGAGCGCTGTTCCAGGGCGATTCGCACACCGCCGACCTGTGAGAACTGTCTTGCTGAAAGATTCGGCAAAACAGTCGATGAGCTGAACGAATGGCTGGACGAGGTGTACCAGATCCGGTCTTGCCAGTTCAAGTAAAGGAGATTTGAGCATGATTACAGCTATTGTCCCGCGTCAGGACGACACTGTTGTCCAGAACGACCCCGTGAACCATCCCGCCCATTACACCTACGGCAAAATCGAGACGATCGACTTCATTGAGGACAAGAAGCTGGGCTTCTGCCTTGGTAACGTGGTCAAATACGTTACCAGGGCGGGCCACAAGCTCGACGCTCTCGAAGATCTGAAGAAAGCTCGCTGGTATCTGGACCGCGAGATCGCAAGACTGGAAAAGGAGGCCGAATCATGACCGTTATCGGCATTGATCCCGGTCAGAAGGGTGCTTTTGCGATTCTTGGGGAGACCCGGGCATAGGTTTTCCCATGGGATAACCAGGTTTTCGTTCAGGAGATGCGAAAAATCGCCGAAAATCACGACGAAGAGCAGATTTATGCCGTAGTTGAGAAGGTTGGAGCCATGCCGGGACAAGGCGTGGTCTCCATGTTCAACTTCGGCAAGTCTGCGGGCTTCATCGAGGGAGTTTTGGCAGCATTTGGCATTGAAACCCTGCTTGTACCGCCTCAAAAATGGAAAAAAGCCTATGATTTGGGCTCGGACAAGCAAAAATCCATTGAAAAATGCCAGGAAATGCATCCAGAACTCTCTCTTTTGCCGACTTCTCGCTGCAAAAAGCCTTCAGACGGCATGGCTGAAGCTGTTTTAATCGCGGAATACGGTAGGGTGAACGGTGACAAAATCCGCAACCTCGAAAATGAACGTAATGGAAAGAAAAAAAGGAGTGGTTCCATTGAACGGCGACGTTCTCGAAATTGAAATCATGTTGGACAGCTATCTGGAGCGGTACGCGAAGACGAAAAGCGATCTGGAGAGACTGGTTCCCATTCTCCACGACGCTGTGGAGTCTGCCGTGGCCGATTTTATCGAAGCCAAGCTGAGCATTGACCCTGATTCTGACGTAGGCGACTACGATCCTGTGTGGTAACCATACCACACTACTGCCTTGTAGCTCAATCGGTTAGAGCGGCGGCCTTATAAGCCGTGTGTTCTGGGTTCAAGTCCCAGCAGGGCAACTGATGGGGACTCGTATAACGGCAAGTACATTTGACTTTGACTCAAACAGTAGTGGTTCGACTCCACTGTCCCCAGCTGTAATAAGGAGATGATTTTTTTGCCGCCTTTGAAAGATTTAACTGGAATGACGTTTGGACGTCTAACAGTTATAAAACGAGATTTGAGTAAAAGAAACAAGGACGTGATGTGGATATGCGAATGTTCTTGTGGAAATACAATTACTGTAAGATCGCCCAGTCTTTTGAGAGGCGATACAAAAAGTTGTGGGTGCTACCGCAGACAAAAAGCATCAGAATTAAGTCGCAAAATAAAAGTAAAAAATATAATGGGGAAAAGATTTGGACACTTGTTGGTTATTGGTAAATGCTCCGGGAGGAATAAAAATGGATGCGTAACATGGAGATGCAAATGTGATTGCGGAAATGAGACAATAGTAAGTAGTCATCATTTGCGAGATGGGAGCACTACTAGCTGTGGATGCATCATTTCTATAGGCGAAGAAACAACAAGAAAAATACTGCTTCAAAAATCCATAGAATTCTCTACGCAATATAAGTTTAGCGATCTGAAAAGCAAATACGGTTATATGCTTAAGTTTGATTTTGCATTGCAAAACAAAAACAAAGAAACGCTGTGTTTGATAGAATATCAAGGAGTACAACATTATAAAGATCGCGGTGATTTTGGCAAACAACAACGCGAAGAAACAGATCAGCTCAAACGTGACTACTGCAAAGAACACAATATTCCGCTTTACGAAATCCGATATGACGAGGATGTAGAAAAGCGCATAGACGAAATCCTCGCAGATATACATTACTTTGACGACAAGCCGCAACCAGCGGCTTCTGCGCGATTAGTGTAGTGGCAACACTTCTGACTTCCACTCAGATGTCACCGGTTCAAATCCGGTATCGCGCTCTTGCCTAACAGGAGTCCTGAAGCCTTATTGGACTTAATACTCAAGGCGCAGGCAACGCAGACGTGCGACCCTGCAAACAAAATCCTGTTAGTCATATGACCGTGTTTGCTCTCCAATGAATCCGGTTACGACTGGATTCTGCGTCGGTCTACAAGAGAGCCATGGGCCAGTATGCCATAATAACTGCCGTTTGGGCTGCGTGAAACGCGCTGGGTCCCTCTATTGGGCGGGGATGTACCTCGCCGAATCAAGCTGCCGGGGCCTCTTGCAACTTAGCGCAAGTTGTAATGCCTACCTCGGGGCTGTGCGTCCTGTAAAACAAGCCTGCGATCAGGGTAAGAAACGTTCGGGACGTATCTTGTCACGGATAGTGTACAATATCCGTGACATCTTTCATTCAAAAGATCAGAGGTCTTCTGATCAGCAAGCATTGACCCAAGTGCAGAGGTGCCAACCACACTGCTTGGGGCGACCGTACATCATCCAGTCTCTCGCGATGGGATACTTTCGCAAGAGGGGACGCGAAGCAGGTAACTGCCAGCGATAGGGTTGAAAGCAAAGCCCAATGATAAGGTTGCGCGCTTTCGTATTCGCACACAAAGGTACCATTCCTTACGGCGTCACAATAGAAGGGGCCCAACCAGCCCACGAATCCAGAAAAGACGTTAGCTGGCGACTGTCGGTACTCTGGAAATGCCACCAAGACGCGACCGGTGTCGGGAGGGGCAGAAATGTCCTGTGAGTAAGGTTTGGGGTAGGAGTAGGCCAACGCGACATTAACTAATAATAATATGATTATTGCTGAATGGTTTGGCTGAAACTTAGGCGTAGTCAATCGCCTCCGTGCTTGTCCCTTTGGGTAGGCCAGAGAAGTTACAGGGTCGCTACCTGTGGCTCAGCCTCTGGTTTCACGGTGACCGAACATGTGTGAAGGGTATTGGAAGTATGGCGAAGGCTGCAATGCTTGCTGATCAGAGGACCTCTGATTTTCTGATAACTTATTAGAAAGGACGACGCGAATGAGCGAGTTGATCGAGACATGCTGCAACTATATCAAGGGCGAAGTGATGTACGTTTCCTCTACAGAAAAACGTATTATTAACAACATCCGCAAGTGGCAGCAGGAACACCCGGACGAGGTGCGGATTATCGCAGAGCCTGAGTCCAACCAGGGATGCATCTATGCGACACTTCCTATAAACTATCTGAGTTTAAGGCCTAAAAAGAAGCGTCATTTGTCGGATGAAGAAAGACTCAGGAGAGCAGAGACAGCCAGAAAAGCAAGAGAAAAACTCTATAAAGTTAATAGAGAAAATGAGTGACAACAATCGCCAGATTAGTTCAGCTGGTCAGAACGAGGCTCTTGTAAAGCTTAAACCTGGGTTCGAATCCCAGATCTGGCTTATTTGCTTGCGACAAAAGGAAGGAGAGCTTTATGAAACTGTATGTCATTGTGGCCAATGTGGACAATAAGCTTTATGCTGTAGGATGGAATCGCAGCAAAGGGGAAAAAGAAAATGTTGTGTGTGATCCGTCCGAGTTTGTATATGGAAGAGCGGGAGTTTCTCTTTATAGAGAAACTGACATTGCGAATGGAGATGTAATGTTTCATTCTTCGTTGTCAGATGCGGAATGGAAAGCAAGTAGCTTTTTTCAAGTATGCGATGGAAGCGGTGGTTGGTATACATACGACTACTGCATATTTTACATTGGCAATGAGAGGCATAAGGTGTTTCGAAAAGATATGTTCATCAAAGAATTCACTTTCGAAATAACAAATATCAAAGATTGCTCGTGTAAATGGTATTAAACGAGGCGTAGCGCAGTTTGGTAGCGCATCTGCTTTGGGAGCAGAGGGCCGCAGGTTCAAATCCTGTCGCCTCGACTATGCGGCGTTGGCCGAGAGGCTGAAGGCTACGGTCTTGAAAATCGTCGAATCGAAAGATTCCGGAGGTTCGAATCCTCCACGCCGCGTGTGCGGAGTTGGCAGAGTGGTTTATTGCAGCGGTCTCTAAAACCGTCGTATGGCGACATACCACAGGTTCAAATCCTGTACTCCGCGAACTTAAAAGGAGATGATCGGTTGCAGGTTTTCCTTCACAGAGACACATCAGAAGAAGAATGCTATCTGAATGTGCAAGAAAGACGACTGGCTGTCCAGAACAAGATGGACGGCAAGATGTCGCTGAAAACAAACGTGCCTCAGGTCAGAATAGACAAATACTATGCTGACGCTTTGGCTGGACGAAACGGATGGGAAGTAGTGTACGCAGAAACAGAAGATAAGCAGGCGTACCCGATCTAATGATATAGGCTTATGCGAAAGCGTTATACCCGATAAGGAAGATTTAAGGTGTTGGTAAAACGTTTATACCCGATAGGGTAGATAATTCGCATAAGCCTTTTTTTGTCGGCGTGGTGCAACTGGCGAGACACAACGGACTTTTAAATGAGCACCAGGAAGAGAAATCGCCTGAGTGAATGCTGGCTAATTCGGCGAAAATCCTTATGGGATAACGCCGAACTAAGTTAAACGATTGGTTCCGCTAAGCTCCTATTTGTGATTGTGGCGTGATTAAAGCGTGAGCAGTTAAGGGGTCACCGCCAATCGTTTATAAATGCGTAGAGACTATACACCAGCCACCTAAATCGAAAGACATGGTGAAGACATAGTCCAGACTACAACGCGCAAGCGGCTATGGCAACATAGAGTAGCAGGAAAATCCGTCACATTAGAAACGCTACGGGTTCGAATCCCGTCGCCGACACTTTATGGAGGTGCTGAAATGATTCCTTCAAGGCTCAATGAGATCAACCCAATGAAACTTCACTACCGCAGGCGAATACGGGACAACCAGCTTCTGTATATACGCGACTTCTTTTCGCCTACGATAGGCCCATTCAGGATCCTGAAGATGTGGCACAACGTGGAATACATCTGGCATCACGTGAACGCCGCAGGATCGCACTGGTTCCACTACAACACAATCAAAGTAAAAACGCCTTCTGGAGATACGTTGCTGCTTCGTCAGGAGTATCTGGAACGAGAGGGCGCTTTTAATAATCGCGTCAAGATTTAAGGAGGATTCTATGGCAAAGTATCAGTTTTACCGCTGCGAAGATGGCTCATACCTGACGAAAACATGGGATTATGAGCCGACAGCGAGAGAGATCGGGGACGAGATCAGGAAGCTCGCAAAAGAAACAACCGGAAAGGAACCGTCATACATAAGATTCTGGGACGCAGACGATGGAACCTATTTCGATTTCGGATCGTGGAGCGTCTTCGGTAAGATCACTCCTTCTGCGTTCGATATTTATCTCAAAGGCGAGAAGGAATGGGGCGCTCCTGACGATACCCAGGATTAAGGAGGACAACATGGATTGGATTGACTCGAATGATCGCCTCCCTGAGAAGTCAGGACGTTATCTTGTTTATCTTATTGATGACGAAGGAAAAGATAGCATTGTTTCTGCTGTTTATGATGCGGTTGCGCGATATTTCTTCTGCGAATGCCAGCCTAAGCTGAGCATGCGCGCAATCGCTTATTGGACAGAGGCCCCTGAGATCCTGAAGAAGCCCTTGACGCTGGAGGAAAAAGTCCTGCGTGGTTTAACGCTCTGGCACAACAGCGATAAAGGCAACGGCTGTCCTGTTAATACGGGAAGTTGTAAATTGATTGGATGCCCATATGCCGATTCGCCGCGCGACTGTTTCGATGACATCTTGGAAGATGCTTATCAGCTGCTTATCGGCAAAAAAGATAAAGACTTGCCGAATGTCTGAAGATAAAACTATGGAGGTGTAACTATGGTTAACATTAATAATCTGCTTACTGCGTTGAAGAAGTGCATCAGCGACGAAGACTGCGACGGCTGCCCCTACGATGGTGTGTGCAGCGAGAGATCTTTCGCTGTCGAGAACGACATGATTGAAGTGCTGGAAGAACTTGTCACCGAAGAGGATGACGGGAGGTAAAACAATGGACTGGATTCGTGTCAAGGACAGACTGCCCGATAAGGAATGGCAGTATCTGTGCGTCACGCTGATCAACGGGGTGAAACACCGGCAGCTCTGTTTGTGGAAAGACGGCAGATGGTACTGGGTGCCGTATGTGTTGTACTGGACAGAGATCCCTGAAATACCTGAGGAGGAAGAAACGAATGGCTAAGTCATACCTTCAGAAGATAGATGACCTTCTGGACAAGATCACATCATACTCTGACCAGGTTCTTAAAATCCTGGGAGACATCGAAATCGACAAGCTTGTTCATCGCAAAAAGCCCTCTGAGTTCTCGGAGCAGGATGTGGAGAAACTCCAGGATGTCATCAAGCAAGTAGAGACCATCCTGCTTCAGCACAACAATAAAGTCTTTTTCGGAATCTAATATGGAGGAGCCAGCAAATGAATGTTAATGCACTCGCCCAAGCCACCATGACCTTGCTTGCCGTGATCGGCGCTTTGTCTTTGTGTGGCATGGCAGTCTGGTGTGTCTCCAAGGTATGGGGATTGTTCATGGAAGTGAAGGATCTCAAGAACCGGATCGACTATTTGTCTCGAAAGGTGATGGAGCATGAGGACTAAAAGCAAGAGAACTTATGATCGCGACTGGGGCGATGTGATCGGCGCTTCTGTGATTGCGCTGCTGTGCATTGTCGTCGTAGCAGTGGCGGCATACGGTGTCTACATGACGATCCACAATCATCTGGATGCCGGGTGGCTGGCAGAGAAGCAGTACGTCCCGGCACGAACGGGTACCACGACCGTCATGATTCGCGCCGGGAAAGCGGTCATCCCGATGCGTCGCCGCTACCATCATGAAGAGTCATACATCTTCATCGTGACACTGGACGACAAGAAAGACAAGTGGATGGTCTCGGCAGAACAATACAACAGTGCCGAGATCGGAGACTGGGTAGAGAGAGGTAAAATCAATGACAAGGAATGAGGCCATTAGAATTCTTGAGCGTGGATTCTTTGACGTGTGCGGTGGCGAAGAAACTGCTGCTCTCGACGCAATCGAGTTCGCTATCGAATACATGAAGGCGCACGGGCATACTATCCGTGTTCGTGATCCCGGAGCTATTTGTCAGATCTGCAAATGGCCGCTGTATCCGGAAGATCACCCGCACTACTGCGGGCACTGTGGGACGGAGGTGAAGTGGGATGGCTGATCGAGTTAGTGTAATGAGTTGGCTGGAGGGGCTAGCACAGGATGATTGGCGGCAGTACCACTCTGACGGCGAGGTGCAGGAGATTGCACGAAGTGCTCTGGACTTACTAAAAGAGCAGGAGCCTGTTGAGCCCGTAGAAGAGTGGGCTTGGTATGATTGTTATAAGTGCGGAGCGTGCGGTAAGTTGTGGGGTGAAACATACGAGATAGAACGGTGGAACTACTGTCCGTGGTGTGGAAGGGCGGTTAAATGGGATGACTGATTACAAGAGAGGAGATGAGTAAAAACGACTTATCGATACGGTAGAGGCAAGAAATGGACAACCAGCAGAAGAGCATGGATTGATGCCGACAGTCTACAGTGGTTCAGTTATACGAAAGATTATGAACTGCTTGGATATGGTGAGTACGGCGAATCGCCGCCTTGCAACTTTTGGAGCACAAACCTGACGATTATGGAGCCTCCGAGCCGCATGGGTAGGAGGCCATACAGACGTATCAGACATTTCAGGTCGCTAAAGGCAGCTATGCGTTTTGTGCGCAAATGTCCTTTCATTAAGAAGGGCCAGAAGGTGTGGCTTGTATCTGGATATGTCGGATACGCCAGCATTGAGATTACGAAGTGAGGTGAAGTGGGATGGATGAGAGATCGGGGTTCTTCCTCTTCGGACTAATTTGTGGAATGATACTTGGTGTGCTTATCTTGACGTTTCAGCATTGAGGAGGAGACGAGCTGTGACGAATGAATGGCTTGGGGGACTCGCCCTGGTCGGTGCTGGCATCGTCCTCGGAATCATGATTGGCCTGTCGATAGGCGAATGGCTGTGGAGGAGATGGTATTGATGCCCGACCTGGAGAAAGTAATCCAAGGGCTTGAGCATTGTGGATTCAACGAAAAGCGCGGCTGTGCTGGGTGTCCGTATAGCAACGAGTGCGGTGATTTCGGGCGCGAAGCTGGCATTGGTTCTCTGTGTACCGATGCTCTCGCCTTGCTAAAAGAGCATGAGTCCGTGAAGCCGGAACATGGCTTCCCAGACTTAAAATGCTCGAATTGCGGCACAGAGTTTGTAAGTGAAGTCAGATACTACCTCGAAAAACCTCTTGCAGAATATTACAAATATTGTCCCGGATGTGGAAGAAAGGTGGATTGGGATGCCTGACCGTGGAAAAATCATACAGCGACTGAACTTTCTGGCTGCCTACGGAGCATTCAGCGATGAGTGGAAACAGGTGTTATGGGGCGCAGTTGAACTGCTGAACGGACAGACTGCACAGTGGATCTGGGACAGGCCGCATCATTTCCGCTGTTCTGGGTGTAACGGCATGGTTGGGATAGCGACATACCTATACTGTCCAAACTGCGGACGAGAGATGCTTTTGAGCGAGACGGAGCGGAGAAAAGAATGGCCTGATGAGGTGAGTGTGGATGAATGAAAATTGGGATGGACAGACCAGAATCATCAAGCACGGTGTATTCTTCTGCAACCCAGTCCGGTTCAGGTGTGAGTGCGGATGCGTGTACGAGACAACAGAAATCAGCGTAAACATTTTCGACAATCATGGCGGACCGAGAGGAAGTAAAATCGCATCCTGCTATGCAGAGTGCCCTGAGTGCTTATCGAAGAACCGCACAGACAAATACTTCACTGTGGAGGATGAGCGGAATGCCTGACAGAGAAAAGGTGCTAAAAGCCCTTGAGCACCACAAAGAAACGGCAGTATGCAACGGGTGTCCGTATGCGAGAGACGCTGATACACCTGAAGGCTACTGCCCGATTTACGATGACGCGATTGCCTTGCTGAAGTACACAGGCAACAGATACGAGGAGGTTGCAGGGATGCCTGATCGTGAGGCTGTTATCCGTGGTTTGACAGTTTGCACAGACAGTACGCCTGTTGAGGAATGCCAGAAATGTCCTTATCAGGGCAACGATTATTGCACAGATGCCGTTATGTTGGATGCCCTCGCCTTGCTCCAGGAGCAGGAGACAGTAAAACCAGATTTCTGGATAAGCGTTGAGGAGCGCTTGCCCAAGGACGGCGTAGAAGTCCTTGTCTTGCTAAAGACAAAAGATGTTCTTGTGCCGGACATGGGCGCACTAGTATGTGGCGCTTGGTGGAGCACCATATCTGGCAATGTGATGGTTGGCGACCCGTTGTTCTGGGCTGATATTCCTCGTGGTCCTGATGGTTACAAGTGGTACACAGATGTAGAGGTGAACGGCGATGCCTGAGAGAGCAAAAGTAATCGAATCGTTGAACAAAGCTCTGACGAGAGTTGGATATGGAGACATGGACAACGTAACATTGTCAGAAGTTGAGGAAGCCATTGAATCTGCCATTACCCTGCTGAGAGAACAGGAACCTGTCAGGCCGGAAACTGTTGTGCGTACAGGAATCGGAGAAGAACAAACGATACAGGCACTCATTTGCGGGAACTGTCACAAAATCATGAGCTACGGCGTAATGTACAACTTCTGCCCATGGTGTGGAAAGGCGGTAAAGTGGCATGGCTGAATTTAACCTCGAAACTATAATCAAGTCCGGTGTTAAAGAGGCGTTGAACGAGCCCTTCATGGGCGGTAAATCTATCACGGAATGGATGGCTATCGGAATGAATGCTCCGCGCTGGATCAATGTTGAAGACATGCTGCCAGACGACGCAAAGGATTACATCATATGCATTCTCGCGGGTGACGGGACAAAATATGTAACAACCGGAACGTATGATCGGCAGTATAAACTGTGGCACGATAAGATCGGTATCGTATGGGTACCTGATCGTGTCATTTGTTGGTGCCCGCTCCCTGAACCGCCGGAGGAGGTGATCATGGATGCGACTGATTGATGCAGATACACTTAAAGAAATCATTGGTGAATGCCCGGAAAACTGGACGGATTCACCTGAAGAAGTTGTAGCGTTTAATATGTGGCATCGTATTATGGATGACATAGATTCTACCCCTACCGTTGGTGACTGGATTAGCGTTGAAGACAGGCTACCAGAGAAGAACGGAGTGTACCTTGCGTACTATGACAGGACATGCGTGTCATCCGTGTATTACGAAAAAGGCAGGGCGCAGAGCGAATGGACGGACGACTACGAAGGGTACTGCGACTTTGATGTTACCCATTGGATGCCGTTGCCCGAACCGCCGAAGGAGGTGAGCTGGGATGCGACTGATTGATGCGGATGCGCTATATGAGGAACTCAGATATATGCCATATGACAACATTCTTGAAGGCACGATTGACCACAATAGGCCATTAAGAGCAATCATGAATGCTCCGACCGTAGAGGTGCCCGGCTGGATCAGCGTCAAGGAACGGATGCCGGACTTAGACGAACAAGTACTGATTGTCTATGAATGGACGGGCAGAAGCGGGGCAAAATACAGGGAGATTGCGCTTGATTCATTTAAGGCAATGAGATTCCTTGGGTACACGCCGTTGTTTTGGATGCCGCTACCGGAACCGCCGGAGGAGGTGCAGGAATGAAGGTTCGTGTCAGCATGACAAGAGGACCCCTTTTCGAGGTCAGGGAGTACGATAATTTGGAACAGTGTCTGCTATCCCTGTCGAAAGAGTTTGACCAGCCAGACTTTGTTGTAACGGTGGCGGCACGGTCTTACTGCAAGAATGATCTTGAACGGCTCGGATGTGACTGGGAGGTTGAGATTTACAACGATTACAGGGAGTGAGGTGAGCGGGGATGCGACCGATTGATGCGGATGCGCTGAAGGGCGTATTTGTTGGGGAGTATCCGGGGATGTACACCAAAAAGTACATTAAGAACCTTATTGACGGAATGCCTACCGTTGGCGGATGGATCAGCGTGAAGGACGAAATGCCTATGCAGATCGAGACGGTATTGTTCATAGGAAAGAACTGCCACGGAGACTGGTTCAGGGCAAAAAGAGGCTATTTCGACGGAACATTCTGGCATTCCGAAGATTCCGGTACTATCTATCCAACGACACCAGTTACCCATTGGATGCCACTGCCAGAACCGCCAGAGGAGGTGAACTGAAATGACTGAAAGTCAGCGAATAAACACTGAAAGTCAGCGAAAAACGATTGAGCCTGAGACTGCGCTGCGCTTGCTGAGCAGGGCAATCGACACGGCATTTGATACGAATGACGAACATGTGAAGATCCCTGTGACAGTTGCGATTAAGATCGAAAACATTCTTATGTAGATGCGCAATCCCTCTTCGCCGAAAGAGCACGAAATGTGCCCTTATTACAATGTCATATATGGACAGGGAGTTTGCTGGGCGACAAAAGAACAGGATCTGTGTTCGCATAACGGCGACAGGTCTGTATGTGGTTTAGCTTAACCTTTACATAGGCTGTCATGTCTGGTATAATACCAGTATGGCAGCCCTTATTTTTTAAAAGGAGGACTGCTATGAACCTTGACAACTTCACTCGCTGCGAAGAAATAGGAGATGTGAACATGTATCCATCCATGATTCTCGCAGACTATGTCAAGTCTTGGCTCGATATGTTCAAGGCAGGATCCGTCAAATCTGCAACGCTGAACAGGCTGCTGTGCTCATACAAATCCTTGTTGAAGCACAGGATAGCAACAATGCAGATCAAGGACATTACTGCTTTCCATATCCAGCTCTACATCAACGAGCTTGCCCAGAAAGGGTATGGCTTATCCACAATAAAAAAGCAGATGCAGATCGTGACTGCGCCCCTCAGACAAGCGGCTGCCATGCATCTGATCCCTGCTGATCCTTCCGCTGGCGTCAGACTTCCCAATGATGAGAAGCTACAGAAGCACACCAAAGTCGTGGAGCCCTACACAGAGGAAGAGCAGAAACGCATCTGGAATGTCATCGAGACAAAGAACCATCCGGCAGTGATCGCCATCGGTCTGATGCTTGAGACAGGCCTGAGAGCAGGGGAAGTCCTGGCACTTCGCTGGGACAAGATCGACATCCAGCGCAAGCGGCTTCGCGTGGAAGCCACCATTCTGAATCCATCAGGAAAAACTTCTTGCGCGTATCAACCAAGCGCAAAGTCCAAGGCCAGCAATCGCACAGTTCCTCTGACTCCAAAGGCAATCGAACTCCTGCAAAGGCTGAAGCCGTTGAACAGTACATGGGTGTTTCCGGGAACAGGAGACTCTTGGCTCAGCTACAACAATCTTGCGAAACACATTCGCCAGGTATGCAAGGCAGCAGGAGTAGAGTACAGAGGAGCCCATGCCTTCCGGCATACCTTTGCGACCAACTGTTACTACAAAAACGTTGATGTCAAAGTTCTCTCCAAGCTTCTCGGGCACTCAGACATCGGCGTCACCATGAACATCTACGTCAGCCTGAGAGGGGACGGTTTCGATGAGATGTATGCCGCCTTAACCGGCTAACCAGAAAAGACAAAAAGAGCACCGGTCGCAACCGATGCTCACTGAAACGAAGCAGTAAACTCTGTCCCAATCGCAAATACCAGATGTTACATGCTTCGACCCAGAAGAGGTGCCACCCGGATTTGAACCGGGGAGTGAAGGTTTTGCAGACCAGACCACCGCAGCGAGTGTTGTTGTCAATAATGGTTTTCGAAAACACCCACTGAGTGTATGCTTTCGAAAGCCATTATTCGTTCTCCAGGATTGAAAAATCCATCTTCCCATGTAGAATCTGGGAAGAAATAAAAAGGGCTACCGCCCATGTGTCATTACGACATATGAGAGGTAGCCCTTTTTTATCCGTTACTCCGCCTTCACGATCTCTTTCTCTCCAGCGTCAATCATCGCCCTGTCCATCTCTTTCCAGGCAGCGTTCAGCGCCTCGATCACGACATCGGACTTAACATCGAAGCCCTTGTCGGCCAGCTACTTCAGCGCAGCAGCCAGCTTCTCCTCGCCATGATAACGACCATACACAGCCTCAGCTGCGTTCACGGCAATCATGGCAGCATCGTACAGCTGGCGTTCCTTCAGCCAAGGAATCACATGCTTCACAGCCACGCCGGTCAGAACAGTAAACACCAGGCCAATCGCCAGCACAATAATGGTTGTCCAATCCATTGATAACGCCTCCTAATAACTTATTAGAATCTCCTGCCTTGAAACTGTGTTTTATGGGTTTCAGGAATAAATACCCATCTGCGATATTCGGGCCCTCTGAAACCCGCATAAACTCTATATGTTTATAAGTCTAAAGCAGGAGAAAATCAACCGTTTGACGGTTCGTCCGAATCAATCGGCTCGCTCTGCATCAGTTCCTCATACTGATACTTCGCCCTCGTCCATTTTTCCAGAGACGAGTTCCCCTGATAGGCACCAATCGTGATGCCCAGCACGGTCGCAAAAGCGGAGTACAGCGAGACAATGCTCTGGATGGAGTACTGTGGCAAGTTGCAGAACGCGATAATCCCAAGGCACAGAATCATGACCACACCGATCATGATCATGCCCCACTTTGTGAATCGTTTGGAATACTGGATATAGTCCTTGTCGTACATGCGGATCACTCCTTCACAGGAGGCCGCTCCGGAAGCTTCACAATATCTTCTGCATAAGTTTCTGCCAGATGGTTGTAGCCGCGCCTCCGGTAGTCTTCGTACCAGTCAACGATCCGCCGCTTCTCTTCTGCTGAAGCCCATCCAAGCTCGTTACAATATTTTTCATGCATGGTCTGAAGTCTGTCTCGAACGTACTCAGCTTGATTCGCATCGACCTGTTTCTTCAGTTCATCCACAGCGACCACAAGTTTGTCGATTTTTTCGGATTGCAGTTTGTCGAGTTCCTGTTGACGTTTGATGGGTTTGATGACCCATCCATAGATCACACCGACAGCCGTCACCACAGCGACCAACGCTGTCAGCAGATCCCTTACCGAGAAAAGCCATCCGCTGATCTGCTCCATGGGATCCACCTCCTGTTACGGCTCGAGCATTTCCTTCAGCTGCCCAAGCTCCTTGATGATGTTGTTGATGATGTTCACGGCCTCGTTGTCGGAAGCCGCTTCTCCATACTTGATATACTTGGACATGCAGTAGCCTGTCCGACCGTTGTACTTGACCTGGCTCCAGCCATTACCAGCATCAGCCGCCTCGATCTCTGCACCCTTGGGGATCACGTCGATCTTGGTGGCGCTGGTGGATTTGCCAGACCTGAAGTTTACACCGCCATCCGCGATGACAACCGCCTTCTGATACTCCATAGGCTTCACCTCCGTTTTATAGTTCACGCCCTTGAGTTCGCCCCAGTAGTGCCACTTCTTCACGTCGGAGATCGTCACACCGGCCTGTGTACCTTGTGCTTCGATCACCTTGGTGCCGTCGATGCACAGGCCTACATGGTAGTAGCCGTCCTTGTCGTTGTACTTGAACACTGCTGTTGCCGGAGCCAGAGCTTCTCCGTTTTCCTTGCGACCACCGACGATCTTGCCGTTGGCTGTCGTGTATTGTTTAAACATGCTGTTGCTGCCGTGGGGCATATAGCCCTTCAGCTGTTTGAAGGCCCAGGAGAAGAGGCCGGAGCAGTCAGCGACTCTGCGGTTGATCCACTTGGCACCGTACTGCGCCGTCATCTTCCAGCGGCTGACGTTGCCTTTGTTCGCTTCAGCCAGATGGTATTGCTTGACCGCGTCAGCCTGTTTCTCTTCTGTCCAGGTCTCTCCTGCGGTTCCCCAGATGTAGCCCCAGCGCTCCGTATACGCCTTCTGGAACAGTTCAATCAGATCCTGCGGTTGAATCATCGGTCTCACCTCCGTTGTTTTTCCAGCCGCCAAGTGCCGGAATCCTTTCCTCCAGAGTGTGAATCCTCGTCTCATAAGCAGAGAGCGTTTCCTTCATGCTGTCCACCAGTGCGATCAGGTCTGACACAATGCTGTGCTCTTCCTCGGTGATCTCATCGTCTGAGAGCCCAGAGCGGGGACGGATCGGGATCCGGATCACATACTCGGTCTCGCCGTCATCATCGCCGTCGTGGAGGAAGATCCACGCCAGCACATTCTTGCCTGTGGTCAGATATTCGTCCGGGATCTGGACGCCATCCGCATTGCCTAGCACCGTCTTGGCCTCCTGCGTAATGCCGTTGCTGAACAGCACCTCGTAGATTTCCGGCAAGGTGATGTCGTCGAACACCAGGCTCTGGCCATAGTCATACTGATAAAGCTGAGGGGACTCGGTAACACGCTCTCCATGGAAGAGGACGTGGGTTGTTTTTCCGTTCATTCGCATCACCTCTGAATACAGCGATTCTCTCCGCCAGACAGTGTTTTATGCCATCTGACGGAGAGAATCCGTAAAGTTGTTACTCGGCTTCCTCCTGCTCGGGTTCTGGAGTCTCAATGTAGGGGTGCTTGTACACCTTCTGAAGCAGGGTCACGCCCTCGTCAGAGAGCAGAGTCACGCTGTGGGTGAGATGGGTGCTGACAGCCGCAGCAGCCAGCAGTTCATGCCACTTGGCCTCGCCCTTCAGACGAGCAGTGTCCTGGTTCGCGTCATATACCCAGTAGACATTGTGGGCATACGCGCCCTGCTGGTTACGGGTGATCTCGATGATGTAATACTGATACATAAGTCATTACTCCTTTCGTTGTCAGGTCGTGGTTTCCGGCGAGAATTCATCTTGTGTGATATACTTTCCGGAGCTTGAAAACTCTTTTTCTGGAACATCTTCAATGTAAGGCGACAAGTCTTTTCTCGCAACATTGACGTTGAATCTCCAGTCTATAGTTTGCGTTGGTCTTCTGAACTGAACTGCAATAGCGATGTTTCCATATGCCAGGCTTTGTGAAAAGCCGTATTCATTATCACTGACTTCAAGCGCAGGCGGCGCAGCGACGAACCAATAGACAAGATCTGTTGCCGGATCATAAGTAAGTACAAAAAACTCAGGTGGATTACTGAATGCATTTGAAAAACTTGAGTCAGTAAGCCCAACACGATGCGCAGATATGATTAACTTTTTTTGTTCTGTATTGGAAACAGTAAAATGGGCAAATCGACTCCTTCGAAATGAGATCATCGAGGTTATTTGCCCGTTTGGGCCGGGATCGTCGCCCGTCAGCCAGACTGTACGGTATGTTGATCCTGAGCGATCTTCGCCTAAACTGTTTATTGAGTTGTACACAACATTTGCAATACGGTGGTTTACACCCGTATTAACTACGATGTTTCGCTCACATGTCGTGAACAGCCTTTTCTCAAACGGGGTCAACGAAAGCCTTTGCAGCGTGTCTGAAATAAGCGTGTCCTGGTTTTCCCTCGCCTCAACCTCTGCCGCAATCGCGGCATCTCTGCTGGCCAGTTCTGCGGCGACAGTGGTGGACGCTACGTTCGTTCCAGGTGTGATGATTTCCCCTGTTGCAATTGCCTGTGTGGCCTTGTAAAGCTGGCCCTTATTGGTCAGCAGGTCGCCGACGGCGTGGTTGCTGGCGGCAGTTGTGGAGTCAACCGGTGCGATGCTGGAAATGTCAGGAATCTCCTCGCACAGGAACTCAATGATCAGCGCGTCAGCGGTAAGACCACGGAAGTAGAAGCCGAATCCGATCTTGCACGGATCGGAGAAGCAACAAATTGAGTTCCATTCAGTAATTCCGTTGTTAATGTCGGCAATCATGTGTTCGGTAAAGTTAGGTGCTTGTGGGGAGGATTCGCTTTCTCTCTTCCTCATCCAGACCAAAACCGAGTCAGCATTGCCTACCTGTGCCACCGTGCCGGAGATGTACCGTGCCGTCAATTTATAGGCATGGAACGGTTCGAGATCCAATTCCACCATGTCGTTGCTCAGAGTCCAATTGTTCAGGAATTTCACGCCATTTTGAATGGACACCATCGCATATGTGCTTGTGTTGCCGATCGCGTCTACGCGAACCCGGTTACCCCAGCCCTTGGAAACCCGAACCTTGTTGTTCGTCATGATAGACCCCGGCTTGCCGTATGCCTCAACCGGGATCGCACCAGGCTTTGTCGCAAGAGCGGCTCTCGCCATGGTGGTGGCATGGTCGGTCTGTTCTGCCGCTGTAACATCCAACAGGGTCAGTTCGTACTCTGCGTTCGTGAAGGTAGTCCCTGTCGCGCACCACAGCCACACGGACAAATCTGCGCCATCATCGCTGGTGAAGTCCCGCAGGGCCCAGCCCTCTTCTTCGATGCGCTGGGCATGGTGATTTGCGAAGGAATTGGTTGATCCTGCCTTGTACGAAGACACGGCCAGCGATAAACTAACCGAGTGTGCCGTGTTAAGCGCCGCCGAACCGCCCGTCAGCCGAAGCTGATACTGGTACTCATGCCCCGCGGTGGTATGGCATCCGGCAATCACCTGCGCGGCAGTTGGGGAGGATGTCTGTGCCAGCAGATTGCCCACCATGCGAACGAAGAAGTTCCCGGTAGACACGCCGTTCAGCTTGACCCTGTTCCCGTTCCGGGTCACAGTCACGCCAGCCACGGTTACGGTCTGCTCTCCGGGAACCCAGCCCCAGTCGACATACCCGCTACCGTCAAGAATCGCGGTCTTGTCTGTCACAATCGCATTATCTCTGCTGGCCAGTTCTGCGGCGACAGAAGTGTCCTCAATTTTGGCGCTTGTTGTTTCGCCTGTTGCAATAGGACTCGTTACCTTGCAGAGCCTTGAGCCATAGGTAATCAAATCACCAACCTCATGCGCGTTTTCAGCGGTGTAACTTTCCGGAGGTGCAAGATATTCCGTTGGAGCAACTGCTCTTTCGATACTGAAGTAAAACTCCTGATCAGTAATAGTCTGGGAGTTCGGATTATAATAGACGAAAGCAATATTGTCATTGGCTATCGCAGTTGCCAGAAACCCAGGCGCAAGAAGGTAAGTAAGGTTACCTCTATATTCATCTGTATAACTTGAAACATTCAATCGAGCACTGTAAGTAATTGTTCCTTCAGAGTCTTTCGTGAAGAACAGAAGTCTTCCGTTCGTTCCTGGACCAGCGCTCCGCCAAGTTACGACAGCATGGAAGATGTAATCTTTCACATCTGCTACTTTTAGCCAATTGGGGATTGGCACGAAATCGCTGTCCTGTAGACCTTGCCCGATGATAGCATCATCACTGATAGAGTAACCCGCGTTCCAATAGTGGAACTGGTCGCCAAACAGAGAAACGCAGAGCGTCACGGTCGATTGGTCGCTGGAGAGCCGTTCCTTTTTCACGCGACATCCGTCCACATCGATGCGCCGCCCATAGATATTGGCTGATCCATGCACGTTACAAAGTGGAGCAATCAGGTTGAAGTTCTCATTATGATGGCCATGCGACACATCATACAGTGGCCCACCCTTCAGCACAATACTTGTATAATTGTTGTCTACGTTCGGATAGAGGAACCCGTCTGCTACAGCCACAAACTCGCTCTTAACAGTGGTGGATGCAGCAACGCAGTTGTTCACTTTCTGCAACACCACGCCGCCTTGGCTGACGATGTAGGATGTTCTTACGTTGTCAGAGCTAATCGTGTCCCCGTATGTCACCAACATGGCATATCGGTTTCCTGCCTTCACCTGTGCCGCGTTCTTAAACACGGTCGTCGAAGACGAACTACTGTAGTTTATCTGTTCTCCGACATTACCGGTCATATACGATGCAGTTGTTTCTGTCAGATTCAAAGCAATCGTATCGTCTGCCGTAGGCTGTTTCTCAGGCTCTGTGATCGCGGTGATCTTGATGTTTTCTGTGCCGAACTCAGGCGTAATCTCCGTGTCTTCCAGCCTTCTCGCGACAATCCGAATGTACTGGCCTCCATCAATCTTTGTGCGTGTCTCACTACCGTACCAACTGTCGTCGCCAAACGTCTCAACAAACGTACTCGTATCGGTCGTCGCGTACAGTCGTCCATTACATCCAAATCCTTCAACAGGCGTCAGCACAACCATGGAGTCCACCTGGATGAAAATAAACCCGGAGCGAATCCGGGTGGTGGAACTGGAGGTTCCTCCTGTTGTCGAGCTGATCGTTCCTTGATTGTAATAGGTCAGAACATCTGTCTTAGGCGCGAGGACGCCAACCTCTGTGTCCAGCGTTTCCAGATACTCGCTGTCTGTACGTGCTGTGTCTCTTCCCTCACGAGCTATATCCAGCAAAGGGACTTCGCTCCATTTCGTATCATCCCAGGCTCCGGTGGTTCCATCCTCGACGCACTCATAGATCTTGTTGCCGTGTACGACGACCGAACCTTCATCATACTCAGTCGCCGGGTCATACTCATTGTATTCACCAAGAATACTGGTTACCCGCTGGTCGTTTGCGACGATACCGGCCTCGATATGATCCATCATCGCCGCAGTCAATACGGTTTCATTGTCCGTAAAGGTTTGCGTTTGGTAAGCCATTTTATCACACTCCTTTATCGTGATCGTACCCAAATGTTAACAGTGAGGTAGGGCGGCATGGTAGCGACACTACCGCTGGCCGTTGCGGTGACAGGTTCCGCGTCAGCTGTGGTTGCCAGATATCCATGGCCAGCCGCTTGGCTATGCGCTCTCGAACTATACGTTGGAAATCCTGCCGGAAGATTCGATGTACTATACCCAACGTCCGGGTACGCACTGGTCGTTGCCGCAAGCACAGAATATTTGGGCAAGTTCTGTGGCTCAAGCGTAAACGTAACTTGCGTACCAACGGATGCCGTCTCAGACCCTCCCTCATCGAGTACGCTTCTCGTTCCCGATGCCAGAAGGAACACGTCTTCCAGTTTTCCCCATTTTGTCCATGGCCACTGTTCATTCGGGTCAAACTCCTCATCCAGGGTTTCCAATACACTCCCGACCGGATGAGCATAATCCAGGAGCATTCGTTGAATCTCTTGTCCGTGCGTATAGAACGGCCAGTCCTCGTTCACTTCCACGCCATACTTGTCCGCAGCCTTACCAAACGAAACACCTTTACCGCCAGCCAGTCGATAGATCGTATAAACCGAGGTTCCGATCTCTGTCGTCTGGGTTGTCTGCTTACCGTACCCGTCTGTCACGGTGACCTCGATTGAGTAGGTCTCCTCCGGACTCGTTGTGTGAGAGGTGTCTCCGACAACGAAAACATTGTTGGAGTTTGTGGCTGTTGCGATTTGCGTACTGCCCTGTTTAACAACAGCCGCATAGGGCGTTGCGCCAGCACCGGCATTGGTGTCAAACACGGCAGAGACGGTTACCTGAAAAGCATCGCCCTCGTCATCCAGCGCATCTTTCGACAGGCTGTACCGGGCGACATCAATGTCTGTAATCGCTGGAAGCGTATAAGCCGTCAGCGCCACGTCCAAGGTCTTTTCATTGGATATGCCACGGGAGTCCGTGACCACCACCGCTACGGTGTTTGTTCCAGCTGGCCATGCCACATGGTCAAACACGGTTGTGCCGGATGTAATGTCAGTACTGAACACTTCCGATCCGTTGTTTCTCACCACAAGCCTGTAGGCCGAGGACGGGACTGATGCACCATACCTCGCCGTTGCAGAGATGTTCGTCAGTGTTACGTCCGTAAACCGCTGAAGCAGAGTATTCGTATTTGGCGCATCGCTTGATTTCGCAGCAGTGATCGTGCCTGAAATCGTCGGCTTCGTATCCGTATCATCCGGGATCGTCAGCCTTGCGGTTGTCGCCGTAGTACCAATCAGCACACTATCACCATCGCCGGGCAGATATGTGTTAACGGTAACCGTACCACTGACCGTTCTGCTGTCCGGACTTAACGCGCAGACGGTCTCCACTTTGTCGGAGGGTACCGCCCAGGATACTGTCGGCTTGCCGGTGCTTGCGTTGACTGTGCCTGTTACACTACCATACGCCCAAGTGACTTTATGCGACAAGGAACCGAGCGAGTCGTTGGAGAGCGTAACTGTCTGCTCAGCGCCCACATTCACCGTGTCTACAGTGGCCGTCTAAGGGAACGCTTTCGCCTTAAGCACAATGTACAGGCTGATTTCTCTGTAGATTTGTCTTACGCTCTGCGCCATCGGGCTGTAGAAGCTCAAAGCGAACGAGTCGCTGGTACGGTTTTCCCAGTAGCTCTGCGGCACGGTCACAAAAATATAGTCTTCCGTAGAAGGCTTGTTGCTGTAACTGACAGCAGAACAGAAATCGTGGCCGTTTTTTATGGCAATAACACCATAACCGGAAGTCTGCCTTTTGAAACGAATGCTGAACGACTCGATTTCATATTGTGCAGTATAAGAGGTAATATTCCAGGATACTTCACTTTGGATTTTTGCAGTGTTTCCTTGAGCAAAGGTTATACTGGCAGGACTGCCAGCAAAAGTAAGATTAGGCATTCGTTTCACCTCACTTCCATTCGATGACAAATTCGTCAGTCACGGCAATAGCTCCGGTTGGCCCTGTTACAACGCAACGATAGTATTGCTTCAAGGCAGTTGCCGAAGTTGCGTCGCGAGTAGGAGCGTTCGAGTTTGCGCTTACATTTTTGAACTTGCCAGTTGGAGTTGCGCTTGTTCTGTATTGCCATTGATAAGATGTTGCTCCGACAACATAGAATCTTTGTTGCACGACATCTCCAATTGCTACTTCCCGATACGCTGGCTTTGGCTGAGCGAGAATAACAGGAGCATTATTCATTCTGGGTTGCACTTCATTCGTATACAGTTCAGTTCCATCGTTGCCTATGATATGACATCTGTATATGAAGTTTAGACGCTGGGCGTTTAAAGTAGACGTAAGCGTGTTGGTTTTATTGCCTTCAGCGGAACCGTCAATCCAGGTTGCGTTAAACGCAGTTTTGTATTGCCACTGATACGAAGCAACATTTTCAGCTTCCACGGTAAAAGTAAATGCTTCTGGCCAGTTGGTAGTCCCTGTGATAGGATGTGATCCAGCCTGGAAATCCGCATAGTAATCTTCCGGCTGTTTAATGATGATCGGCTTCAGCACAGAAGCAGTACCGTCACGCCACTTGTCTGCCACGCCACCGGGAAGCGCTGTCATGTCATACCAGCCGTTCTCCTCAGTACCGACCGACAGAACTTTCCTGGATCGTACCTTGTCAATGTAAGCACCACCGGCACCAAACGAAGCAACAGAATCACCATTCGACCTGTTCTTAAAGTCAATCGAGTTTGCCGTCAGCATCGCGTAGTACTCCGAGTTCTGCCGTTGACGCAGTTCGAGACCGTTCGTGGTAATCTCTACACAGGTTCCCATTTCGTTGATGTAATCGTCCACCGTTGTCTTTACGCCATTCGCTGTCTGCTCCACGGAGGACACTCTGCGGTCGACGACATCTTTGTCTGCGTTGTAAACCGTTTGCTCAACATAGTTGTCGAACCTTCCGTTCACAGCATTCAGTTTCTGCGTCACGTTCGTAACCTCTTGCATTGTCTCCTGTGTCTTGCCATCTGTATATGATTTCGCCGCATTGGCATTCTCGATGATCGTGCCGTTTTCTGTCAGGTCGATGTAGGTTCCGAAGTCTGGCGAAGCTTTCGCAGGCGTAATAGAACCTGCCCGTATTCTGTCTGCCTGAAGTGTACCGGCTGTAATCAGATCAGCGGTAAACCCCGAGCCAGTACCGAAGGTTCTCCAGATCCATTCGCCCCATTCGTCTTTCTGGTTCGCAATTGCAAACCCGTTGCCAGTTAACGTCATTGCGCTCTTCTCATCGGCAGAGACAAAGACCATGTTGCCTTTGTCGTCTGTATACCATGTAGAAGCGCCGCCTGTGATCAGCAGCGTATTCGCATCAATAACGCCCTGCAACGTAGAGGTCGACATCTTTCCATCTTCGTCGAATGCTTTGGCTCTGTCATACAGCTCCATTTTCCCTTTGACTTGGGATGCGACATCTGCGATGTGCGTCATGACATCCGTAAACGTATGCTGCTGTATTGTGGTCAGGTTCGTATTGATGCTGATGGTTGTTTTCCACGGCATGTCATAGCATTTCTAAATCTTGTCAATGAACGCCCATTGGCTGATGCCGATGTCCGGGTCCACAAGATGAACCGCATAGTTCGAGCTTAGATCAGGCCAGTACGTCTTAGCAACAATGCCGTTTTCTGCATACTCGTGCTCTGCTGTGTTCGCCCCATAGAGATCCAGATACTGAACGTTATAAGTAGTATCTGGTTTAGCGATCTTCTTCAGGTTTTCCATTCCATCGTCATACAGTTTCTCTTCGTCGCCGTCCACATAGTCGGCCTTCTGCCAATAGCCTTCCCGATAAATATCGCCAAGCACATCAATCAGATGATTCTCTGCTTCCTTTACTGCCGCCTGTGCTGTCTTTACCGCGTCCAGTTGGACCAGATATGCCAGGTCCGATAGCTCCTGGAACTTTTTAATCATCGGGATGATACCTTTTAGCTTTCCATATCCTGTGCCAATGCCGAGGTTTCTGTATTCCTCTTCCTGCACAACAAAGGACTGATCGGCATACTTTGACTGCATGGAGAAAGACTCGGTGCTCGCTTCTGCGGATGTTACAACGCGAACAAACCTTGCGTACGCAGGCGCTGTGATTTCCGTTACAGTACTGTCGCTGGAAGAACCGGCGCTGAGTGTTCTGCAACCAAGATACCCGTGCTCTGCTGTATAGAAGTGAACGACGCATTCGAGATTTCCAGGGCGGGTCAGGCGATAGATAATCTTCGGATAAATGCCTCTGAATCCAGTCCGTTGCTAGGAAGCATCAATGACTTCGCCACCGCCCATAATGATGTACGGGCTTCCTGCTTTGGGATCAGAGCCTGCAGTAATCGAGCCGCTTTCCCAGATCGCATCGTTTAGCACATCCTCGCCGCTGTCGAATACAGAATCATACCGGTACTGGGAACTGGTCAGAGCGTCATCAATCACAGTCGTGATGTCGACACTCTACGGGTCTGTACCGCTGTTAAATATCGCCACCCAACCGTGCGTCCAGTCGAAAGATATCCGTTTTCCTTGATCGGTTTGTGCCTTCGTTGTAAACGCATGGTAGACTCCAAACGGGTCTGCGATAGCGTAGTTGCCAACCGGCAGGTTTTCCTGGGCATCCACTGCATAATACTCATAGTGTCCGTTTCTGATCATGTCGCGATCAACGCAGCTGTTGTACACGGTGCCGAAACTGGAAACCATCCTGCCGAAGTTGTCGTCGACGGTAGACTTATTTGTTTGTTTTTCCCAGGCGCTGCCATTCTTCCGGTATAATGTTCCTTCTTTCCAGCAATAGGCGTAATCCTGGTTAGAACCCAATGTGTTCGCTGGAGGATTCTTTGTAACGAAAGTCCTGTGCCAGCTTACGTCTCCGGCATCAAGATCGCAGAAGTACATTTCAGATGGCTGCGAGTTATCTTTGTAATACCTCCACGCCCAGGCATATCCAACGAAGTTAAATCCAGGATTTTCTCTTGTGATCGCCTGATCCGTATAATACACGAGGCGATCACCCTTGATTTGGTTCTTTACGCTGTCTTTAAGCGTATCTTCCGCCGTCTCGTCCTGTAGCATCATCGCGCCAAGGTCGCCGATGATGCTGTTTTGCCTGAACAGATAGATGTGATCTGTGTTTGAGTGAGAATCATCGAAGTTTGCACTCTTGAGCCACAAGGACAGCTTTGTCGGTGCTTTCTGATCATCTTCTGTTGGTTCCAAATGATCGTTAACCGCACGAAGATATCCGATGTCGTATGTGCAAGGATCCGTATGTGTGTGAACGATGTAAACCACCGCTGCATAGTTTTCATACGGGTCTCCGTTCGGGTATATATTACTCGTGGTTCTCCACTGGAACTGTTTCGATTCCTTCAGCGCATAGTCCGTTCTGTAGATAACACCTTTCGGATAACCGCCTGTTCCTGTGTTCAAGTTTAACCCAAGGTATTCTCCGCTTGTATCATACTGCGCGGAGAGCTTGCAGAAATCAGGCGTTCCAATCGTCTCGGACAGATCGTTGATAGTGGAGGCGTACGCTGCAGCGTTCGTCTGCGCAGTATCCAAAAGGGCAGGAATCTCGCGTTGGAAAGCACCTACCTCGTCAAGCATCTCATCCGTCAACAGCCCGACGCTGCGGTAATAATCGAAGTCCATCAGATAGGATACCTTGTTGTCAACAACATTTGTTTCCGTGACAGTCAGCGTCTATTCAGATTCCGATGGGCACCAAGGTGTTGCAACTGAACCTGCTTCGAGTTTGACGTTTCGGATTTCGATGAAGTCACCCTTCGCATAATTGGCGGCTGTCGAACTGTCTGCACGTATTCCTATATAACACCTGACGCAATCGTTTGGAATAGTAAAAGTAAAGGATTCACATCTGTCCTATGTTTCTTCTCCTGTTGTAAAGGTTTTGATCGTCTTTCTTGTAAGTGTTGAGTATGTATTTGTTCCTCTGTCTATGTTAATAAACACAACAAAGTTATCTGTTGCAGGCGTTGCCCGCCCACTTTCAAGTTTCCACGTGGCATCGAAAGACATGGTATATGTTTGCCCAGGCTCCAGTCCTTGCATGGTTCCTTTCCCATTAGTGCTCTGCCCGAAATAAATATACTGATATTTGATTTGTGAGTTAAGAGTTACCTTCATGCCATGCTCTGCTGTTGCGGCAGTGCTTCCTGCACGAGATTCCGTATTGCTGGATTGATGAATCAAGCGCGGCCTTTTTGCTGCAGTTGTGCTTGGATTTGCTGTGTTGATGATCAGGTTGTAATGGGTATCTGTCTTATCAGACACACTATAGGCAGCATTGTTCTCCTCATCCCATACATAGCTCATGGAAGCAGGATCCAACATCTACCATATCAGCCTTGCAGACGCAGAGATCGCGTTCTTCGCCACAAAGTATCTCGTATACGTGATCCCCGAGACATCGTCCGTCACGGAGAATGTGCATTGCGTACCTGCAGGGATTGCTCCTGGAGGAGTCAACACGTATTCTTTGTGATGCCACTCGTCAATACCGCAGTATCCGTTCACTGCATCACCATAAGCGCCATAGACATACAGCTTCGTCACGAGGTTTTCTGTGTTCAGCGTTCTCGTAACGTTCTTCACGTTTTTCCCGTAGTGCAGCTCAATACATTCACCTGTCGCCACAGCAGGCAGCGATCCATCCTCCGGTTCTGAGAACGGGTTCATCGGAATAATGTCTACCGTCTTCTAATCTCCATGGTAAACAGGCTTCGCCTCGAACAGGTCGCACATGTTGGAGATCAGCTTAAAAGCACCTGTCTTCGCAGAAGCTTTCATAGAGCGGATCTTGGTTGCGCCGGAACGCTTCTCTTTGAAGTCGGCTACACTTCCGACAGACCATCCAGTACCATCGAGGATTTTTGTCAGAAGATCTTCCGCTGTTCCTACATTATTGCCCTCATGGTCGGAGAACTCCAGACCAAGATTCTTCGTCTTCAGCAGTTGAGAAATGTGCCCTGCTGACACAGACACGTTCTTCGAATAAACATTATGTGTTATCTTTGGTTCTGAGATCAGGAACCAGTCGATCCCATCATCATCCTTCAGGCGAATCCGATAGTCAGCGATCAGGTATTGCAGTCGGAAGTTTTCTTCCTGCCCGCCGTTCTCGCTTTCGCATGTTGTGGGGATGGTGAACGACAGCTCCTTCCAGCCGTTTCGCTCAATCGTTACGACAACGTCTGTAGCCTGGCCGGATAAATCTGATGTGCTGTCATACAACGTGCATTGCTTATTGCCGCTGTAATCGTACACGTCAAGAATCAGGTTCCTTTTGTAACGAAGCATGCCTTCACCTCCTTAAGTAAATGTTGGCCGATACCGGAAGATCAGCTTCGTAAGATTCATGGTTGTGTTGGGCGTGATTGTGATCTCATTGTATTTCACAAGCTAAGCATCGGTCCCAACATCGGACGCAAGAGATTTGTCCAATGACAGTGTCAGCCCATCATCAGAAACGTTTGTGATGCCTGCATTGAATATACTTCCTGTGCCTTGAACGCTTAGCTTGGCAATCCCCACAACGGCAATGCCAAGCAGACAGGATTGGCCTGACACAAACATGCTGAGCTGATGTCCGATCAACTCTTTGCCTCCAATCGGTTCGCTTAAGGTCAGCTGACTCTGGCCAGATTGTCCTGTCACATGAACATTTCTGATAACGGGATACCCGGAAGCAAAATCGATATAGCCATTGTCGTGGTACAGGAAACCATATGTTGTGGACGTTGAGCCATCTGTCAGCAGCACCTTGCCGCTTAAGCTGTCGACGATCAGGTATTTCCCGGCATGTTCACCAGACGTAGAGTCGAAAGGCGCGATGTCGCATCTCTGACCGGTGGTTGAGTTTGTGATCACAATGCCCGTTCCCGTATCGCCTGCGATCTCAATGGCAACAGGAGCCGTCTCTGTGCCAGGGTTATAGAGATGGAATGTTTGCTGCGATGTAATCGGCGTCTCAGCAAAGTTCTTGGACAGGTCCCACTCAATCCCTTTCAGCATGGCTGTATTCGCCAACAGGTCTTCCTCCAGCGTTGGCCCGCCAGGATAGAGCTCTGCTGCAGCATCGTCGTCTGTAATGTATGTCTTATCCGTTCTCGCGAAAGGATAGTAAGCTCTCATGTTAATCGTGATCAGGCCGTTCATGTAGTTGGTCATCTGTGAACTATCAACGGAAACAACAGTCGCAACATACCAGCACCATGGACGCTTTCTGAACACAAGTCTGCCGGTTGTTCCTCTCTTAAAAGTATTAAAGATTCTCGTCAAGATTCCGTCGTTCACATGTCTGCTCTCATAAATACACCTGAGCGAAAAGTCCTTCGGTTTCACGGTTGTTCCGTAATAATATCCGCCATCGTGCGCATCGAAAGTCTCCTCATTCATATTCCATTGCGATGGCCTGAAGACGTATGTGTTTTGATTGTCTGGGACGTATTCCAGACCGAGGATGGAAATGTCTGTACCGTTAAAAGTAAATCCGCCAGTCATTCCTTCACCTTCTTTCCTTATAAGGCGAGAGGGGGAGGCGAACTCCCCCTCTTTCGCCTGTCAGAATGCATAGTTGGCTGTGTTGAATCCTTGCTTGCCAAGCTCTTTGACGAATGCCGCGCCAACCCGTTCGGCCACCCGCTCATAGTCTGCATCTTCCTTGAAACTCGCTTCTGTGATGGTAATGTTCACGTCTCCGATATTAATCCCGCCTTTGCCGAAAGCATTGCTGTCGATATTGCTGATCGTCGGACGATACGCAAGGTAGGATGCAGCATCCAGCATGTTGCGCATCAGCTCGGTGTCCGCAGCAGACAGGAACGCCTCAGGCTTCGTTATCGATCCATCAACCCAGGCAAGACCTGTGTAGTCGACAAGGCCACCGGAAGCGTTTCCAGGAATACCGTTTGCATTGGTTGTCCCAGCGTTAAACTGTTGCCCTGCATACAACCCGAATCTACGTTCAATCTCGAGCAGATCAGCGACAGTTCTACCTGTAAGTTTGGCTGCTGTTTCTCCTAACTGTTTTAACTGGTCATTCAAATCAGGTTTGTTTTTTCCTCCGCTGTTTCCAGAAGTCACTGAACTTAAGCCAAGCGTCTCCATCCATTTATCAAAGTGTTCCCAGAAAGCACCTGTCTTGAGCGAGTTAATCCACTCGTCGTAAGCAGTGCCACGTTCGTACTCCATGGCTGCCTTATCAGTCTCGGACGCGTTGAGGTAATCCTGGCTTTCCTTCATGAACTCCAGATACGATTCTCTGCTCTACAGAATGTCGTAAACACCAGCATGCTCGTTGCCTTCCAGATCAGTCCAGCCATCCCAGTAGGTTGGCGTATAACCAATCATCTGGTTATACGTGTCTTCCCAGCCAAGCATGATCTGCTTCTGCGCTTCCTTGACGCTGTTGGCGTACTCGGTCACGTTTTCCATCAGCCAGTTGTACAGCTCCTCGTCCTTCATGCCAATAACTTTGTTGAGCTCGTCGCCAAAGTTATTCGCATTGTCGAGCAGCATCTGAAGATCCTCTTCGCCGTTCTCAGTATACTTGTCGTAAGCGTTAATCTGTTCGTCAAGCGCATTCTGCCGCGCTTTCACTTCGTCTTCCGCTGACTTATAGGCGAGCTCCTTCTCCATGTCCGTGATCTTCTTGCGCATCTCTGTTGCATCTTTTGTTCTGGTGGAGTCCATGGAGATCAGCGCATACTGTCTGCGAAGTTCCGCAAGCTCCTCGTACTTCTGGGCTTCATCTTCTGCTTCCTTGCGCTTGTTGAGCCGCTCCTCAATCAGGTTCTTCTCTTCTTCAAGCGCAGACTTCTTCTTGTCAATATCCCTTTGGACGAGTTTCCACTCTTCCTCATACCGGTGCTTGATCGCGTCAAGAACCGTATTCTGCATATCAACTGTCCCGGAAAGCATATCTCGTTCACGCTTGATTCTGTTCTGGATTTCCTGCTCGACCGTTTGCTCAAGTGCAGTGCGCAGCTTACGAATCTTCTGCAGATTCTCCTCAATCTTCCGGTTGTTCTCTTCTATTGCGTTATTCGATTCTTTGATCTTTTCCTCGTAGGACATGATGGCATCCCGCAGGCTGTACCAGTCGTCTGTGTTTTTCTTTGTCTTCGCCATCTGCTCTTTTAACTTTTCAATGTTTTCCTCATATTTTTTATTGAGTTCTTCGCGAAGCGTGTTTTCCTGGCCTATTAACGCGTTGACGTTGGTGATCTCTCCAGCATTCTCGTATCTTGTCTCCTCATATTGCAACATTTTAAGGCGATGATCAGCCTCAGAGTCTTTATGTTTGAGTCGATCAATCAGTTTTTGAGCGGCTGACTTACCTCCACCGCCACCGCCACCAGTGTGTTTAACACCTTCGCCCATATCGTCTATTACCATTTGAACAACGATGTTGTCGCCGCTGCCAGACACTTCCAGGTGGCCTTTGACGCCAGCTTGCATCAGCGTATTGATCATTGCCATTTGCTGATCTTTGATTATGCCTGCAAGCCTAGTATTCACATCTTTAAAATCTACATTGTACTATCCCTCTGAAAGATCCACATCGACATTATTCAGATGCAGAGTCATCGTTTCTTTGTCAAGCATCCCTTGAAGCTGTTCTCCTAAACTTCCCATAAGAGTAGTGCCTTCTGTTTCAATAGCGCTAATATCACCAAGCTCAATAGATTCCAACAATGTATTAATTTGAGCGTCATACTTTCGGGAGCTGACCATTTCTTTATCCATCTTCGTTAGCTAAGAAATGTAATCTACAACTTTCGAATCTCTGTTTCCCTTTTTCCACATATTGATGTAATATTTGTTGTTTAGAGCTTTTGTCGTTGTCTCATTGAACTTGGTGAATCTGTTTGTAGCCTGGATTAAACCTTTATTCATGTCTGCCATACCATCAACAATCTCTTCTGTATTTTCTCCAAATGCATGTGTGGCGCGTAAACCTTTGTAATAGATTTCATTGTTGAGTTTTTCCATCGCGCCATCGACACCATTTATGGCATCTTGTAAGTACGTTAAGTCGCCTGCCCAAGAAGTAAATGAACCATCGACATCTGACTTATAGATTGCCTTTAATCTATCTTGATTTATTGTACCATCTTCGTTCAATGCTGTGCTAAACAAATCAGCGTTTCGGCCATACTCCGTGTTAACCAGCATCTAAGACCATGGAGTAAGCGTCTCTATTTCGTCCGCAATATCAGGAGTAATAACCTTGTTTGCGCCGTATTTGTTTAATAGTCCAGCAAAACCAGGCATATTTTTCATCTGATTTGTCTCAGAGATAATCCCTTGCTGCACAAGCCAACCAACTACATCGCCAATAGTTTGAGGTGTTTCAGAAGTCGAAGCTATTCTTGCTTGGCTTGAGAACGCGGCTAACGCGTCTCTCCCTATGACTTTATCCGAATAAGACTCTTCTTCGTCTGCACTTTGGAATATTTGAGCTCCCTAAATGCCGTTGCCTTCCACATCGAGCTCGTGCTGATCATTTATCTTTAACCCATATACATCAGAAAGGGATCTTAATAGTATGGCAAAAAAGCTTGATAACGCGTCTCCGCTTTCTTCGAGCTTAGCGATAACGCCTTCCAGATTGTCGTAGTTGGATAAATCTATGTCGAATACAGATTCAATAATTTGTTGCAAACCGTTAGATATTTTGTCTGCTTTCTTTTTGCCCTGCTCAAGCAGTTCGTCAACATTACTCTTGTCAAAAAGCTAAGGATCCAATCCTAACATCGTGGCTAGCTTGTTGACGTAGGCTTCTCCGCCTTGCTATTTCCATTCTTCATCGCTTAAGTTTGTCATCTAAGATATTTTCTGCCTAAGAGCAACTATCTAACCATAGCTTTGCACCATAGACCCAAAACCACTAATGCCTGCAATCTGATCTCCATAAGATCCGCTCGAAAGTTGTTGTGCAACTTGAGTGGCCTCTGGAAGGATTTGCCCGATTTTTTCAAGCGTTTGGAGTTCAGACGTAAGAAGTTGCTGTCTTGCAGTATAATATGCGGCTTGTCCTTCCTCTGTTCTTCGTTGAGCATCAGTCATCGTCATATACGTGAACAGTTCAGGATTTTGCTGCATTAACTGTCTTGCTATATCTTGATTGGCTTTATTAACAAAATCGTTCCACGTTTTCCCTTCCGCACCATTCAACATTGTCTCAGCAAGGTCTCTTACATCATGATTTGTTATAACGGGAGCAAAAGACAAAACATCTTCATAACCTTTTACATCCATACCTGTAAACTTGATTCCGCCAGTTTGCTTATCATATTCAAATCCAGGAAGCTGGGCAGCAAGAGCTTGGATATAATTCATTGCTTCCTAATCAGAACTAAGGACTTTACTGTTATTGGAAACAGCCGCAGCCATCGATCTGTTTGTAATGCCCCAGCTCCCATACATCGTTGCTATTTCTTCGTCAGACATTTTCTAATAGTTCTTTCTTAAGTCCTTAAGCATATCTTCTCTCTACGCAAACCGATATAGATCGCTTATCCATCCACGAGCTTTTGTCTCAAGACCACGTTGGTTTTGATCGGTAGTCTACTCAAGCATAGCTGCAGCGGCCTGTCTATTTTGATAAACATACGATTCGTTTTGATTAATCGCGCTTGCGACGCGCTTGGCAACAGAAGCAGGCAAAGGACTAGTTTCATCTTTAAGCGCTGCAATATCAAGTCTATTTTCAGATATGGCCCTACCTGAAGACGCTGTTGTTTGTATATAGTTTTCGCCATAGACTTTTTTCTCAAGATAGTCAATAATATCAGCAAGGCCAGCTCGTCCGGTATTAGCATCTTGCATTAAAGTCGTCAGAGCAGTATCGTTTTGCGCGAGAGCCGTCAATGTCGTGTATCCTTCTGTATTTTTAAATGCGTCATAGTCTGTTACTCCGTTAGCCATCGCAAGCAGTTGTGCGTATTCAGTTCTGTATCCCAAGTCTTTAGAAGAAAGATTCGTGCTTCCGAAAATACTTCCAATAGTACCGCCAACTTGCGCCCCTGATGACGTATATATTTTGTTTGTCTTCAAAGGATTATACTTACTTACTTCTTCTTGCAGCGCTTTAAGTACCTCAACCCGTTTGGTGTTACCGTTTTTCTCGGCAAGCGCAACTTCTTCGTTGTACGCCTCAAGGATTGCTTCTCGCTATAAATCATGCGCACCAAACAATGGATTGCCTTCTGAATCTGAATAATAATACTCAAAGTCTTCGGGAGACCCATACATCCGCAGGAATTCATCAGAAGTATAAGTTTCAATTTGTTTCATTAGCCACTCTTTAACATTTGTATAATTCGGCGTAATACCTTGGTCCTTTGCGTAATCAAGAAATTCGGAAACAATGCGATCCTTAAACTTTTCGTTACCCTAAGTCCAAAGTTTTACAGCTGGCCCATATGCATCATCGTTAGTCATAAGCGACTGAACGAACAAGCTGTCCATATTAGACAGAATTTCATTTTCTTCAGCAGCTCTTGTTGCGATTTCGTTTCTTGTTTCGTCCTAATCCCATAACCCAATAACTTCATTTCTAACTCCTTCGTATTGTTGTTTTGCCATAACAGATGCAAAGTCTTCAAAGGAACCACCTGCTGTATATGAACCTATATGTCCACCATGAGCATTCATAAAGTTTTCATATCCTGCTGTTTTAGTCCACAGATCAAACCATGATTCTACACGTTTCAATGATGAAGTGGTTATATTTTGCTGATTTGTGTTGTCAGAAAGCTGTTTAAAAAATTCGTAAGCATATTCCTGGTTATCACGATTTTGATTGCCTGCATTCTTGTTGTATTTAACGCGCCTAAAGTTTTGGGAAAGGCCACTGTAATAGTATACACCGTGCAAATCGATCAAGTCTGTGTCCTACAGCCCCTCTGTCTTTATACCAATGTTTTCTAAATCTTGTTTCATCGCATCTCTATAAGTCATAGATTTACGAGGCGCTTTCATGTCAAGTTTCTAATGATCATTTATCAAGCTTTCGTAAGTATAGCCGCCTTTACCGTCTTGTGTTGAGTAAGGTTTTAAGTCCTTTTGAGATATACCCTGGAAAATTGATCTGCCATATAATATACCGCCGTCTTCAAAATCAGACTACTAGATGGCACCATTATATGTCTAAACATTATTATTATATTTTGTCTGGAGATCCTTTGCCCCAGTATCCCCAAGTCCGAGTAAAAATAGTGCACTTTCTTTTCTCGCTTCATTTATAGCTTTTGTAGCCTCTCTTACGGCATTTGGCCAATCAGAGATATTGCCACCTATCGCCTTTGTGCTTCTTTTGAGATCTTCCAGCGCTTTTTGGGCTTCTTCTGTTTCCATATCGACATCTATCTTTTGCATTTGCTTTACTTTGTCAAGTGCTTTTTCCACTTTTTCTATGCTATCCGTACGAACACTGGATGCATGTTCTAGAAAGTCAGAATCGGCTTGTCGTTTCAGTTCAGTATTTTGTTCTGTTGCTTTTCTTGATCCACTTATGTGTGATCCCAAAGCGCCTACTCCTGCAACAGCCAGAAGGCCTAAAATCGGCCCTATTAACGTAGCAGGATTCGCCAATCCTTTGAATACGGCCACTGCAGCGCTTTTAATCTTCACCACGTCTAACACAGCAGCAATAGCCCAGAGAAGCTAAGGGATAGCTCCTAATCCATCGGAAACTCCTGCGACAAAACCAGTAATGGTTGTTGCGAGGTCGATGAAGAACGTTAACAATCCATTGTTTGTGACTGCTTCTACAAGCCCGTCGAATGTGGTTTTCAGTTCGTCGAGTTCTGCATTGATGTTTGATATTACGATTTCGTATTTGCTCTGAGTTATCCCATCACTATCCTCAGTAAGCCCAAGATATTTATCAAATGTCTTACCATTATCATCAGCCAATCCTTCCATTAAAGCAGAGAACATATTGCTCTGTCTTGCGCCAGCCATATTATACATGATATTGTTCTTCTGTATGTCATTCAAATCATTCCAAACTTTTGCAAGATCGCGAAGGATATCCAACGTATCTCTGAAACTGTTAGCGTCTGTTCTCATAGAAATGCCAACACGTTGAAGAGATTCTTCGACATCATTGACGCTTGTGATTTCTCCGCCTTCATCACTGGTTATACCTTCGTTTGTTACTCTGCGCATCCGGCTGAATATCGTTTGAAGCGCTGTGCCTGCTTGATTGCCGCCAAGCTGAGTTTTGCTGGTGATAACTGTTAACATGGATGTCAGTTCACCGTAAGACACGCCTGCAACTTTTGCAGCCGCAGCAGATTTTTGCATACCTTTTGCTATTTCTTCAGCTGTCGTTGCTGCGCTATCGCCCAGAGCGACCATCGCGTCCATTGCCTCATGAATATTATTAACAAGTCCGCTTTGCAACGCCGTAGTGAGAGCTTTTGTTGCTTGCGTTGCCTTCATCCCTGTGACAGCAGAAAACTTTATAATCGAATCAGTTCTGTCATTAACTTGCGAATCAGATAACCCTTGCCGATATAACTCTGATTTGACCTGTGCAACGTTTGTCGCAGAGGTTTTTAAACCTATAGCTTGAGTTATCGTAGAAGATCTGACTGTAGCCATCTCCTGGTTGGATTTCATGGTTATGGCTTGAATCTGATGCATGGTTTGATCATATACTTTGACAAACTGAGTCGCTTCACGAATGGCTGCCTGGAATATGCGCCTTCCGAACTGCATGCCAACCCTAGCAAACGTTTGCCCAAGAGCAGAGAGGGAAGCTCGCGCGCTTATAGATGTTGCCGCGATTCTTTGCATTTCCTATTCGGCGTCGCGCATACCTTGTGCTGCGTTTGCCATCTAATCAGAATCATTGTTTTTCAACGCGGCATCGTAAGCTTGTCTTGCGAGATCGTATTTTCCTCTTGCGGCTTGATACTTTTTGTTTTTTCCGAGAGCTCTCTGCTCTGCTTCTTCAGACTGCGTATCAGCTAATGATTGTTGATCGCGCAAAGCTTGTAGCCTGGCTTCAAGAGTAGCTCTTTTTTCTTTGTCTGCATCTGTGAGCGAGGCGAGCTCTGTCTCTGTTTCTTTGATTTTTGAAGATAAAGAGACGCTACTCCTGCGCGCGGCAGCAGATTGATTGAAAGCTGATAAACGCCTTGAAAGCTCCATTTGCGACGTCATACCAAAGCTAGTTAACGCACGCCGCCCACTAGAAAGCTTTCCTAACCTGTATTGCATAGAAGCATCAGCCGCTTGATCTATACCTTGCAAAGCATTTCTTCTTGCTATATCAGCTCTTTCATCAAATAACTACAGTTCCTGATTGACATAATCTTCCTCGGAAATAAGCTGTCTGTCTTGTCCCAGATACCTGGAAAATCTTGCAAGTCTTGCTGCCTTTTCTGTATCCTACAAGGCGCTGTTTTGGATTTCTTGAATATAACCCTTATTATTGCGGTAATCGTCTTGTGCTTTTTTTCTCGCAGCGTCCCTTGTACCAAGCCCTTGCATTCCAAGATTCTGCTCGTCGTATTGCCGTTCCCAATCCTTTTCGGTCATCGCCAGGAGAGCACGATCTTGCTCTGTGCGTTCTGCTTCCGCTGTATTTTCAGCTTTGTCTCTTGCATTCTTAAAAGCAATACGGTCCTGTTGCTTCTGAGCTTCATATTGAGCAGCGGCATCTGTCGTGCTTGTGAAACCAGATACGCGCCTGAGAATACCGAGATTCTGCATTCTCCGCTGAGCGATCTGTTGTTGTCTCTGTAAATCCGTTTGCTCCTTGATGGCACCCTGTAAATCGCCTCTGAGCTGTTCTTGTCCATTCTCATCCTTCTCAAGCATCCTGTCATAAGCCTAAGTATCCAATCCTTTCTTCTTCGCTGCATCACGCTTCTGAATGATTTGATCCCTGAACGTCTGGATCGCTCTGTTCTCCATTTCTTCCTTCGTTTCCATGTGTCCGGTTATTCTGTTCTGCAGGTCTTGAGCAGTACGCTCGAGATCGTTCTGAGCAAGCTGGTCCATGGTCTTTTCCTGTTGCTAAGTACGCTGCCTGAACTATGCCCACATACTATCATTGCCAAGGATCTCATCAAGCTTTTGCCAATCTTGATTGCCATCTTCATACATTTTGTCTCTTGCTTCCTGAAGCGCGAATTTAATGTCTTCTTCAGACCTGGCAGCTCTTTCCTCTGGAGTCAATGTTTCGCCGGTAAGCATACGCCTGAAATCTTCTCTGGCGCGCTCGCTTTTCCGACGGATTCTTTCAAGCTTTTGGTTTTCTCTTTCAACATGGGGTTTCATTTGCTCGTCAATACTTTGATTCGCAGTGGAATCCTGTTTCTTTATTGCGTCTTCCAGATCCTGGGCTGCTTGGTTTGCTTCATTTTGCGCATTCTCAACAGCTGCATTCGCATTGGCTATCCGTTCATCAGGGTTTTGAGCAGCAGCATTTGTTGCCGCAAGGTTTGCTTCCGCCTGTGCTACTACTGCCTGTTGAGCTTCTATCTGCGTTTGGTTTTGGGCTTGCTGTTGTTTCAAGCTTGCGATCTCTGATTGAGCTGTTGTAGTGTCTTGTGGCGTAGCTGCAGTTAACGCTTCTTGTGCTTGATCCATTCTTTCTTTTGCTTTGCGTTCTGCTTCGGCAGCATCGGTCTGCTTTTGCCCTTCGGCTTCGATTTGTTCCTCTAGCTCTGTCAGAGTGGGAAAACTTCTGATTCGTGTGTCCAGTTCTCTAGCGTCTTTTAATCTTTGTTCTGCTGCTTCAACCTTCAATTTTTGAGCATCCACTGCTCCAGCCGCTTCGGCAGCTTCTTGTTGTTTCCCTTTGACATCAACTTCTTTAGGTTCAGGAAGTTTAGCTAACTCTTGCAAAGCTGCGCTTATCTTTTGTTGTGCTGCTTGCTATTTCTCGGATACGCTCTGAGCATCTTCCGCTTCTTTAAAGCCGGCGAGTTCTTCGTCTGTTTTTGACAGCATTTCTTTAGCTCCAGGAGTATCACGCAAAAGATCTTGTATTTTCCTTGCTGCTTCGGCCTTTTGTTCAAGTCCTTTTACTGCTGCTTGAGCTGTTGCGGCTCTCCCTTGTGCTTCCTCTACTCTTCCTGAAATCGGTCGGAAATCTTTCTCCGCTTTCCAGGCTTCAACAAACTAAGCTGCAAGTCCTGAAAGGGATGTGTCGCGAGATCTAGAAAAAGCACCAGCGTTGTATTTGAGGGTAGAGGCCAATGCATCCTCGTCCATTTTATCAGGTGCAAGCTATATAAACCCAAGGTCTTTCAGCTCTGTGGGACTGAGTTTACTAAGGTGATCTAAAAGCTCTCCACGTATTGCCTTAAAGTCGCCTTGTTGACTCAAACCCTTCCTCTTTCGGCTACCCCAATAAGCAGTTGCATCATGCTCTGCTCTTTGTTTTTCTTTCTGAGCCTGTTCAAGTTCCTTTTTGGCGTCTTCTTCTTCTTGCAAGATTTCTTCCGGGGTTTTCCCACCAAGTTGGGGTTGTAATTTATGTATTTTTTCAGCAGCTCTGGCTGCCTTAGCTTTAGTGTGTGCCTCTGTTATTCTTTCCTGATCTGGCTTGAGTTTTTCTAAATCCTTTGTCGCAGCTGTAATAATATCCTGCTGTTCCTTTCTTTGATCCATTATTGTTTGGCTTGCGCGGGCTTGTTTCAGAGATTGCTATGCAGTTCCGCTTGCTGCAGTAAGTCTCTCTAATTCTGCTTTTTCTCGCGCTAAAGCTTCTTCCGCTTGCTCCGGAGTACCAATCTTCTTTCGCTTTTCTAAATCTGCCTGCAAAGCTGCCTTTTTCTCCTCGAGAGCCTTACTTCCGTCTGCAGGGCGGGCAGCTACAACTTGCTCATAGGCTGATTTCGCTTCGCCATATGCCTACTGAAGAGCATCTCGACGAGCTTTTTGTTCAGCCTGAGTTCCTGTAAGAGCAGATGTGCGGGTTTGTATATCTGTACTTATTCGATCTCTTTCCTATTGCAACTGTTTAAGTCTGGACTTTGCTGATACTACTGTAGCATTTGCCGCCGCTACATCTTCAGCTGTAACTGTTTTACCACCCGCTGCCTGTTGCGCTTCCGCAGCTTGTTGTTGTGCTTGTTCCAAAGCTTTATCAGCTGCACGTTTTCTTTCTCTTGCTGCGGCAACTTCAGGACTGTCTCCTCCAGATTCAACCTATGCTGCAATCGCTGCTCGAATATCTCTCAAACGCTCCTGACTCATTTGTTCAGGCGTTTTTGTTTCTAATCCAAGTCGGATTCGTTCAGCGCGCGCAGCAAAAGCACCCAGCTATTGATCGCCAAGCATATCAGTAATACTGCTAGACATTGATTCGAAATCTTTTTCCGATAAAAGGCCTTTATCTTTTAACTCTCCTATGGCTAACTGAGTACGCATCAGTTCTTCTGCCCTTTTTTGTTTGATACGCTGCATTCTTATTTCTGGAGTCATTTCCATGGTACCTTGATCTATTGCAAAATCTTCTATTTGCGACAATGCTTTCCGTTTTGCCTCTTCCTATATAGCGCGCCTTTGTATGTCTGCCAAACCAGTAAGCTCTTCTCTTTGCTGTCTTCCACGGTCGAGAGCTTCTTGATCTTTCTGCGACAAGTTCTTCTTTTTTGCCATCTTTTGTTCAAACACGTCAAACGCCATAGTAGCCTATTTAACTGCCTTTTCAATGCCCTCAAATTCCTGAATGTAAGTTGTCAAACCGGAATCAGACCGTCGCTTAGCGAACTAATCATTTAGCGCGTTTATTGTTTGAACGATATCGGATTTTTCTCCACCGGCCGCTTCCATTAAAGCTTTGTCGAACATTTCCGCAGCTTTTCTTCTCTCTTCGTCTAAACCTACCAAATCTTCTTTGTTGGCTCCCCTTTTTACCAACTGTCGTCTTCTTGCATCAAATGAAGCATTCAACTGCGCATCAAAAGACTCCCAAGGATTATCTGTTTGATCCCCGCTTCTACGCCTTAATCCATTTTGTAGTTGTTGTGTTATTTGTTGCATGCGTTGTTCATATTCTGTGATATCATTTTGCAACGTCATTGCTTTGGCCATTGCCATTCCAGTTCCTTGTTCCATAAAAGATCTACTTTGTTGATGTTCGGCTTCAGTTTGCGTGCGTTCTGCTGCTTCGTTCATTCCTGGATAGAACTGATTCCGAATAAAATCCCAACTGTCTCCATGCTCAGCGATTAAAAAACGTTGAGCAAGAATATCCCTAGTCATAGCTCGGACTTCATCTTGTCTTTCTTTAGAAAAAGGAAGCTGTGTTACCGTGTGTTCAGGATCATTGTACGCTAAGATTCCAATATGAGAAGGCTGGAAGGCAGGATCTGTACTATAAGAATATACTTGATTGATGCCTCCAGTACGTCCTTCTTGGTCGCTATTTGCTTTTGTGTCCCATTCTGTAATCTGACCTGTATGTTTATTTCTCGTGATCAAGTCTACAAAACCAATACTATTTACCCTGCTTCCCGAAGGAGTTGTTCCGAAATCAGGGCGAACGCGTACTTGAACAGATGGTTTTTTCTCTCCATTATCATCCCATTCCAATATTTCCTCATCTGGCAACATGAAAGGCATCGCTCTAACATATGCTAAAGCATTTCTATATCTGTCAGATGGATGTTCCATTCCATTTTGAAAACCAAGCCTTTTCGCCGCATCTGTAAACTTATTGCGTTCGCGCTCGTCAAAACCGCTTATAAAAGAAGATGGATCAAAGTTTCCTGTAAACAAGGCAACAAACATTTTTTCAAACTCATCAGGAGTAAGCATTTTTCCTTGCCCTTTTTGTTCAGCTAGTCTCCTGTAACCCCATTCTGTCGTAAGTTTATCAACAACGTTGCCAATATGTATTGCTGGCGTCATTTCTGTTTCGCTTGATTTAGCTATGTACCGATTAAACCATTCTTCAGGGCTTTTATCCAACAGAGCCAACTGAGAGAAACTATATCTCGCGCTCTCGGCTTTTCGTTTAGCGTCAGCGATTTGCGCATTCTCCGCAGCAGTTCTCATCGCTGCTATCATTGTTGGATTGGCGCCAACTCTTGCCGCAACCTCAGCTGCTTCTGCATCCGTGGCTTGCTGTTGCGCAACACTAAAAACAGACTATCCAGAAGTGCCTCTAGTGTTTTTAAACAAGCTAACATAACCGTCTGTAGCTCCTTCAATAACACCGAACTGTCTTAAGCGATCTAAACGGTATTGTTGCTGTTGTGCAAGTCCCAAATTCTCCAAAAGAACTTTCTTTCTTTTTTCGTCTATGCCAGGTCGAGCAAGCTCTGTTTGGACGTCAGCTTGCCACTTTTTTGCTTTTGCTCCAAGGTTTTCAAAATCTTCGGTTGAAACAAAACCAGCTCTTGAAGAGAGTAATTGCTACATCACTCGTATGTTTTCTCTTAAGAACGCGGCTTGACTTCGTTGATATAGCTCTCCTTGTTCAAGCTGAGGTATTCCTTCTAAATCTTCTTGAGCAGCAATCATTTTGTCAATAGCTGTGTTACTTATTGGATTCTGGTATAAACTTTCCATCATCTAAGCCGTCAAAGCATGATACCGACTTGGAAAGTTCAACTCCTACATTTTTCTTATTTTCGAATAATCTCCTTCTTGGATAGCTCCAACAAGGTCTTTATATACATGACTGAAAGGTCTGCCTAAATACCTTGCATTTTTTGAGGCCTGAGTCCAGTTCGCCAATACGCCTGTCTTCAAAAAAGTCGAATCTACGTCATATTGCATGGCTAAGTCTGCATTCGCTTGCCCATATTGTCTAACTATTTCTGGGTCAATCCAAGGAAGTTGGGATAAAGCGTCTTGAGCTCTAGAGACCATTCCTAATTCGATCTGCTGCTGAGCAGCTCTGAACATTTGATCTGCAAAAACTCTTGGCCCTATTTTTTGATTTGCTGGCAAAGGTTCTGGTATTAAAGACGCATCACGTTGCCCGGTTTTACCAGCTCTTGCAGTTATTGTGTTTTTTACATAATCACGAAGTCTTCCTCTTAATGCCTGGATCGTGTCGCCGTCGACATCTCCGCCTCCCATTGCTCCGATAAATCCGGCATCAGTATAAAAAACGTCATCTGCGAGCCCGTACTTTCTTCCAGCCTCCAAGTAATCTTTCTATAGTTGGGCACTATATTGTTCTCCAGGTGTCATTGGCCATCTTCCAACTGCTATCTCGTCATCATCCAAGAATCCTGCAGCAAGTTTACCAGTTCCAAGTGTAAGCCTTCGCGCAAGTAATGGATTCTGTATCTTAAGGCCATTTCTGCTGGCTGCATCCATTAATATCTTTGCTGGGTTCGCTGCGGCCAGAGCAGAAGGCGATAATCCATCCTAAAACAATTCTCCGTTCGCCATAGAAATCATAGCTTTAGATATTTCGTTTAGCACAATCTACCTTGCTTCTGGGTCATCCCACATTAATCCAGGGTTAGCCATTATCTTAGAATCCAAAGAATTGTTAGGATTTGAAAACAACCTCTTTGCAGTCTCTTCTGGCCTATATCTGAGCATATTTATATAGTTCTCCCACAACTCTCTGTTTTCTGCTATCTGCTCTGGTGTTAAGTCTAAATGCTGAGATAACTGTCTGCCAAGAGAAAGTTTCCCTTTTGTCAAAAACTGGCTTGCTGTTTGTACAATGCCCATACCCATAGGGGTTTCTTTTGTTTTATAAAAAAGATCTTGCGCCTGTGCGTTCGTCAAGCCTTTGTACGCAGGCGATTTAATGACTGAGTCCTATATAAGCGCATCAAACTGTAACGCATCAAGGAAATATTCTTCGAATTTCTACAACTCTCCTCGTTGTTGCATCATTTCTCTAACTTTTTCAATACCATGCTGGTTAAATGCATCTTTGTATTCTTTCGGAGCATTCAATGCAGGCAAATAAAAATGATCAACATCGCCGTATAAATCTCTAATCATTGCACGGAAATCAACTGTTTGAGCTGTGCCCTTTTGTCCGGCGATTCTGTATGTTGCATTGCCACCTGGAATAAAGCCAGGCATAAAAAAGGATGAACCATCGTGATAGTCATTACGGCCAGTCTTACTATCTTTTTTCCCTGTAAACGAAGACAGATCAACAAATGCGATTCTATTTTTATCAGGAAGCTTTCCGCCCATTCTTTCAATAGGCACAGACGGAGTTAAGTCTCTGTTGTATGCCTCGATTTGTTTATTCAAATCAGTATATGTCTAGAACACAGTATTCGGGTCAACCATATTAGCGAGCACATTATGCCCTGTCAGTCTTATAGAATCGCTGATTGCACTTTCAACAGCATCTTCCCGTCCAAGAGTAATCACGCCATTCTTCACATTAGTAGGAACATAATGAATACCAGTTTGGCCAAACTGAACTCTCGGGTGAGAATGGCCTTGCGGAATAGTAAATATACGCTCGATTAGCTTCGCAGTATCTTCATCTTGAACAACGTGTCCATTTTCCCATTCTAACTCTCCGTCTTTACGTTTCTTTAATAATCGATCCTACAAGTCAATTTGTATTATAGAAGGCGAACTATTATCTGTTTTGCTTCCATTACCGAACGTGTTGTTACCATGCATGCCGAGCATTCTTGTGAAACCCGATTCAAGAATCATCTTGTTTGTCGATGTGCCCCTTGCGCCTTCTTCATATTCGCTTTGAACAGGGCCATGTGGATCAAGCATAACTCCTTTTTGGAAATCATCCCATGTTAAACTCATAATCTGATATCTTTCTGGAGCTGCAGTAGATTTCGCACCTCGTACACGCGAAACGCCAGTCTGTGGATTATATGGGCGTGTAACAGCATCACCATATACGGGAGAAATACCCAATGGAGCAAGTTTATGAAACGCATCGATAATATCTAACACTGTTTTCTAATCTGCATTTGCCATTGCCATCTGATCCTCACCAGATGTCTATGTGATTTTTCTGTAATTAGATGGCGCTCCCTCGAGCTAAGGAATCATTATATCTCTATGTAAATGGCCAATCGCTCTTGCAACCAATTCAGTACTTACTGGCTTTTGTGGCATAACTAACTAACCTGCCGCTTTGTTATGGACTGTTCTTTGGGCTAATCCAGCCATAATAAGAGCTTTTTCAAAAGAAGGGTTGCTAGCGGCTATACTTCTGATTGTTTTCCATTGCTCATCACTTACTTCTGCTTGTAAAGCCTGCCTTTCATCAGGGGACAACGTTGTTGTTTGTGGTTGGTTGCTTAAGCCCTGATAAAAAGCAGGTAGCCGTTCTTGATATGTCATATATTGTGGGATCACGCCAACTTTCTTCATGGCCCCACCTGAATATCGAACAGCATTTCTGGCGTAATCGATACGTATTTGATTTGGCTGGCTGCGCACTACTGATTCTTGCATCAGTCTCATTTGAGCTTCTGACAACCCAAAATGTTGCATCATAGCTCTTTGACCAGCGGCAAAGCCAGAATCTAAATCAAGGTACTTCATCCATTCGCCGTTTGTTGCTGGGTTTTTGGCTTGCCTTGCCATAAGTCTACTTGCTTGCAAATAGTAATCTCTGTAGTTTTGGGCAAAAGACTGTGCCATATCAGGTGCTATCTGACCAACAATATTTTTCATAGCGCCAACTGAAAAAGTTTGATCTATAATGTTCGCAGTAAGCGAACCTATTGTAGTCTTTATTCTTTGGATAATACCATCCTCAAACCCAGAAGAAGTTGCATCTTGCGATGCCTTATTAAGCTGTGCGATGATGTCTTGAACTTGTTTATTCATGGCATTCATTAAAGATTGTGCCATTTGAACATATTCCTGAGGCATACTTTGAGACTAAAAGCCTTCAGATTCTTTCGCCAATAATCCAGCTTGAGTTATTGATTCGGTAAGCATTGTTTGAACGTCATCTGACGCAATTTGTGATGCCTGATGCAACTATTGAATCAGGCTTTCTACTTGAGGCTGAAAAACGACATCAAGTACTACTTGATCATTCGGCATATTATTACCTCCTTTTCGAAGTGTTGACAGTAAGGCAAACTTATGTTATATAACCACATAAGGGGGGTGTTATCATGAAGATTAACTGTTTCATGATTGACGGATGTGTTGTTGCAGAAGTCGAAATAAGCGATGCCGAATACAAACAAATAGCTTTATTACAATATACTGTTTCGACGAGTAAAAGCAACAACCAATATCAGCATATGTTGTTTGGTGAATACATGATCACCAAACAAAGGGATATAGATATGAATGCTTTTCATACCATTTCTGCAGATGCAGCGTCTCGTTTTTCCAATGGGCGAACTGAGCAAACTGCGCATTTAATATCTCATAATTGTGTAAATGGCATTCATAGAATACGCTTATACTTCAAGTTGTCAGATAGGCTAATATATGACGCTAAAAGGATTTCTATGTCATATTCTGATTTGCTTTTACATTTCGCTTATAAAGCAAACGGTACGTTGCTGAACGGAAACACAATAACTACGTTTTGGAAAGTAACAGGAAATAAGTTGACCTACGGAGATTTATCAGGCGAAGAGATTCTCTGTGTCCCTAGTACGATTAACGGCACGGACATTACAACGATAGGGAGAAGATCTTTTAATTTTTATGAGCTGATAGACGATAAAGTTCCTTCCTGGTATCCAAACGGGCATGCAGAACAATTGTCCTGTTTGATCATTGGAAATGGAATCCTTACAATCGAAGAGGAGGCGTTTTGCGGTTTTGAAAATTTACATACTGTAATCTTGCCACCGAGCATAACATCGATTGCTAAATTTTGTTTCTACAAAAGTCCAGTAAAAAAAGTATTCGTTCCTTCGCAAAACATAGCCATAGATAAATATGCGTTCGGCCCAGATATATTGTTTTACATGTATTTGCATTAAAGCCGTTATCAGTATTGGCCTTACGACAAAAAATCACTGCGACAGAGTACTCTCGCTTTGAGCGCCTTTCTTCTTCCTCGTCCTCGTCTTCTTCCCGTTCTTCGCTTGCAGATACTCCATCACGTTCTTTAGCAGCTCATTCTCCTCCTGCGTCATCGCAGGCTCAACCGTGTTAGCAATCGCAGAATACACCCACTCAGCCACAGGGTTCACGAAGTTCAGCATGGCGTTGCGCTTCTCAACCTCAAGCTTCACAGCCTCCCAAAGTTCTGGATCATTATTGTTCACGATTGAATCATAATCTGGCAGATGCACTTCATTATCACGAAGCAGCATCTTGTACGAAGGCTGTAGATAAGAAATACCAGTAAGTTCATCAGTAACAACCACAAGCTCGTAAGCTTTATTTAACACGTCAAAATAACTCATCAATACTCCTCCTTCACGGCAGTAACAAGTTTGGCATCAGCCTAAGGACGGATCGCTGCATTCTGAGAGAACAACTTTTCGTCCTCGCACTGTTTGAATGGGTTAGGCTCCCGTAAAGCAGCAAAGGCTTTGGCAGCCAGGATAAAAGACTCCTGGCTGCACTCGCCATTCACAAACTTATCATAGGAGCGCATCATTGCCTCATAATAGAAACAAGCACGGTTCATATGAATCACCTCTTATTTCGCCCAGTCAATCTCTTTCAGCATCTGCTGTGTCTTAGCATCAGACTTCGGCGCAGCCTTGTTCAACAGATCCATAAAACCGGAACTGATCTTCCTCGGCTTTACCAACGGGTTCGCCTCTTGAATCAGTTTCCATGAATCCTTCGCGAAAGAGTTACCGGCATAGTTCACGACGGCATCGTAGTTAACGCGCTTGCCTAATGCCGCCAATACATTATTGAAGAACGGAATCGACATTCCGTTTATTTTCGATTCATCAGCTTCGCCAAGGTAGACAGCAACCAGCGCTACAGCCTCGTCAAGGCTTATTTGCTCGTCCCCTTGGCTGCCCGGTTTTTTGAGGCCTCTTCCTTATCGTCTATATGGTTCAGCCGCTTGAAGATCTGAACCGCACGATAAATGGTTTCAGAGTCCATCGTGTCGTAATACTTGGCCACCAACTTGCCGTCGTCGAACACGGCGGTCAGGAAGTCAAATACGATCGCATCGCCATCACGTTCCGGGTCGAGGATGCCTTTATCCATCGCAAGGATGTCAGGCAGAGGGTACACATCAAGAATCCGGTAAGCTGCAGCGGTCTTGTTCCGCTGGTACAACAGCTTCGTCGGCTTGATTTCAATGTCCTGGTCGCCAACCCGGATAATGTTCTCCGGGTCTACAAGCGGAGGCTGAGGCTTATCAAGCGGAGAAGCTTCCGGCATTTCTTTGTCGAGCTCCGAGGCTTCCGGTATTTCTTTGTCCAGTTCAGCCTCGTCAGGGATGTCCTTCTTCAGAGCACGTTTCGTAGGAAGCTTTTTATTATTCTCCTTCGCTTCCGGGAGATCTTTGTTCATAACTGGCATATAAATCCTTCTTTCCTTATACGTAATAAAAAAGGGGCTGCTGCGTTATGCAGCAACCCCTTGAGTTCCTTGCATAACCTTATAATTTATCCTTAATACAAGAAACGATGTTTGGTTGATTAGGCGTCGATGTAGGCGATCTCGTAGATCTTCTCGTCGTCGCGCTTCGCGTCCATAGCGGAGAAGGTCACGGCATTGGTGGCCGCGCTCTTATAGCTGGTGTCGAACCCAGGCATCTGGGTGACCCGGCAACGGTACATCCGCAGAATCACATAGCCCTTCACAGCGCTGTCGGTGCAGTCGTCTCCAGCACCGTACACAGGCCACTTCATGACGGCCTCGCCGGTAGCAGCAGACTTGTTGTCAATCTTGATCACGTTGGCGCCATTCACCTCATACTCATAAGAGATCTCGACGGGACCGGCAATCTTATCATCGGTGAAGGTGACTTCCTTGCCGGACACGGTGAAGTCAGTGGTCAGCTCCAGGCCACGAATGGCAACGGTGCCTTCAACAGGAGTCTCGGCCAGGGTCACCTTGTGAGTGGTGGCGTCAGGAGTCAGAGACTCGGTCTTGAAGGTGCTATACTTCTCGGTGTCCTGAGGATCCTGACCAATCGTCTTAAACTTGGTCTTGTTCGCCATCGCGAACAGATCGGCGTTGAACTGACCAGATGTCATGGAGATCTCCATGGTGGACTGACCGGGCAGATAAGCCACGGGATACAGCTACCAACCGGCGTTGATTTCAGTGAAGTTAGTCTGTGGGTTCACGGAAGCCTGAGTGATCTCGTCATAGTGGAACACTTCGCCATCGCAACGCTTGAACCAGACCTGCGGCACGTCCGCAATGTAGCCCTTGTAGGCGGGCACATATGTATTAGGCATATGCAACACTCCTTTGGTTTATTTTTGTATATATTGAAAACACGCTGTCCCCCTACAGACTTCGTGTAGTCAATCATATTGTTACAGATCGTTTTCCTTATACGCCAGCTCGTAAATCTTCCCGTCATCGCGCTTCGCATCCATGGCAGAGAGCTGGAACTGGAACGTGGAGGCGCTCTTGTATGAATCGTCAAACCCAGGCATTCTCGTAATCCGCGCACGATACATGTGCATGATCAGGTAGCCCTTGATCGCAGAGTCGGAACAGTCGTCTCCGCTGGCATATACAGGCCACTTCAGAACAGCCTCGCCGACGGCAGCGGACTTGTTGTCAAACTTCGCGACCTTGCCGCTGGAAACACGACCTTCCTACTCCATTGTGCCACCGTCAGCTGGCATCTCCGGAAGAGAAGGAGCAGAGTTGAAGTTAATCTGTATGTCAACATCATCACCGGTTTCAGGCATAATAACTCCCATCTGCTGGCCTGGATCATGCGGGAAAAACTGAGCGACAGCATTTTTGAAGCTCGTTTTGCTGTCCGCGTCCTGTGTGTCAGAACAAACAATAGGGTCACCGACGTCCTCCCCATCAAGAGAAAATTGAACGCTTGCCGTCTTGTAGGCCAGGAAGTTGTGCAGCTTGATGTGCATAACAGTCATGCCTTGCGCAATCTCTTGCGTATACATTTCGATGGCTTCCGAAGCAGAGCCGGGGATCTCGATTGACCCATCCTCAAACTACGCGTTGTTCGCCATCGCAAACATATCAGCATCAAACTGTCCGCTGGTGACATCAATCGTCATAGTGGACTGGCCGGGAAGATAGGCCACCGGATAAAGACTCTGACCGGCGTTGATGTCGATCGTGTTCGTGTCCGGCTGAACGCTGGCCTGGGTCAGCTCGTCAAAGTGATAGACGTTGCCATCGCATCTCTTGAACCAGAGTTGCGGAACGTCTGCGATGTAGCCTTTCCAGGCTGGAACATAAGTGCTCATGAAACGTCGCCTCCTTAATATACTCGCATGTAGTAGAACGTGACGCAGTACCGTGCATAACCTGTCGTTCGTGTGCCAAGATCCATCTCGTTCTTGACCCAGAACCGATACCCGCCTAAATACTTGCCGCTTGTACCATGCTTGGTCAAAAGCTCAATCAGTCTCGCTGCAATCAGGTGTGTCCTGTATTGCAGCCTGTCGTTTCCGACGTTATGCAGGTGCTCCTGCTTGACATAGATATCGAAACTCATTTCGTTCTTCGTCACGTTGGGGACTTCTGTTTCATGCGCGCCGGTATCTCCATAGACGATTCGAACGTCCTCATGCTCAAGCGTCTGGTTGGAATAACCGGATCTCATAAAATACTTATCGATGAACTCGATAATGCCGGTACCCTTCGGCAGCCGCATCAGGCGGCGAAGCTCGGTGTCGGGATATATCACATCACGAATAATCTCGTTCCAATCATGGATCCATGTAGCCGGCATCAAGCATCACCTCCTAACACGCGTGACTTTGCGTTCTTGAAATAAAACTCAAACAGTTCCTTCTGTTTGTCGTTCAGGTTGCTCATATCCATCACAAGCTTATATTGGTTATCTCCGTTTTCTTCTACAGAAACCGTAATGCTGGACAGCGGTTCAAACTCTTTTGAGTGCCCTGCAAAAACCAGATCGTTCTGGAACTCATACAAAAGGTTACTTTGAAGAGATCTCGCCATCTCGTTGACTCTCTTGAATACAGCGTCTTTTACAGAACGCTTCACTGTCTCAACCAGGCCGTTCATGTTATTTGTCATAGATGCCACCCGGTTTCTGTATGGTCTGTAGGTTCAGACAGCCGCTGGTACCAGCCCTGTTCAAACCTGCCACAGAGATATCTGTGATCTGGTAGATGTCGCCGCCCCATTTGAACACATCGTCCACTCGAAGGTTCTTGGTCTGCTCGTTGTACTGCACGGTTACCAGAGCGTTCACCTCGGGCGCAACACCAGGCGTTCCGTTGGACGCAAGATATCTCGCGTTTCTGCCGTCGTAGAAGTATCCGTTCGCAGGAAGCGCGTCCACAATGATATCGTCGCCTTCCTCCTTGAGCAGATAGCCTCTGTCATCCGTAATCTCCGGATGATGCCTTTTGACCGTCAGGTCGAAGTTGCACCTGAGCGCTCGGGAAGGCGCGTTATTGCTCTGCAGCGTAATCTCCCAGTCCAGGATATACACATCATTGTTGTTACTGGCGATCACCATGTCGCCTTTTTTGATGCCGCTGGCCACATCACAGCGGATGTTTACGTTGTTATCCGTGTTAGTGTAACGACTTTTGGCAGTCTCTGTGTAGAACTCCCCGCGAATGATCTTCGGCTCGTAGCCTTCCTTGAACTGGTCATACCAGTTGGTCAACAGCGTAAAGTCCATGACCATGTTCGGGATGTCCCCATCAAGAAACTCCGTAAAATCCTACGCCAGTGTCGGCGGACGGAAAAACCTTGTCTTCGTGCCTGCTGGCACATATGGTTTTGACATTTGCGCCAGCTCCTTTCATCACTGGTCGTTAATGATTTTTGCAATGATTTCGCTCATGCTGACATTGGCGCATGGAACCCCTTTGTAACACAGGGTCTGTGGGAGGCGGCCAATGTTGTTCGCATTGTTCAGCAGCTTCTTCCGAATCGTCTGGAAGTCTTCCAGAGCTTCCGGATCCCAGTTATCTTTATCTTTGTAGTTCTGAAGATAAGATAACACAGACTCGACATCCCGCACGAGGGATTTCAGTTCGTTGTATATATGATCCGTATAAGACTCGAACGGATACGTCCTGATCTCCCGTGCGTCCATCGCCTTGTTATAGTATTCAGTACGGACAGTAAAGTCTTCGTTCATGCTCTCACCTCAAACAGAGTAGAACGAGTAGGAGACCATCTTGTAAAAGATGATCCGGCGCTCGTTCTCAAGATTCGCGATCGTGTCCTGAAGATGAGCGTAAGGCTTGTCTGCGTTCGCAACACTCAGCGCGTCCGTGGTGTAGGACACAATGTTGTTCACATCGCTCTGCACCTTCTTAAAGAACGCAATCTGCGCTACAATCAGCACATACTTTTCCTCGTCGATCGGAAGATCCACCGTGAACCAGATTGTGTCATCCACAGGTTCCTCTTCTGTTTCTTCAGGGTATACGATCATGTCTTTGGAGTATTGAGACGCTCTGCCCGTGTCAATGTACAGGGTTTTGATGCCATTCAGGATCATCTTGATAAAGTCCGCATCTTCCATTTCTTCTGGCGTTCTCTGCCAGGAAACGATGTCCTTAAGCTCCATCGCAAGCTCTGTTACGTTCGTCATGGGCAGCGCCTCCTTTATCAATTAAACTGATCCAGCCAATCCTTGTCTGGCATCTTCGCGTTGAGAATCTTCAGCTTGCTCGTCGGCAAGTCCATCTCAGACGCGACTGTATAAATAGCATGCAGCTCAACCGGATCGTCAATGGCGTTCAGCCATGCCTCCATAGCCTTTGCAGACTTCTTGAGCGCAGCGGTGATTTCCTCGTCAGTAAGGTGCTTCTCGCTCTCATCAACCTCTACAATGTTCAGTTTATCCAGCGGAATCTCCTTGTTGGTTCCATCTACAGCGACAAGCATTCCGGAACCGAAGAACTTCTTTGTTCGGCAAATGCTGTCAACATACTCGATATCAGCAGCAGTCATCAGTGCAAAACTGCCAGGCCTGATATTGTACTGGCGACCGTCAGCAACGGTCACACCGATATCATACTTGCAACGGTTGTAAACCCGATAACGGGCCTCAGTGTATCCAGCGGGTGTCATATCCATGCCTTATACCTTCTTCCTTGTAAAATAAATCAGGGCGAGGGGCACCATAAGGGTGCCCCTTTTGCCCTTCAAGAGATCAGTTGATCTTGTAAGCGCCGATGGTGGGCAGGTTGCCGGAGATAAAGCCAGCGCCGAACCAGGTGTCAAGGCGGACCTCGTACACCAGATCATCGATGTTCTGGGACTCGAACGCATTCACGCCGCCCTCGTTGACGATCTTCAGGTTGCGGGCATCACCGCTCATGCCACCAGGGATGATGTAGAGCCAGTCAGTGGCCAGCACCGGGGTGGTGGTGCCGTCGAAGTAGGTGTTCGCCAGGGACACCACTGCAGCGCCATTGTAACGGCCGATGTAGCCATTGTCGTTCATCTCATCGATCATGCCATGGCTGCGCTCGGTGAACAGGTTGCCACCGGTCGCGCCGGGGTTCATCTCCATGCCGGTCAGGCCAGCCAGCTGAGCAACAGCAGCCTGGTCGCCCAGGATGGTGACAGGACCCAGCCGACGGAAGTACGCCAGCTGAGCGTCCAGGGTCGCCTTCACGATGCCGGTACCGGCAGCATAGAATGGGCTGGAGTAAGTCTGCATGGCAGTATGCAGCACATTCTCCACCAGAGCCAGCTTCTTGTTGGTGATCTCACGGTTCGCCTCGCGGATCAGGTCGGCCATGTTCACACGGCCAGCGCGCAGGTCCACGATGTTGATGGCGGGACGGGCGGAGATCTCATCGGTCTCAACCGTCACCTGACGATCTGCCACATAGCTGCGCTTGGTGGTGGAACCCTTGGCCTGGATGTAGGCCTTGATGCCGCCAGTGCGCATGTTAAACACGGCCTTGTCCTGATAGCCGACAGACTTCTGGTCAGCCACCTGGTTCAGGAAATCCAGCTCGCGCTTCTGCAGCTCATCCACGGTAAACGCGATGACCTACGCGATCTGATGCCGATTCTGGGGATTCAGGTCCTTCTACAGCTCGGCAATGATGGAAGCGGCCTCGTCCACGTTGGCCTAGTCGACCCGCTCGCCGCGAGCCTGAGACGCAAGCACCTTAATGAGCTTGCTGTCGCGATTCACGATAATATCACTCATTGTCTTGCACCTCCTTAACCGACGAGACCAGTCGCCAGAACGCCATACTCGGTACCAACCACAGGCGTTCCGCTGACCTTGTCCGTCACAAACTCTTCGCCCACCTGAATCGGATGGGCACGCAGAAACTTGCCGGAAGCGGTGGAGTACAGCGTGGTGTCATACACAGCAGCGCTGTTCACCTCAAAACCGTTCTCGACAAAATAGTTGTTCTTGCCAACAGCGTTCACGATAAAGCGGTAGGCAGGAATGCCATCGTAAATGGTGGTAACTTCCTTGCACAGCAGCTTAGTATCGGTGTCGGCAGCGGGCAGCTTCATGACCAGCTTGCCATTATCCATCGTAGGAGCGACAAACATGCCGTTCTCGATAGCGGTGGTCTCGCCGTTCACCAGCTCGCCTTCGTACACGTAGCCCTGAAGGGCGGTCATGTATCCAGCCATAGCTATCATTCCTCTCGTAATTTATTTGCTCTGTCACAGCAGAGTATAGGAAGAGACAGGCTCTTCACTCTCCAGCAGCGAATACTTTGGATGGTCTTCGCCTTCCTGGATGTTCGCCATAAAAGGATTCGCCTTATTGGCGCCGGAAGTGGCCGCTTCAGCGATCATCTTCGCAGGCGCGTCATTCAGCTGATTCCTCAGTTCGGCCAGCTCCCGACGAAGCGTATTGACGGATTCCTGCAGCGAGGCGACAAGCTCGGACATGGAATCCGTGCCGACCTCTGCTGTCTCCTCGGTAGACCCGGTCTCTTCAGCGGTAGCCTCCTCAGTGGCAATGGCCACTTCCTCCGTGGCGTTAGCCACTTCTTCGGTAGGCTCCTCGGAAGCAATCGACTCTTCCTTGGCAGTCTCAACAGAGGCAGTCTCCTCTTCAGGCTCATCCTCTTCGCCGCACTTCTTCTCCTTATCATCGGAGCAAGCAGCGCAGGCTTCATCGTCGGTCTGGGCAAACTCAACCACGGCCACACTGTTGTCGCCAAGCGGCGCTGGATCCTGGACAACCGTTTCCGTGTGAGTCTCATGCACGTTATGGTCCTCCACAACGTTTCCGGTCTCGGTGTCGACCACCTTCACGGTATCAACCGCTACATGATCCTCCACCACGACCTTCGCAGCAAGAGCCTCCTGGCTCTCCTGCTCCTCCGCGACGGCCTCAGCCATCACTTCGGTGTCGTTCACATCTGTCATCTCTTGTTCACCCTCTCTGCGGCCATCCGCTATACTGTTGCACTCGGCCACCAGATCCAAAGCAACAGCGCTCTCGCAAGCCGGGAACGTCACCACGGCAGCGCCTTCGAGGAAGTTATCCTCAGAAGCGTCGATCTCAATGGTCCCATCCTCAAGCTCTCGGTAGCTTCCGCAGGAGATCTCAAAGGAGAACTTCAGCTTCCCATCCGCGAACAATTCGGAAATTGCCCTACAGACGGCTTTGTTCCTTTTCATGATCCTCGCGTAACCGATAAGCGCAGCGCCATCCGCAGTCTCCTCTTTCTCATAGCGATAGAAGGAGCCAATCTGGGCAGAGTGAAACTCTCCCGTGCGCGCATCATACAGATGACCAAGGTGCTGGTAATCACCGCTCGCGAGATTTTTTACATCCGCGCACAGTGGGAGCCCGACATACTTCTCCTGGTGCTCCACAATTTCGTCAAGGAACGCAGGAGTAACTCGAACACCATTAAGATTAGCTCCCGGTGTTTCGAACAGCCGAGCTTTGACGGTCAGATAAATATCCGACTGCTGGATTTCGGAGATGACAGAGGCAAAACAGGTTTTCATCCTGTTCATGGGTCTCATCCCCTTTATTGCTCTCTCTGCTCACAATGGTAGGGGGCAAAGCAAGCGAAGCGAGCTAATCTATTAAAACGGCGTAGCCGTTTTAATCAAATAAGAAAATCTGCCTTTTCCTGCCACGCACAGTTATAGGCAGACATAAGGGTGGCAGTTTACGCACCAGCCACTGTTCAGTGCTATATTCGTGGAATAATACGGTTTGAGGAAATGCCCCTCCTGAATCAGGAAAGCCGATCACCGTAAACTTGCTTACTCACCCATACTGCCTTCCGGGTTGGAAGGTTTGGGCTGTTTGGAACGTATCGCGTTCTCTGGGTCAGAAGTCCGTTCGCTGTCGTCAAGCTCTGGCCTGCCGATGTGCGTTTCTTCTGTCTCCTGTTGATCAGGCTCTTCAGGTTGCTGAACAGGCTCTTCAGGCGGAGAGGTCTCCTGCTGGAGCTTGATCTTGTTCAGCTCGTTCACAATATCCCTCGGAACCAGCACTTCATCGGTGCCGTTCCCGGCCTCGCTCTTGCGACGGGAAGTCTCGCGCTCCATGGAATATCCGAAGGCTGTCATATATGTCTCTGTGGAGACAACGCCTTCCTTCCAGAGCTTCTCACAGGCTTCGCGCAGCGCTTTCTTTCCGGCCATGTCCAGCGGCATAAAGCTGAACTCTGGAACCTTGCTCACGTTATAGGCATGGGTGTTCGCCAGCTCTTCCTGGATGCAGACATTGATCTTATTCATCAGTTCGCAGACCTCATCCCGGCAGGACTCGATCCTGGCCGCAGCTGTCTGCATGGACACCTGGGCAGAAGCAAACGTTGAACCGTCCGTGCTGAGACCGGCTACCAGCAGACCGCTGATGCCACCGGCAGACAGGATGTCGTTGTTACAGTCTCTGTACTTGTCGAACTGGAAGAGGTTATCCAGATCTGGCTGGACCACATGCGCATGGGCCAGCTGGTTTGTGACGGCCAGCGGGAAGTTGCTCATGGCCCTGGAGAATATGTTCCTGGTCTCTCTTAACTGATTGATTTCAGGAAGCATATCGGCGCCCTTCTTCTCGTCACCATAGTTGATATGTACGAAAGAATGGATGCCAAGATCCAGCATTTTTACCTCGTACTTATTAATGAGTTCCTTCTTGGCCAGAGCTGGCAGACAAGCGGAGATAAACGGAATGGCATAGCGCTGCCAGGTTTCCTTGTCTGCCTGGAGTACCTTGCAGTACTTCGGGTTCAGCTGCGCGTACATTTCTCCGCGATTGATGGCCTCCTGCACTTCCTCCGGGAAGCCATCGAAGTATGTCTCCAGGTCGTTGTCCTTCACCCAGTTCTCTTTGATGACGTAGTTCTTCTGCCGCCATTCGTTGTAAATCGACTGGCAGTCGAAGTCCACCACGGGCTCTCCGTTGAAGGATACGTTACCAATCCTGCATTTTGTCGGAGGCAGGGTAATTGGAACACCGTGGTACACATAAACAAACACGTTCGCGTACTTCCAGTATTCCAACATAATCGAACTGAGCTTTTCCCGGAGACGAATCTTTTTATAGAATTCTTCATAGATCTTGATCGTCTTCTCCGCAGCGCCATGAAGCGTCCAGGAGGAGCCAAGGCTGTACGGCACATAAACGTGCTTCACAATGCCGTGAATCAGCGGATCTGCGTCTGTGTAGTAATCCTACAGCTTATACAGATCGTATATGTGCTGCTGCTTGTTCCGAAGAATCGAATCATAATCGTAGCCGTAAAGTTCGCCGGAGAACGTGATGTTTGAGTTATTGTAAGACTGGATGTCTTTCCTTTCCTCATCATCCTTCGCTCCGACCGCGACCTTTCCCGGCCTCTCTCTCTTTACTGGAGGCTCCGCCTGCTGCGAGGGCTGTCTCCTGAATGAACCAATGAAATCCCAAAAGCCCATGGGCCTCACCTCCTGTTACAATAAATTCATTGTTGCGCTGTTGACGGTTTCGATCAGACGGTTGAGATTCTGTTGGGCACTCCATCCGTCAACGTTCAAATGATTCTTTGGCGCACGGTATACGTCCACTTTCACCTGAATCCTTGCATCCGTCAGCGCATTATAAAATGTGTTGACAAAATAGGTCGTATGTCCACGGATTGTGATCGACCCGCTGTTGATGTTCAACGTGTTCCCAGACCATGTTGGAGCAGCTACAGTCACGCCAAGGCCGTATGTCACAGCTGTGTTGACAGCCAAAGCGGAGGCGCTTGACCAGTAGATGTGTCTGGCAACACCCAAGGCTGGGGCTGGGGCGGACGCAGCCGTCACTTTCTTGGTCGGGTCAATGACCGCCGGGAAACTGTTGGCTGGCAAGTCGCACATCTCATAGACGTAGCTCGTCAGCATGTATTCCTCTCTGCCCTTGGCCTTGGTCTCAATGGAGTACTGCGGAATCGTCAGCGTCCGCAGCACAAGCCAGTAATTGTAGTTCGACTTGTCACCGGCGTAGGTGTCCAGCACAGCGCTTGCCTTAAGAGTTTTTGCGCTGGTTGAGTAGGCCGGGATCGTTATGCCAAGATCTGCCACCAGCATCTGATCCCAGTACACCGTCTTCACCAGTTCTGCGTCCGGGCGGATCGCATACGGGACAAGCTGAACAGTGGCCGTGCCTGTCGCGGCCTGACCATTGGCAAGGTAGAACGTCTTGCCGGGAGCCACATCGGAAGCGACAGCCGTTGTCCCGGTAACGTCCGTAAACGTCGCTGTCCCGCCTCCGACCTTTGGTAAGGAGACAGACGGCACAGACTGATAGGTTGATCCGAACAGGGAGATGTCCTGTGCCATGCTATCACTCCTTAAGAAATATTGAGGGCGTTGGTTGTGCTGTCCTGCGTCACCGTCTGAATAATGCCCGCGCTATAGTTGGCATCCACCCAGACCAGGAGAGAACGGGACAAAGCGAAGACAGCCCTCTGATTCGTCGTGTCCATTTCCACCAACGTCCCGGAAAAAGTGGAGGTTCCGTAGACGCTTGTCTGTCCTGTGATTTGGGCGATAGCGAAGATCTTTCTCGGCGTTCCGTAGCCATCCAAAACAGAAGACCCTGCGATGAACTCACTTAGTGCCTCCGAGTCTCCTGCGAAGGCCAATGCGATCTCCCGATACTAGAGATCCGAAGTCCCGGAGCTTCCGTTCCATGTGATGTGCACGATCAGGACGTCGTCCTCGACAGACTTGATCTGCTGGATCAGCGGAGCGAGATCGTCAGATGTCGCGCCGCTTGGAACCGTTACGCCCTTGCTGCTGATCATAACCTTGGCACGAGCGACATTGTCAGCGATTCTATTGATCTCACTCTGTATGCTCATAGACTCACCGCCTTAAATTGCGGCAAGAGCCTGTTCAATATCGTTCGTGAGGGTCACTGTACCTCCCGTCGTATACCCGGCAGGTATAGTTGCGCTCATAGAAGTCAGTCCGTCAATCGTGGTTGTCACGCTCCCGTTGTTCGCCATTGCGCCGGTGACCTTCACCCCATTCACGTATGCCGAGGCTCCTGTCAGAATCTGAGCTGCTGTCGCCGTCGCGTCCGTAGTGTCGATGTAGTTGTCTGGAATTGGGTTGACGGTTACGTAAGACAAAGTGTGTGCATCGGACGGATAAATTGTCTGTGCTTGCTTTGTGGGAGTAGCCGTAGCAGTTTCAACAAATATCTGCACAGTGCCAGTACCATCATGATAACCTTGCGCTATAGTGCAGCTGGTATGAGCAGGAATGGTATGCCCTTCGAGAACAAAATCATTTGGAAACAGGAACTCATCATCTGTTCCACTGCAATCTGGCATTGTGCCAGTCACAACGCCACTGCTAATAGCGGCTGTTTGGCCTTCGAGAATGTTCGCAGCCGTAGCCGTAGTGTCAGTCGTATCTACAAAGTTTGACGGTATGGCGTCAACACACACAGAATCAAGAAATGCGTTATTGGTTCCTGTGATGATTTGCGGTTCCGTTGTCGGAACAACAGGGTCCGAAGCGTCGATCGTCTCGTAGTTGACGGTCACAGTCCCGCCCTCGCTGTAGTACGCCTGATCAATCGTATAGGTCGAGTTCGACGTGTCCAGCGTTTCGGTGACAGCCGCATTCGCAGGAATTGTACCGGTTATTGTATCACCGTTCGCGTCTACAAATGACGCGCTATCCAGTACATCGCCAGCCGTAGCGGTAACGCCGGAAACATCCTGGTATTCGCTCGGGATGGCATCAACTAACACAGCCGTAAGGAAAGCGTTGTTCTCACCCTGGATCAGCTGTTGAGATGTTGTCGGAACAACGGCGTTCTGTTCATATGAAGAATCAGATGCCACATTGATGATTCCTTCACCTTCGTAGTATCCTTCTTCCTGCGAATACTCCTGATTGCTGACAGTCAAAGTAACAGCTGGCGCTGGATTAATCGGAAGCTCGCCTTCCACCAGTTCACCGTTCACATATGCGGAATACCCTTCCAGGATCTCCAGCGATGAAGCTGTTGCATCGGTCGTGTCAATATAGTTAGCCGGAATCGGATTAACCGTTACTGACGACAGCACACTCCCCGGCGTAGGAGCCACAACCTGTGTTTCCTCGGTCGGCGTGGCAGTCTTGGTTTCCGTTGTGATACTGACCGTACCGGATCCATTATGGTATCCGGCAGGAATCGTTGTGCTGGTCGTTGTAGTGTCCAGCGTTCTCGTGATTGCGCCGTTGTTCGCCATGGTGCCTGCCGTAACAGCGCCTGTTGACGTCACAATCACTTTGTTCGCCAGAACGTCAGCCGCTGTTGCCGTCACAGAAGTAACGTCCTGGTACGCAGCAGGGATCGGAGCAACGGTCACGCTGGACAGGCCATAGTATCCGTTGTCTGGCGTGACGCTCTGCTGCTGCTTTGTGGGTGTGGCAGACTTCGCCTGCAGCGAATAGTTGCCACCACCTGCAATACCGGTAACCGTACCGGAACCACTGTGGTATCCCGCAGGGATCGTGTAGGATTCGCCTTCGCGAACCGTTGCGTTGACAGATCCCCTGTTCTGTATGTTATCGATCTCTTGAGCAAGATCGTCCAGATGGTCTGTCTATTGGCCTACGCCAATCTCGATCATTTTGTTGCGGATGGTATTGCGCGCCGTTTGAAGTCGCGCAATCTCTGTTGCGGTGCTCATGCTTCCATCACCTCTCGTAATCGCTGTGCATAAGCACCAGCATTATATCGTTGCCAACAGTGCGTTAATGTTTCCGATCTCCGTATAAACCGCTGCCGATGTGATCGGAAGCGTGTTGTCGCTTTCGGCGTCGCTGGCTGTCAGGACTGACAGTTTGCCTGTACCGGAGATGTCCAGACTGTCCCCAATCATGACGGCCCCAAGCTTGCTCTTGGACGCTATGGGGAGATCGTGAATGTGTTCGTCGATCAGGCTTTTCGCTTTCCCGACTGCTGCTGCATACGTCACGACATCCATACGCACCAACCCCTTTATACGGTCTGGTGCCAGACGCTGTCAACGCCAAGCATCCAGATCTTCTACAGGTCCGCCACATACGCGACAGAGCCAGGGTAACACGTCGGTTCCCCATGCGCGCCTTTTGAAATAATGGTGGGGAGCTCCGACACATCGTTTTCGTCGTCGACCAGCCATTCGCATATACTCGGGCTGATAGGTTCGTCGTCTTTTCTCACAAGAGCGTGCGCCATGCTCCTCACCTCCTCTTCGAAACTAAGGTACCCTGATTATTAATCACATGTTTAAAACGCACTGGCAAGGCCTACACACTGCGCACCACGATTGAAACGCTTGATGTTGACCTTCTCCAGTTCGCTGATGTAGTCATTCGCCATCGCCAGGGATGAGTACCGGTCCTTGTGCAGGCGAATGTTTGTAGTATCGTACAATACATTGCCGCTGGCAGACACCTTTGCGACAATGTTGCCCATCTCAAACTGCAGGGCGTCAGCCTCTGCATATATGGCCTTTTCATACATGGACATCTTTTGCTTCTCGTCCCGCTCAAGCTCCTTCGACTGAAGCAGCCTGCTGGGGATCGGAAGTTCAATCCTTTGTTTCTCCAGCGCCACACGCATGTTTGTGTATAACCGCTGGTTCAGCGCCTGGATCGCCCGGAATGGATGCAGCATCGGCTGAGCAGCCGCATTCATGTTCGGCTCGTCATCAACCACCAGCGGTGGGTATTCCTTCTCGCTGGCATAGTCCACCCATTCCTTGTCGAAGAACCTGTCCAGGCTGTCACCCAGACCTCTGGCGTCGTATATGATCTTTTCCGCGTTCGGGAAGTGCAGGTGATACAGCTTACGAACTTCCTCTGCCAGCACGTCCAGCGATTCTCCATGGAAGGATCGCATGTAGACCAGCTTTCTGTTGAACGTGCCGTCTGACTTCTCCATGAACTTCAATACACTCAGAATGGAGTTGTCAGCCGTGTCCGCATCGCTGGTCGCGATGTCCAGGGATATCACATATCGGCTTTTGGAGTTCTTCGGCTGTTCCAGCTCAACCTTCTGAAGCGTCCGGCATTTCTGCGTCAGATCATACGGGAAGGCTGAGTTATTGGTGGAGCCTACGAACTTTGACTCGTACTCCATGGCGAAGACAACATCGGGTTTGTTCTCGCGCTCGTGGATGAAGTACTCCTCCTGGTTGACACCGTTCTCCACAGCAGCCCTCCAATCCAAGGCGCAAGCAAAGCTCTGCTGATCCCCTGCGGCCATGTTCTTCAGGGTCTTCACAAACTCCTGATAATATGGGAGGGCTTTCTCGCATGCGGATGTGATGCGAATCGTCTTTGAAGCAAAATCCGGGAACTTGTTCTCGAACGAGATCTCCCGACGGTAGTTCTTTAAAGGAGAAACAACGGCATCCACAATCTCAGGGTCCACGTCCCGCGCCTCGTCAACCACAATAATCTTTGCGCGCTGGCCACGGGCACTCTCCATCGCAAAGGATTCAAACTTGGATCCGTTCTTGTATACGGCTCTGCCCTTGTCTGTCGAGATCTGCACAAGACTCCTGGCGTTGTTCGACGTGAGCTCGTTCGCGATGTTCGGGTTGCGCTCAGCAAGGAACTTCAGCTTTTCCAGAACCAGCTTCGCCTGTTTCGCTGTCTTGGAACACACCGCGACAAATGTCTGCGGGTACAGGACACACAATGCATGGCAGCAGAGTGCGATCAGCCATGTCTTACCAGCACCACGGTTCTGTACAACATCTGAGTCTCTGCAGTTGCCAATCTGTCTTGCGATCACATGCTGGTCCCTGCTGAGTTTAATCGGTGGAAAAGCATCTTCAATGAAGACATCAAGGTGCGTCCTGTAGAAAATGATTTGCTCTTCCATTACATCCCAGTTTGTGATTACACCAAGCTTTGCTTTCTACATGATAACACCTCGCTAAATAAGAAGTTGCGCCGTCGGGACTCGAACCCGAAGCTCTAGGTTATGACCCTAACATGCTGCCTTTGCACCACAGCGCGTCAAAGCGCTGCTTGTTATCGCAGCGCGATTTTGTTCATAGAAAAGATCTTACAAGGAATCCAGAGACAAAGACTCCACAATGTATCGGAAGTCGTTAATCGTCTTGTCGACATCGTCTTCCTCCCACTCGATCTTGCGAGTGCATGGGTGACCAGACTCTTCCAGCCTTAAGGCGATCTCGGACCACGAGCTTAAGCCGCTGGTGTCTCCCGGTCGCCTTTTGCATGCAGCGAAGTTGCCGGACTTGGAGAGCATGTCGAACTGCGCCATCGCATCCTTCACCACGCTGATGTCGCATCTGCCATTGGCGAAGTCTGCCTGAACCTTATCGTACTGAAGCGAGGCTTTCGCTAGCTTCTTCGCAATGTCTCTCAGGTTCACGTCTGTCAGGTCGAAGTCCTGCTCCAGACCGGAGTAGTAGTCCTCAAGGTATTCCAGCTCCTTTTTCTTGAAGTCGCCGTTGAACTTCGAGGAGTGGTACTTTACATCGTCGTCGATCGCTTCCTCCACGATGTAGCCCTCGGCTTTCGCTTCCTCGTAGGAGTGAAGCTTGCCGCCCATCGTGTTGTCGACAAAGCTGTAGTACTGGACCAGAAGAGATGGCAGCTGCTGACATGTCATCTTCTCCAGAACCTTGATCTTCTGGTCGTCCCGCAGTTTCAGGAATGTCGCATTGTTGCTCGCCGCCGCCTCGGCTTTGGCGCTCGCATTCTGCCACATCTTTTCGCTGAACTCACGATTGTTGTACCAGAAGTACTCGCGGATTTCGTCCTTTGTTGTGCAGCGGGAGAAGCAGTCTTTGCACCATGCGTCCCTGCCGCCTTGCTCTGTCCAGTCTTTGTTTGAGTAGTAATCTGTCAATGGGTGATTCTTGCCACACCTCTGGCAGGTTTTTGTTTTGGTCGGCACACTTGATTTCTTTGACTTGGATTCAATGGGTTCTGGCATGAGATCACCTCTGATTGTTATGAAAATATAATGCGAAAAAGAGACGCATTTTTTGCGTTTCTTTCCAATACGTTCATTTTCGAGGTTGCGGATTTTTGGGGAGAGAACTTGGAGAAGAACTAATGATGAGTTTACGCGAGATTGCTCAGCTTTTGAGCGTAAACTCACACGCTTATGCCGGATACTCGTGGGAACCGGTACGGCGACAACGGCACGCCCCAAGTGGATCGAGACCTGCAAAATGCAGGAGAAGGAGGAACCACCATGAAGGAGATTATCAACATTACCAACATGTACGAAATCGGCGCCGGTAACAAGAATGACCTGGATAAGCTGACCAACAAGGCGCACGTGCGCCTGTATGGCACCCATTCCGACACTTGCGCTCTTCAGCGCAACTACAAATTCAACAAATACTTCTTTGACTGCCATCGCCGTCCCCTCACCTGGAAGATGGCCACTCGGGCGTCCTTCAACGATTATCATTTCAACAAGTATTGGTTTCCCCGCAACGAGGAGCTCGCTTGAGCTCCTCCCCGTCGGGCGGTGCGAGTCCGTCCCCTGATGACCTCTTCGGAGGACAGCGAAAGCTGTGGCATTAGCCGAAACGGGAAGAGCGAAAACAACCGGATCGCTGCGTCCGTCTGAGCAGTAAAAATCCCGGCAGAAAGGAGGGCCTTGCCGTGTACAAGGTATCCACTTCTGGCGGTTCAGTCTTGTTCTCCTGCGATGAGAAGGATGACGCGGTTGTCAATGCGGATCTTTTTGCCAAAGATCTGAGCTGCGACATATACGTCACCGACGAAGCAGAAGAGACTGTATACGTAGCACATGCCAGTGACTACGAAACAGGCGACTGAGTCGTCCAGGCCCCGAAAGGGGCTCTGCCGGGTATCGTTATTGTACACGCTTCACGGAGCGTTGTCAACACAAAGAGAAGGAGGAACAAACAATGAAGTACATCCTGATTGTCACTAACCCCATCGACGAAGTCGAGGTCATCCCCGGCTTCGCCACCGAGGAGGCCGCCTGGGAGAAGGCGGACGAGTTGGATTATTCCAATAAGTACAATGCCAACTTCTCTTATGAGGTGATCCCCGATATTGTCTCGATCATCAAGGCGCACAAGCAGTGCGTCGAGAACACTGGTTGTGATGGGTGCCCATATGATGGCATCTGCGCCACCCGCTCCTGCGCCCTGGATCGTGACACCGTCGTTGCGCTCAGGGCGTTCAATGCTCTGATCAACCCCACCTGATGAGGGCCAGATGGCGCATGGCCGAAACGACTGTCGTGAGACAGACGTCGTGGGAAGCCACAAAAAAGAAAAGAAAGGAGAAATCTCGATGAAGAAGCTCATTGCTTTTCTGAAGGCTTTGCAGAAAGCATTCAGAAATGCCAACATCGATTTCGTTGCGCTGAGCAACGAGATCATCGGCTGATGAAGTGGTCCAGAGCTGTGTAGGACTATTAAATAAACACAGCCAGAAGCTGCATCGCTGTAAAGGATGTGGAAGGTCTGCTGGGGACCAAGCCAGTGTGGATAAGGGTTAAAAGCCCAACCCAGAAATGTTCGATTCTAGCCGAAGGGCTGGAGAAGGAGGATAACCATGATCGAAAAAATTATCATCGCCGCCATCAACGCCATCCTGACCCTCATCAATGGGTTCGACTATAACCCCGAGCAGGAGTCCTATGGCCCCTGCTGGATCGGAGGGATCTGGGACCCGGAGAAGGCGGACCAGACCATGCGCTGGGCGCAGAGTTTGGTGTTTGATCTCATGCGGCAGCTCAACATGCCGCTGAATGGCTGGAATGATTTTGATATCTTTGTATCGGCTTATGCCCGATACAAAGACATTCGCAGAGCATATACCGTTGCCAAGGCAGATCTCTGCTGTATGTCGATCTGCGGTTTGGCAGCCGTAGATTGGAAAGAAGCGGACAAGATCCGTTTCTAATCTGCAGGCCACACCAGGCAGAACGTCGTGAGACATGCTGTCTGGTGAAATGCGCTCAACGTCGTGAGACGTGGACTGGTTGGTAGCCCAGGCAAAGCAATCCCGGCATGCGTCTTGCCGATCAAAAGGCCTCTGTTGCAGCAGAGGCCAAGAGGAAAGGAGGAATCACCCATGGCAAACCCCACTCTCACCGGCTACGGTTGGCTGATGAAGCTGCCTGACGGCACCATGCGCGAGTACGCTTCTGACGCGGAAGCGCTTGAGGCCGTTAGGGAGGCTGAAGAAGCCGCCGACGAGGAGCCTGAGGGCGAATAGCCCCAAATCCTCAAGTGCATTCTATCATAGACGCTGACGGAATGCAAGCGCCACCATGCAGCGCTCAAGCATGGGCCTCGCCGTGGCAAGCGGCATTTTGTTGACCAAAGCGACAAAAAAGGAGGAATCCCCATGAAGAAGCTGTTTGCCCTGATCCTGGCCCTTGTGCTGGCGTTCTGCGCTGGCTGGACCAAGGACACCACCACCGTCACCACCGAGGTGGCCACCCAGACCACCGAGACCAAGATCGCCGAGTGGGCCAATGCCTATTATGGCAAGCCCACTGTCAAGAAGATCAACAAGACCAACAGGGTCAGGATGCTGGCCCGCCGTGCCGGGCGGATCCTGGCACTCCCGATGTTGCTCGCTATTGGTAGCGGTGGCAGTGCCACAAGAAAGACTCCGGTTATGGTTCAGTATGAGCTGAACGGGGCCATTAAATCCAAAGTCTTCCAGTCTGCTGAAGAAGGATTTTCGGCCTATCGGCAGATTGCCACTAAGCAGCCCAACCTGCCGAGACAAATCAAAACGGCAGGTACGCCAAGTATCGTCTTGGCGAACCATGGCTGGACGAACACCCTTGTTCGTCGCGAAAACGCCGAGCAATGGAAAGACAATGCCAGGACGAGGCTCGAGGCTTGCAAGGGCCTCAAGAAAGCTGTGATCGCCGCCGTTCTGGCGATCCGAGTCAGCGACCTGAAGAAGGTCATTGTTGGCCGGAACACTGAACGTTTGATGGAAATCCCGGGTATTGGCGAAAAGACAGCTTACAAAATCCTCGACGCCTTGGAGCCGATCTGCAAGGCTGAACCCACTATTCGGGCTTATGGTACACGCACGTTCATTCGTGCGACCTTGAACCCGAAGAAAAACGGGTTCGACTTTGATAGCATCAACAAGGGCGTGTCTCCAGTTGAGGCAAAAGCCATCGCCATCGGCGGGGACAACGCCATCGTTCACGTCACATCAATCATTCCGGATGCCAAAGCCACAGACATAGAGAGCCTGGAGATGGCGGAAGACGCCGCACACCTGTGGCGCCAGACCGTTATGAACGGTCTTGTTATCAATGGAACAAAGTACGTGTTCCTTGGCCATGGCACCAACAACGCCAAGGAATGCAAAACTCTCTGGGTCAAAGAGTCCATTTACGCAGAAATGCGGACATGGATTCTGAAAGATACAAACACTGGATGGCTGACGACCGTCGCGAAGAAAGTTGCTTACCTTGTTGGCCTTCAGGCCGTTCCCAGGAAGTCCTTTGGGATCCCCTTCATTCCGGAGGATTGTGCAATCATGCCTTCCGTGTGGTCCGAGATCGTCGGCAACCATACGAAGGAGTTCCTCGACGGGCATGAGGAGCAGATGGACAACAACCGAGAGAGCGAGATCCGCTCTGACGGATACTCCTGCATCGAAATTCCGGAACAAATGGTTCCTGTGTTCGTGAACCGGCTGATTCAGCAGGGCGTTGATCCCGAAGAAGCGGCCGAAAGAATCGAAGCCTTTATGGCCGATCACTCGGTGGTCACAATTCGGGCTAATGGCGCAGCGATTAAGAGCTGCTGCGACCGGAACTTCGCCGCTCATCGGTTCCTTCACGAAAACGGTATCCATACGATGCCCGATGGTCGTCCCATCGACCAGATTTCCGTCTTTATGGACGAGACCGTCCTGAAGACGAACATCGGCAACGCAACCAGAGCGTATACCACGTTTGAGGCTTGGTGCGACGCAGTTCGCTCTGAGTTCGACCTTGGTGTATGCGTACGCGCCCATGCCCCGGAAAAGAAGGACACCTCTTACCAGGTTGTCCAGACACTCACGGAAGCATCAGACGAGTCTTTGGCGCTGATGGCTGAACCGACCATCAAGCGAATCAACGGTGCCCACACCGTTGATGGTGCCAGCAAAATGCTCGGGCGTGAGCTCGGGCATATTGCCCGCATTCTTCCGACGTTCCTCAATGTCCGGGCCATCAATGAACGATTCGTGACATCACTCACGAAAGACATCGACCTCGCCTTCTCTGGTAAGATTCTTCGTAACTCTTACTACGCGAAGGCGCTCCCCGATCCGGTATACGTCTTCCAGGCATGGTTCGGCCTGGAGCGGACCGGCAGTCTGGAAGTCGGCGAAGCATGGATCCCTGGATTCCAGTACGGCGAATTCGCCTGCTCCAGGTCCCCTGTTGTGCATCCCAACAGCGACAGGGTCCTCCGGAACGTCGCTCCGAAAGCGGCGTTCAAGAAATACTTCAAGACGCAGGCGTACTGCGTCTACTTCAACTGCTACGATGACACCTCCCGCGCCTTTGCCATGGATTTCGACGGCGATGGTGTCAAGTTCTCCTTCGAGAAAGGTATGATCCAGGCGACGAAAGAGACGCTGGCCAGGTGGAACAGGCTCATCATTTGGGAAGCGCCAGAGACTGACAAACAGATCGTTTCCCGCGAAGACGAGCTCGTCTATGCTGGAGGTCTGACCCATAAGAACCAGCTCGGACTGACCGTGTTCAACGAGAACGGCCTTCTGAACAGGGTCAACAGAGTTAAAGACCCTGTTACTGGAGAATACCACTATGAACTGGTTGAAATCAGCGAGCGCGGCGTCAACTTCAAGGTATTTGCCGCGAATGTGCTGGTGGATGCCAGCAAACATGGTGGAGCCGACTTCAACGAGCCTCGGGAAAGCCAAGCTGCTACTAATATGGTGCAGCCTTTGGCGAAACTGTACAAAGATGCGGTTGCTCGCCATGCGACCAGAAACGAGCTGGAAAAGCTCGCTTCCATGGACGGAGTAGATCGCACCTTGATGGTGTCTACTCTTAACCGGTTGTTCATGCTGTACAGCGACAAGCTGGACAGATCCACCGAGATTTACGACCTGCCTGAGGGTAAGTTTGATTACCACATGCTGATGTTCGACCCCGAAGAGGGACGGCGTGGTATGTGGGGACTGATCAGAAAGGGCAATAACCCCATCATGCTTGATGGTGCCTGGTGCCGTCCGGATGAAGGTTTGTTCAATGCCCTGGCCCGCAGGATCGAAACGGATCGCCAGCTTTGGACCAGAGATGAGACCCGGAAGGACCAGGAAGACACATCCTTTGAAGACGACTGGAGAGTCGCGGCACTGTCCGAGATCAGTGAGTTCGCAGAATCGTTTGGGCTGACGCTGATCAATGCGTATGACGTGATTACATGTTACATGTTCACGAAGTGCGATATCGAATACGCCGATCCCAAAGTCCAGTTCCTGCGTGATCAGCTCTGGAGAGCTTACTGGATGATCTTCGGCGGCTTGGCAGAAAAGGCCGCGATGCGTTTCGAGAAAGAAGAAGAGGCTGCTGAGTAAGCAGCCTCTCTCTTCTGGGGTTAGCTGTCCTGATGCTCTCCGTCGCCATCGTCTCCACCAATCTCGTTGATGAGATCGGCATGTGACTGAGTTCTTGCATACTCCTCACTGCAATAGTTGGCCACTTCCAGAGCAAAGCCTGCCCGTTCAAGCTGCGCAAGCTGCGCTTCAGTAAGCGACTCACCATTCCACATCTTGTCGAGGAGTTCCTTACAGGTCATCGTATCACCCCTCTCCATTATATCATACGGACTCCACATCCGCAAGTGATTTCTCATCTGAACCACAAAATAAAAGGAGGAATCCCAATGAAAAATGTGATCGTCTACATCGACCCCACCACCTCTCAGCCTGTCGCCAAGGCGATGGCGACTTCCCATGCGGCTTTTGAGGCCATGAAGCGGGCTGGCAAGAAGGGCATCAAGGCCCTGTACTGCGCTCCGGAGGATGTGGAGCGGGTGAAGGGCGACCTGGTGGTTCTGGCCAAGAAGAGCCCCGCCCCCATCCAGCCGAAGCCTGCGACCACTCAGGCGAAGATCGTGATTTCCTGGATCGCCAAAAAGACTGAGCATCGGCTGGAAGTCTGGCCCGAGGATGTGGAGACCACCATCGCCACGCTGAAGGCCAGCGGCCATGCGGCCAAGGTCGTCCAGTAATAAACAATCGCCATTTGTTGGCGCCTTGGGCTGTACATTCGTGTACAGCCTAATGGCCAGCAAATGCTGGAGAAAGGAGGTCTTCGAAATGTTTCCTGACCAGTGGGAACGCTTCACACTTCCTTTTTGATTGGATATCCAAATGGGGCACGGTTCTACCTGCCCCAACATGCTCCGAAGAACCTCAGCGGTTCAGAGGAGAATCAAGCTGGCCCGGCTCATAAATGGGCAGAAAGGAGGAACAACATGTTCCATTACAACCTGTATGTCAAGAAAAATGACCAGTTTGTCTCCATCATCCCTGTCTCCAGGAAACAGGCTCACGACCTGCATGTCGCCATTGTGACCGGCGACTACATCTTCAACAAATCGCTGAGCGAAATGCCTGACATGTTCATCGAAGTCTGTGCTATCGCAGGTGATGCACACACTCGCCTCTCTCATGAGGCTGCTGCTCGTGGAGAGCTCAAACCGTACATCTTCTGGGACGGCGAAAAGCTGGTTAAGGAAGAGCCCACCCACATCGTGCACGACGAAGAGTACTTCATTGACGAATAAAGGAGGACAAAACAATGATTAAAGAAATCTGGGAAAACGCGAAGTTTTACTTCTGGAACGCAACAAGCGAAGTAGCTATCTGCATCGATAATGCAGAAGGAAGAACTGTTATATTCTTCGACGGTAATCTCGCGATTCATACCGGCGATTACAAAATCTTTGACGGCAACTTCGGAGAATGGTGCGAATGTGATTTTGTCACAGTAGTAAGAGCCATCGATGGGATTGTGTCCACCGTAATGAAAGATGAGCTGGCTTGTGCTGAATTGCAAAAGGAACTGGATGAAATTACTGAAATCAAAAGTGACATAATGCAGTTCGCAGGCGAAGCTTTCACACTTGATGATATTGCGATTGTGAACGCTGTGGAAAAACATCTCTATGGCTGCTTTTTGACGGTTCGTACCGCTTGGAAACCTAGCAAAAACAGTGTCGTAATTGTCGGCCCAGACATGAACAAGTATGCGAAGGAACATGCTGTTGACTTGCAGAAATGGGCAGAAAGCAAGGGATCAAAAATTCATTTCGATGTTTTCCGCGATATGGTTGGTTTCCCAGTTGGCGTTATAGCTTCCTGGTAATACTACTATCAGCTCCTCCGGGAGCTGACATCAGCATTTCATATCCTAACTGAAATGTTGATGTCAGTTCCAGGAAAAGCACGGCCTGATCAGCTGTGCTTCCCGGAACTCCAACTGTGGCGAGTAGCGCCATATTTTTGGGGGCGGGGATTTTTTCGCTTCGCTTCGCTCCCCAAACGTGCCTTTCTCCCCAAACAACAGACCTGCCAAACAGGACAGTCTTCCTGTTTCCAAACTTGATTTCTTAGAGTTGCTGTGCTGCTGGTTTGCTTAGCCAAATCGGCGCAGGCGCCTTAAGGAATCGGTGGTGTGGATCCCGGCAGAGGGCCGATCCACAGACAGGGCCAAACCGCGTAGGCTCCAAACCTGGCGGTTCCAGCATCCAAACTTCCCTTTCCCGCCAAAAGGGCGACTGGGATTTTACCGCTGGAACTTTTTCGGGGGCGGAGTTTTTGTGCGGCGTGCCTTTATCCCAACCGTTTTCCAAATCGGCGCAAGCGCCTTAAGGAATCGGTGGTAGATGTTGGCGCAAGCCTGCCTCCTGACTCAGCCTCTCAAAGTAGAGGCCGTTGGCTCACGACACGAGCTGGCGTGCCCGATGGCAGTTATGGGGCAAACACGTCTGGACAGTCTGCCAGGCCCAGTTCAGGAGGTCAACTCTGGGTGCCGTCTCGCGAGAGCCACCGGCGACACAAAAGCGAAGCAGGCAAGCCCAACCCGCATCGCATGCACGGCAACATGCAGTATGCGAACCGCAGCTCGTTGCCCACCGCAACGTTAAAAGTCGCAATGGCATGCGGCTAACATCGGTGGTACTTCTGCCTGAACAACCGTCAGTCGCGCAACCGGCGGGAGGCAGATACTTTGTAAAATTGGCGGGCACTGCCAAAAGTGTGCCAAACGAAAGGAGCCCCAATGTATACCATCACTTTCCGCAGCGGCATCACCACCACCATGACCACCGAGCAGTTGATCGCCAACAAGCCATGGCTTCTGGCTGTGGGCGCGGAGTGGCATCGCATCTGAAACCTGTCTGATGAGAACCGGGTGCAGCACCCGGTCGAAAGGACTGTCGTGAGACAGGCCTCACAGGAAGCTGCTTTCCCGGCCGATCACCGGGAAAACTTCCACCAGAATACTGTTGAACTGGCAGAAAGGAGGAGAGTCCAAAGGAGACTCAGTAGCCAGAAAGCCGTAGCCGGAGCGTGATTTGCAACGGGCTCTGGTCTGCACGGGCGTTTCCTGGTGTGGCAAACCAGGAGGCGTGGCTGACAGACGGAAGGAGTTCTTATTACCGGCTAAGATCGGGACGAAAGGCATCGGTAAGGTGGCCCGATCCGACAATGCGATAGCCTGCCGCGTCGGCCCAATGAGGGCCGTAGGGGTACGTGAATACCCTCCAAGACTTTTGCCTCGCGGCTGAAGACCACGTGGAAGTGCGAAAGGTACAGGCAATGGCCGGTACCGCAGTAGCCAGACTTTGACCGGAAGGTCAACCATTGGCGCGATCCGGCCCTTAACCGACGGCATCGAGATCCCGGTGACCTGGTCAGTCTGACCGGCATTTCGTTCGACCCCCATCTTGCGCGGATGGGTCATTTAACTGCGCTCTTGTTTCATTTAGGCGGAAGGAAAACCGCCTTACCAAACCAGGCAGTCGCGGTGCACAGCGATTGTTCCTATTTGCAGATGGGTCCGGGTGACTGCAATCGCCCGGATTAATGCGGCAGGCCCACTTGACGAAAGTCAAGGAGACGGCAACGTCTCGTCCAAAGCCCTGGGCCAATAAAGGAGGTGTCGCATGCTCACAGACTTCCTGGAACACCGTCCCATGTACACAGTTGATGGCGGGTACGGCGACGACCAGCGGTATGTCGCCAAATACCGTTCTGCCGTCGCAGCGTACAACGCTACGTTGATAGCCATGTCCCGCAAGGAAGACGTGGTTGTATTCCGTGGCAACAAAGAAGTATCCCTCGACCAGCTGGCATGCTACGCCAGCGAAGAAGCGTAACCGACACTCGTCCCTGCCCACGTGCATGATTCCGTGCAGACGTGCGTGGGCAGCATCCAGTGCCGGTGACCGGGTCATCTTCAGCCCGGTCCCACTATGGCGGTACAGCCGCCCCTCCTTTCACGCCCTGAGGCCTGGGAAACCTCAGGGCATTTTTGTTATCTTGGCTTCTAGAGGGTTGAGCCATAATCAGCCCTCTTCCAACCCGATCCCGATAACCGCGGAGGTTGTCGCATTATGATGGCTGACTGCCCATGGATCAACAAGGCTTATGCCGTGCAGTCTACTGTTAACCGTTCGACCGCCAGCCACCAAAAGATGAACTGGCAGAAAGGAGAAATCGAATGTTTACCGTTTTCACTTACTGGGCAGACGAAGACGACGTTTACCCACAAGAATTCGAGGCGGAAACAAAAGAAGAAGCCTTGGAAATCGCTGCCGACTGCGATTCTCCAACAATCGAAGATGAACTCGGTTGCGAGCTTATGGTCGACGGAATCCTTGTAGATGATTACGAGGAAACCCGCGAAAAGCTCATTGAACAAAGAGCTGAAATTGCAGCCAAGGAAGCTGCCAGACTGGCCACATATGGCGACGAAGAAGATGTCGCGAATATCGACTTCATCGTCAACTATTTCAACGGTTACGCGCCGTTGACTGGTTGGACAGCACAATATGCTGCAACCAGAATGTACGAGCATTCTGGTTGGAATGCAGACCAAGAATTCGGCGGGCATTATCGCATAAAGGCGCCAAGTGGGCGTATGTATGAAATGCGCATAACCCGCAGCAAAACAATCAACACAATAAACATAACGAGAACTTTGTAAAGGAGGAAGTCAATTGGTTATCTACGCAGACGGGTCTTGTCAGCACTTGACCCACAAAGGTGGTTGGGGAGTCGTCATCACCAAGGATGACGGTACTCTGATTACCGAAGGCAGCGGCCCTGTGCCCGACACAACCAACAACCGAATGGAGCTCACTGCGGTAATCATGGCCATTCGCCATATCAAGCCGCAGCAGGTTCGCAAGTCTGTTACTGTCGTGACAGACAGCCGGTACGTGCAGACCGGGATCGAGAACTTCAGGGATTGGCTCGATCGAAACATGCACACCGCAGGTGGAACTCCTGTCAAGAACCAGGATCTCTGGCTGGAACTGATCCAGGAACTGCGGAAGAAGAACCTGTTCATGGTAGTCAAGAAAGTCGAAGGACACTCTGGCAATCCCATGAACGAACGGGCTGATCGCCTTGCCAGAGCGGCCAGGTCTAAGGCCTAACCAACAGCGGAGCCATCTATGGTTGCGAGCACGGCACAGGACCCACTCGCACAACAACGTTTACCGCAAAGAAAAAGGCCATGAGCCAATGAATGAGGAGGAACTACAATGACCAACATCATCACTCGCAATCAGACCAACGACACCCTCGAAATTGTTCTGTCCAATGTCCCGCTGAAGGGCAATCTCTTCGCCGATCCGATGCCCGCCGTCGAGCGCAATGGCAGCACGGTGACCAACTTCACGGTCGCCGCGAACTTCAACACCAACACCGACTCCATTCTCTTCGGCTCCATCATCGATGCCGTCCGCGAGGTCTGCGAGTTCTACGGCATTACCGCTCCCAAGTTCGAGCACTATCTGCCTGTCACGTTCGGTGCCTGGAACGAGGATTCCAAGCGCGCTCAGGACGAACTGCAGAAGGGCACCTTCATCAGCATGTATGGCGACCTGAAGGTTCGGGTTTACAAGACCAGGGCTGGCATCCGGAAGCTGGAGATCCACATGGGCAATCGGCCCAAGTTCCGCGTCCTGGCCAAGGGCAAGACCCAGGGCTTCAACGCTGCCGAGGACGTGTTCCCGTTCGTTAACGCCATCTGACACTACTGCATAGGGCGGTTCCGTAACAGGGACCGCCCTTTTTCTTTCGCGTGAAAAGGAGGTTACTGCATGGAGATCCGTTTGAACGCCAGCGTCATGACCGTCGAGCGCAATAGTATCCGCAAAACGTGCGGAGTCGTGTGGGTCGACGACAACAAAACGATCCGTGGCGTCCTCTACTGCACCACGCCCGACGACACCCAGGTGGAGGTGTGGGAAGGCCACAACTGCATCTCGACTGACCTGGGCTACGCCCTGGGCTACCTGCGCGGCGCGGGTTTCACGGACGAGACCACTTTCGAGGAGCCTGAGCTCTATGGCTCGCTCTCAGCCGACATCGACGAGCAGTTCGGCATCGAGCTGCATGAACCGGTAGAGGAGGACGATGACGTCTTCTAAAGGAGGTTACCACAGATGGTTTCGAAGAACGATTTCAGCGGTCGCTACTACGAGCGGGAGGATGAAGTCCCGTGGTCTGAGCGTCCGCACTGGTTCCTGCAAATGCTCCTTTTCAGCCTCTGCATGTTCCTGATGATCGCCTACTTGTTTGGGGTGATCAAATGATCAGGACATTCATGCATTCGCTGGTCGATTTTCAGACCAGTGAGTACCTGACATTTTCCGTATGGGTAGAGTACGACGAAAAGCTTGAGACCGTGCTCACCCATACCGTCCAGGACATATGCTTTCGTGACAAGCAGATCTGTCTCCTGGACAGTCATTACCATCCGCTCGGCGGAACAGTGGTTGTCGCATACAACATGCTTCGTCAGGCTGGACTGCCGATTGACAATGACACCGTAAATTACGGCAACAAGCAAGAAGTTCTTGAGGATAACGTGCGCAAGTTCCGGGCTGCTGTCCGTGATGCTGTACGCTTTGCGGAGGCACTCCGAAAATCCGCAACCTCGAAAATAAACGTAATGGAAAGAAACACATCTGGAGGTGCAGCATGATGAACTGCTACCGCAAACCTATGATCATCAGTTTCGCACTGATGGTCCTCGCACTCTGCATGATGGTCGCATACAGCAATGGATACGGCCACGGTGCAGCCATGAAACAATCATCCACATACGCTATGGCAGGCTATGTGGTGGAAGTGGACGAGTCACTCGATCAGATCGCCATCGAGAATACTGCAGGCGAGATCTACATCTGGGGTTCTGCCAAGTGGTGGCAGGTCAACGATATTGTCGCCATCACCATGGACAGCATGGGAACAAGCGACATTACCGACGACCAGATCCTTGATATCTCACTCGTCTGCGCGGCGGAGTAAAATCTTTCGCAAAAAACAACAACAGAAAGGAGGAGATCGGAGACTTACGTTGTATTATATTAAATAAAATAATATAAAATACAACTTAAGTCAATAGTAACTAAAATAAAAACAAAGTACTCAATATCTCTACAATACTCAGAATCTATGATTAGATTCTCTTAGATAACTCGGTAGTACTTATCATAATACGGTTCCCTTAAATAAGGATTTCAAAATAAGGGATATAAAAGAAACCGTATTTAGATAAACTACTTAAGTTACTCGGAGAATCTTAAGTACTAATCTTAAGTTCTGAGTGTATCTTAAGTATCAAACTTAAGTTCCTTGTAGAATCTTAAGTACTGTCTTTAAGTACTCGGTATTCTAATAATACTAAGTATTTTAAATACAGCATTCAAGTTCTACAAGTTCCTTAAGGTTGATGCTTTCTCTATTGGACATAAAGGAGATGATGGATTGAACCTCGTCAAGGAGTTCTGTGAAGCCTACCACATCAAGTTCAACGACAATGTCGAAGGTCTCTCGGACTTTGACAAAGAACTCAATAAAGATATCCCGGAGCTCTTTACAGTTAACGCCGCAACCTTCATTGTTTTCTGCGACGCCGTTGATGTGAAGATCTCCGAAGTCCGCGTCATCTTCGGAGGATACCAGTTCTTCTTCAGGGACGCAAAAGGTGATGCCATCATCCATAAGTTCTCCTATGACAAGGAATATGGCAAACTCGAGACGATGGGCTTCGATTTCGATGATGGAGACGTGCAAACCCATACTCCATGGGACTTAGCGCTCTTGATCAAGGCGGAAATACAGGGGAATCAAGGGTTTTCAGAGATTTGAGATGGTAAAATAGGGACAATTTCCCACTTTCTCCTCCCTTTTCCCTCTCTTTCCTCCCTTCACTACCACTTCCAGCACAGAAACAAGTCAAATATCACACAAAATCAAAGTCAACAGAACTTCAATACCACCATTATAAAGCCGGGCGATCCTCCCGGTTTTTTGTATGCAAAACAAGGAGGTATCGGCTTGTCCCGCATTACCGCAACGACGAAGAAGGAGCTGATCGAGGCTCTGGCTCCCCTTCGCGACAACGCCTACATTTCCGTGACATACGTCTTCAATAACGACGAATGGGGCGCTGGTTCCATCGGTGGTCCCATCTCCTACATCCGCATCTCGAAGCCCGAACCGGAGTTCGAGTACGATGGTCAGGCGACGATCGTCATCGACGACAAATACCTTGGCGAATAATCAGGAGGCAAACATGTCAACCATAACCAATGCCGTTCGCAAGAGTTTGGACGTTGTTCTTCGCGGTGTGGAGTGCTGCACCCAGGCGGCAGCCTACAAGTGCAAGACGTGTCCCTACCGCGAAATGGACAACTGCACATACCTGTTGGGGCAGGACGTGGTTCGCTTCCTGAAGCCCCAACTGGAGATGCCAAGACCGAAGATTGACAGTCGCACATGGGAACACTGTGGCAAGTGCGACGAGATCCTTTTCCGCTCCTACACCTTCTGTCCTAACTGCGGACGAAGAATCGACTGGATCGACTGAAAGGAGACAACAATGAAACCAAGAAGAGAGACAACAACAATGACTTACGAAGAAGTCATGGAACTCATTATCAAAATTTTTCTGGACAGCTTTTTCGATTCTGACCGCAAAGACAAAGTTGTAATGGAAGTCAAGGATCTGAAAGAAATCATCGCTGTGTTGAAAACGCAGCATGATCTCATTGAAGTCATGAAGAACAACAGCTGGCTGGTGGAAAACGGTGTTATCTGAAAGGAGAATACTGCATGCTTGAATACTGTGTCGCGTACAAAAAGATTACCACAGTGGGCGAGCTTGTAAAGGCTCTGAAGGCCCTGGATCAGAATCTTCCTCTGCATATTCGGACAAATACAGGAGAAGGTGAGGACTGCGGAGACTTCTTCGATGGCATCAATTTCGCAGTAGGCAAAGAAAAAGAAGAAAACAGTGCCATGCTTCTCATTGAAGCAAAAAGGCCAGAACAGAGAGAGTACAGCGTGTACTTCGCAGGCGAAGAATTCATGGTAGTTGCTTCAAGTTACGATGAAGCATATGACCAGATCAGTGAACAATTCTTTGCCGAAGAGGAGGATGAAAATGAAAGCGGAAGAACTGATCCCGGAAGGACTTCGCCTTGAAGGTTTCCATACTGCGCACTACGATTTCTCCTTTGAAGAACTCTGCGCTGTGCTTCCTGATGACTTTGCCGCTCGGCTCAAGACTTTCATTCATGCGAAATATGAACTGTTCCTGAAGGGAGCAGAGGGCGATGAAAAGGCATGGTGCATGGGAAAGCTCAACAAAGATACCTATACAACCATAATGCGTGGAGAACGTCCCGAGGATCTCTACAGCTTCCACAGCTTCTGGAGTATGCCGGACATCAAGTGGCATCTCCGGTTCATGATGGATATGACCAGGGAGATGAAACTGGTAAGGACTTTCTACATTGATGCTTCTACCGCTCGTTGGCTTCCTGATGGAATCAATGCCATGATCGAGGAAGCAGATCGCAAGAAGCAGGAAGAACATGAGCGTGAGGTCTCCGCGAGAAAGCCTCTCCATACTGTGCTCGAGGTGTTGACTGCTCTGAAAGATCTCGATCCTAATCTTCCTGTCTACATCGGATCAACCTATGACTGCGGGTATGGTTGGGCTGGTGGCAACATTCAGAACTATACTGTGTCAGAGAGCGGCGTCAGCTTCATGCATTATGACGAATAAAGGAGAATAAAAAATGAAACCGATCTACGAGAACTACAACCAGAAGATCAAGACGAAACTGGACTGCATCACTGAACTGATGCGGGAACTGAGCATCAGGAACAATATGAAGTGAGGGGAGCGGCATGGCCAAACGTTTCAAAACTGGCAGGCTTGACTTCAGTTACTGCAAGTACGCGTTGAAGAGGCTGGACCTCACAATCGACAAGGATCTTCGCGACTACATCTCCCTGGCGACAGATCTCCATGCGACCGGCAACGAAGGTTGCCTGACCACTTTCTACAGGACGGCTTCATCAAAAGATCAGGCCGACAGGATCCATGGCAGGAACACAAAGTTCATGCGCCAGATCAAGGATAATCCAAATGGAGTTCCCAATGAGGGTTTCTCTTCTGTCTGGGACGTTACCACAGAAGCAATCACTGCGACAGGACATCACATGTTCCTGCTGATCACTACATACATTGATGTTGGGACCATCTATAACATGTATGTCTTTGACAAATCCACCTACCAATTGTACCTAAAAGAAGTGGAGGAAGAGATGCATGCCGAAGCTGTTTCAGGCAGGCGCGATTAGTTTCTACAGCGGGTTCCTGAAAAACAATGGCATCCAGCTGGACAAAAGCTTCAGGACGATCTTCGAAGTGGTTCTGGCTGCGCACTGTTCCGGTTCAGAAGGAGTCATGAAAGAGTACTACACCGGGAAGGGAGCCATGGAGTGGTATAAACTCCTCCACGGCGAAAACAACACCAGTTTGCAGAACCGGGACTATACCCTGAAGTTCTCATCTGTATGGGAGATCCCGACGGCATACTTCGATTCCGGTCTTGAGAGTCTGTTCGTTGAGATCTGCACATTTAGGGACAGAACAGAGGTCGAATTCAGGACCATGTTCTCCGCCGAGTACGATAGATACCGTAAAGAACTGTCCAAGAAAGAAGGAGATGCATGAACACAGGAGCTTTCGATGTCCAATGGTTCACCAGACGATTGGAAGACAAACACTTGAGTCTTTCAAAACCGTTCCGTGATTTCATTATGGAACGTCTGAAACGCCATAGGCTGGGCGACAGCGGCATCTTCGAGACCATTGCCGAGTTATGGCAATGGCATGACAGTGCTATCGAACACAATCGGCTCGTTGCGGAGCTCGAACTGCCGCGTTCATACTTCCGCTCCTACTGGGAAATCCCGCCCGAGTTGATCGATAATCGGCCATATATATTCTTGTCCTTCACCACCTATATGGGCCTGCAAACAGAGTTCGGCATTCTAGAAATGACCAACGAAGAGTACGAGAGATACCGCGAAGTACTGGCCAAGAAGGGAGGAAACGCATGAACATCTGCACTTTAGACATGCAATGGCTCCTCATGGGACTCAATGCCAGAGACCTGAGCATCACGAAATCTCTTCGGGATTTTATGATGGACTGTCTGTATCGACACAGGCTTGGGAACTGTGGCGACTTCGAGGTAATTATCGCGGTGTATAATTCCAGGGAAAACTATAGGTTTCTCGTGGAGCGGAACCGCTATGCTGCGGAGAACGAGCCGCCTTCTGGCTATTTCTGTTCCTACTGGGAGATCCCGTCTGAGTTGATCAACGGGCGACCTAATGGTTTCCTGTCCATCACGACCTTTTTCGGCATGAGGACAGAGTTCGGATATGTAGAGTATCAGGATCACAATACCATTGTGTCGTACCGCGAACTGCTGCGCAAGGATCGCGACGCGCTCCTCAGGGATTCCTGAACAATCACAATCATCACGTTGCGCCATCCGGCGCGTCATTGGTGGGTCTGGGCGTTAGCTCAGACTTTTTCTTTCTCTGAATCTCCATGCGTCTTGCATGAAGAAAATAAAACGACCCAAGAAAGGGGAAAATCACATGAACAACGCTTCCTTCATCGGCAACCTCACTCGTGACCCTCAGACCCGGACCGTCAACGCCTCCACTGGCGCGACCACCGTCACCGACTTCTCCATTGCCGTCAATGGCCGGAATCCCGAAGACACTTTCTACGTGAAGTGCTCCGCCTGGGGCAAGGCTGGCGAGAACATCGCCAAGTACATGACCAAGGGCAGCAAGATCTTCGTGGCCGGTCCGCTGAAGCCCGCGCCCTACCTGACCAAGGATGGCAAGCCTCAGGCCGGTCTGGAGCTCCAGGTGCAGACCCACGAGTTCCTGTCCTCTCCGACGAAGACTGCGGCTCCTGCGGCGCCCAACTACAGCGCGAAGCCGGAGCAGCCCGTGCCCGTGGACGAGGAAGTTCCCTTCTGATAAGGGAGCCAAAATGGGGAGGTCTTAGAACAGAGTATAAGACCTCCCCTTTTTACTGAAAATGAAAGGAGGAAGACCCCATGACCAGCATGGTGCCGAAAGAGAAGCTGAGCAAGAAGGCTCAGAAAGAAATGAATAAACAGCGTCGCCAGGTCTGGGGTTTCTCTCCTGTATCCAGGCGCAAAGAATCGAAGAAGCAATACAGTCGAAAGAATCAGCCCAGAGACAATGAGGATTGATCTTTCGTCTATAATCGAGCATTCAGAACAGAAAAAAAGGAGACATGAATCATGAAGAAGACCAAGATCACCAACACCGCCTACAACGCCAACGCCTTCATTGCCACCGCGAAGATCCAGAAGACCAGCGCTCGCCGCACCTATCCCTACTCTTACGAGGCCTGGGACAACAACTATGGTGCACGTCGGGATCTTCTGAGCGACCGCATCCGGTTCTGGCTGAACAAGCACCAGGTGGGTGGCAAGCCCATGCCTGTGACGATGTTCATGCAGTATGTAAACGCTTTCGCGCGTCGCACCGGCATCACCTTCTCCTACAGCTGCCTGCACGGCTATTTGCACGACAGGTACAGCCCCAAGAGCGACCGTACCCATATGCTGGCTATGGCGATGGGTGTCTCCGTGGCATGGCTGGAAGGCTATGGTCCCCGGACGGCTGACTTCGCAGCTGACATGGGTATCCTGAACGCGATCATTGCCAAGACCAAGGTGAACAAGCAGGCGCGTACCCGTAAGATGCGCAAGCAGCTTGCGGCCTGATCCAGAAACTATAAGTGGGTGAAGTGGGATGTCTTATAACACAGCATAAGACCTCCCACTTCATCCATTTCTTTCCAACAATACAGATTCAAAGTGGAATAAAGAATAAAGGAGAAGATACCATGATCAACTTCACCGACTCTCACAACTGCGATCTCTACGACCTCAGCAACAACCTGATCAAGTCTGATTTCACCGGCAAGCCTGAATACCTGCCCGAAGAGCGGCGCAATGGCGCGCCCATCTGGACCTATCCCTACACGCACAAGCGCATGGATGGCTTTGGCGCCCGTAAGGAGACGCTGGGCCAGCGCCTGGTACGTTGGTGCATCGAGAACAACTGCACGAAGGGTTCCGGCGATAAGCTGTATGTGGATGTCGCCAGGCTGCATGGCTATATCAATGCCTATGCGGCGCGCTGGGGATATTCCTTCGCTTATCACACGATCCAGTGCTATCTGCATCAGAAGTTTAGCCCGAAGATCGATCGCGCCACGATGATCGCGAATGCTCTGAACGTGCCGGTGGCGTGGCTGATGGGTTATGGCCCCAACGATATTCCGCAGGTCAATAACCCGCAGGCGCGGGCACTGATCAGCGCTCGGCGTGCGGAGATCCGGGCGATGCGTGTTCAGAGCGTAGAGCGGGCGAATGTGGCCAAGAAGACGAAGAAGGCGGTGATCGCCGCATGAGCGACGCCTATGACTACTTCCCGGACGGGAGCATGAAGAACGAGTTCGACTACAACGAGCCGCTGGACAACAACGGCTCGTATTTGTTTTTCTACCGTGATGACCAAGAGGATGAAAACGACAAAACCTGAGGAGGAAAACAGCCATGTTTGTTCGTGTTGAAAACATCATCAGTCCCCTTCACAACTGCGTGTTCGAAGCAGTTGACGAGGTAATTGCATTGAGCAGTACCCGCAAGCTGAGGGGTGTGGACGGCAATACCTTCTACGTTTCGAAAAACAATTGCGTGGAAATCTCCGATGAGGAAGCCAGCACGATCGACCTGGCAAACCAGATCTGTTACAAAAAGGCTGGCGATGTGCTGAAGATGGGTCAGCGTGTGCGGTTCCAAATCGATGGCACCACGTTTGAAGGCCGGATCACTCATTTCGGCGGTGGTTCTTACTGGACCTATGATGCCAGGAGCATGGTGACTGTCGTTTTCAAAACTCACTATTGCGCGAGGGATACCGTACTTCGTATGGACCAGCTGGAAGTGATCGAAGAGAACCCGGAACACTATCCTGACGAGGATGGCGAGCTTCCTGTGGGCTTCGACTTCTTCTCCTACGCGCCGATCTACAGCTATGACGATTATAGCGAGCTCTACAATGGTGAGCGGCGCAACGAGAGTGCTATCGGCCTGGTGTTGAATGACACCAGCAATGATTGCTGGCGCATCTGCGAAGGCTGCGGCCGTGCTGTGCTGAGCTTCGAGGAGGACGAGTACACCTGTGTGTGCTCCTCCTGCTACGACGATTCCTACGCTCGTTGCGATGGCTGCGGCGATATCGTTCGTAGCGACTATCTGGAGGAGGTTGACGACGGCTGGTACTGCGAGAGCTGTGCGCGGGATCGTCGGGCGAATGCGAGGTCGGACAGCCTCCACTACTATTCCTACAAGCCCAGCCCTGTGTTCAGGGACGTGAACAATGCCATCTGGCAGTACTACAACGTGCCGGAAGACAAGCTCTTCATGGGTGTGGAACTGGAGATTGACGGTGGCCGCAGCCGTAGTGATTGCCTGGCTGAGCTGTACGACGAGAGCGATGATGAGGAACTGTTCTACTGCAAGGAGGATGGCTCCCTGAACGAGAACGGTTCCGGCATCGAGATCGTGACCCATCCCTGCACGCTGGAGTATCACCTTACTCAGTTCCCTTGGGATGAGATTTCCAACATCGCCAAGTCTAATGGCTACCGCTCCCATGACACCACGACCTGCGGCATGCATGTGCATGTGAGCCGGAGTGCGCTGGGCAGTGACAGCAGCCAGCAGGATCTGACGGTGGCGAAGATGATGCTTCTGATGGACAAGTTCTGGAAGAAGCTGGTGGTCTTTTCCCGCCGGGAGGTTGAGAAGCTGAACGAGTGGGCGAAGAAGCCCAACGCAGGCATCAGTCGCCGGGACAACGCCAACAGTGCTGTGCGCAAGGCCAAGAAGGCTTGTGACGGTGGACACGAGCGCCGGTATTTCGCCCTGAACATCACCAATACCAACACTGTGGAGTTCCGGCTTTTCCGTGGCACGCTGAACCCGGAGACCATCAAGGCGAACCTCCAGCTGGTGTCCAACATCGTGCGTCTCGCCATGGAGCGGGATCTGCTGGGTGTGCAGGACGCCACGTGGGAGGATCTGGTGAAGATCCAGGAGTACCCGGAGCTCAACGCCTATCTGGCGAAGAAGGGCCTTGACAACTTCTCCGATGAGCCTCTGGGCGAGGTCAAGGAGGCCAATGACATTGAAACGGGCGACACCGTCCTGTGCAACATCGACCGGGATAACCCGTTCCCTGCCGAGGTGACGGAGATCATCCAGCCCGGCGTGTTCGTGGTCCGTAATAACGCAGCGGACGACGATTACCACATTGCCTTCGCGGATGAACTGCAACTCAACTCTTAATACGGGGCGGGCAATCCGCCCCGTATTTTCTATTAACTTATCAGGAGGGAGGAGCCATGATTCAGCCAGGTTCCTATGTTCGTGTGCGTCGTACGGAGACGTACTACTACGGCTGCATATTCCAGGTGATCGAGAAGCTTGACTCTCGATATTTCGACAAATACCTGGTTGTCAACGAGTTTGACCGTGGCTCTGAGCACGGAAACCATATTACCTTGGACACCATCGATGATCTGGAGCTCGTCGTTGATTTGCCGGAAGGTATGAACCTGCGGGATCAGCCGATCTATCAGCGGGCAGACGAGCATTTCCAAACAGGAGATCTGGTTCAGGTGGATCTGCCTTCTGGAGAATCCTACAAAGCCAGGGTGGAGAAAGCTTACATCGGCTCCTGGGGCGTGGAGCAATGTCTTGTCAGAGCGATCCGGGTAGACGGGCCAGAGGATAGAATCGGCACCTTTTCATCCATCCGCTGGGACTGGATGACACTTCTCCACCGCCCGGACAGCCAGCCGGAAGAATTCCTCACCGGTGCGCCGATCCCGGAGGATATGACAACGATCAAGCTGTTTGGCACGTCCAGAACGCAGCTTGGCTGGATCAGTTCCGAAACACTGTGCAACACGAACTACTTCGGCATCTGCGAGTGCTGCGGAGAAGTATTCCTTAACAGCAAGATGATGACCGCATGCGGCGAACGGGTCTGCTATCCGTGCTACTGTCAGCACTTTACGGAGTGCGACGAGTGCGGTCGCACTGTCCGCTATGAAGACACCGTAACCGATGATGATGATCGGGTTCTCTGCCCTGCCTGCGCGGAAAGCTTTGGGTACAGTGTCAATTCCAATCCCATCCATCAATACAGCTACAAGCCTGTCCCTATCTTCCATGGGCATGAGCTGAACGCAGATCCACGAAGCCTGTTCATGGGCGTAGAACTGGAGGTGGACGGCGGAGACGACAGAGAAACGTGTGCCAAGGATATGCTGGCCATCGAGCACAACAAGACTGATCTGTTCTACATGAAGTATGACGGATCCCTGGTCAATGGCGGATTCGAGATCGTCACGCATCCCTGTACGCTGGAGTACCATCAGCAGAGCTTTCCGTGGAAGCAGATCATTAATGAGGCGTTGTTCTATCATTTCACTTCCCACAAGCTCGGCACCTGCGGACTGCATGTCCATGTCAACAGGACAGCGCTGGGAGACAGCGTGGAAGAACAGGACGATACGGCTGCCAAGATCATTATTCTGTTCGACCGCTTCTGGGATCTGTTCGTGCGTTTCTCCCGCAGGAAAAGGAGATCGCTGGAAAACTATGCTTATGCGCCGAACGCCAGCATTACCGCAGCGGACTCCAAGACAAACGCCATCCGCAAGTCAAAGGATGCCTGCACGGATCATTACTGCGCCGTTAACCTGAGTAATCGGGATACGGTGGAGTTCAGAATCTTCCGTGGCACCTTAAAGTACAACACGCTGATGGCGTCACTGGAGATGGTGTCCAATGTGGTATCGCTGGCGAAGAGCAAAACGTCCGAAGAGATCCATGAGGTGACCTGGGAAGACATCATCAACGTCAATCGATACCCCGAATTGGTACAATACCTGACCGAAAGAAACATGCCAGGAGCAGATGAGTAAGGAGAGATCAAAAGATGTGTGTGATTGCGGTAAAGCCGAAGAATGTCAGCATGCCTGACGAAGATACCATTCGTGCCATGTGGGACATGAATCCTCATGGTGCCGGATTTATGTGGGCCGACGGCAAGATGGTCCACATCCAGAAGGGCTTCATGACTGTGGAGTCCCTGCTGAAAGCCCTGAAAACCATGGAAGAGAAACATAGCCTGTTCGAGCTGCCCATGGTACTGCATTTCCGTATCGGGACTGCGGGTGGCAACACGCCGGAGAACACCCATCCCTTCCCGGTGACGGACTCTGTGCCGCTGCTGCAGAAACTGTCTGTGAAGACGCCCATCGGCGTGGCTCACAATGGCATCATTCCGATCGATACCAGCCGCCCGGACATCTCCGACACCATGGAATATATCGCAGCCCAGATGACGCCCCTGTATCGCTATGACCACGAGTTTTACCGCAGCAAGGACATCCTGGACCTGATCAGCAAAGCCACCCACTCCAAGTGGGCCATCATGAACGGCGAAGGTGATGTGGTTACCATCGGCGAGTTCTATGAGCGCAATGGTATTCTCTACTCCAACCTGCATCACGAGTGGACGATCCAGAATCGCTATGCCCGTTACAGCTGCATCGGCAATGGTGACGGTTCCTTCTTCTGGGACCCGTACGATGACGACATGGAGTTTCTGAATGTCATGCTGCTCCCTGCCGACGCGTGCCTCTACGATGAGGAGACCAACACGTTCCTGGAGGTGGGCGACAACGGAATCTTCATGGATGAGTGGGGCATCCCCTACGTGCTTCCGGACAACGACTGCGGTGACTTCATCATTGCGCCGCTTGTAGAAGATGCCAGGGTCTACGACAGGGACATGCATATCTTGCAGTTCAATCCGGAGAAGGCTTACCGCGTCGCCTGCAACTACAACTACTACATGTCCATTCTCGACTTGGTGGAACCCGACGACGAAAAGGAGGAAAATCAGAATGGCTAAGGTTTACTCCATCGATCTGCGGCTTGAGGGCCGCCCCTCTGTCTACGTCCTTGCCGACAATGGCGACCAGGCGGTGCAGTTCTTCGCTAAGTACATGCATACGCCGGAAGGAGAGGCCTTCATTCAGCACAAGATCGACCTGATCAAGGCGACAAACCTCATCCGGCCTGTGCTGAGCATGCATGCCTACGACACGGGTGACAACTGGCCGCTGGACATGCACGAGCTGGATGCCCGGCTCACTGATCCGGACGAAGCCACCGGTGAAGCATCGTAATCTTAGGGGTTGTTGCCTTGTGCAGCAGCCCCTTATTTTTTCGGAGGTGGTTCATTGAGCGAGTACTTCGGCGACCTGGACGACAACGTAAAGCACCAGGAACGATTGAAGTTCCTGATGCGGTTCTTCACCATCGATCTCCTGATCTTTGAGGCAGCTGAGGAAAACAGTTCGCTCTTCGTGTTTCTCTCCGACGCGCAGGAGCTTGAACGAACAGTCTACGACTGCGGCGAGAACTACCTTGTCCGGATCAAGTGAAAATCCGCAACCTCGAAAATGAACGTAATGAGAAGAAAAACTCATTGCGAAAGTTGCGAAAAATTTCCTTGTCAAAGGGTAGACACATGCTGTATGTTTCAGCTGCAACACGAACAAGTGTTCGCTAAAGGAGGAGATTGAGTGAAAAACCTGTTACGCGGACCTCCCGGTAACTGAACCACGTCGGCTACCGAGAAGAAAAGGAGAGAAGCAAATGTCTAAAAAGAGCTATTTGAGCCAGCAGTACCGGCTCATCACGCTGACAACCACCGACCTGTTCACAGACGATGAATATGCGCTCTACGAGAAGATCATGGCGTATATTGCTGAGATGGACAGGTTGGACAGCGAAGCGAAGAAGAACAACACCAAGAAGAACACCGAACGGAAAGCGGAACTGCTGGCTGAGAAGAAATCCGTTCAGGTGCAGCTGGATGAACTGATCCTGAAGCATCGTGGAGTGCCGAGGACAGTACGTGTCGCCGGAGTGACAGACAGCAGACTGCTGCCGAAGGATTGTAACGGCGAGCCGATCCAGCAGCTTGGTATCACGTGGAACACTCTTCGCGCATCCAGAAAGATTGCAGAGTTCTGCTCTGACGCATCCAGATTCCTGGGGATCCAGAAAGATCAGGTGTTCCTGGACAAGGTCATCCTGAAGTGGAAGTCCGTGGAGGTCCTCCATCAGGTGGTCCTGGACGGATTCTACATCCCCATTGAACTGGAGGACGGGAGCATTGATCTGCGGCACTACGACATGGTAACCGCATCCGCAGGCCAGCTTCGGACCGACAAGGTCTGCTGCTTCTCGGATGCGGCATGGGAGCAGCTACGCGTACACATCCAGTGCGGACTGGACTGGGACACCATCAACGCCAAGGGCGGACTGAACGTGTCCAAGTACCTGGCCTATACCGCCCTGGACTTCAGCGCTACTGATCCTTCCGACTTCTCTTTCGACAAGATCGTTGTCGTCAAGGACTTCTCCGGGCTGGTGACCGACCTGCTGGACTACATCAACCCTGACTACACGGTGGAGCGCAAGGTTGCGACCGTGGAGATCAAGCACACGGACGGCTGTGGCATGGTCCTGCCTTCCGAGTTCAAGGACAACCGGATGATCCGGTCTGCCTGGATCAAGGGGCTCGTGTCCCCGTTTGATTTCCTTCGGTTCTGCAGGGTTCACGGTGTGAAGCCTGAGGTGGTGGATGCTTGGGGTCAGAAGCATGACCTGGTTAAGGAGCATATCACCATGATCCTGACTGCTTCCCAGTTCAAGCTCTGGAAGTTCTACGCTTCCTGGGAGGAGTACAAGACCATCGCCAAGATGTGCGGCTGGGGCATCTCTTTTACCAACTATGAGGAGGCCTTCGTCCCGGACACAACGGTCAACTACCAGTTCATTGAGTCCCTGACCGACTTTACCAACGAAGAGATGGCGCAGTTCGCCCAGCGCACCTGGGACAAGATCAAGAACATCGCCACCGACAAGGCGTCCATGCTTCGGACGCTCCGGGCAGACGAGTTCTCGGACCAGCCCTACAAGCGGGCGCTGTGTCTCTACGATCCGCTGCTGCGGGATGGCTTCTCCAAGGATACCTTAAAGGCCATCAAGCGCCGCTGGACCCAGGATGCACAGTCCGGTCGCCTGATCTGCGAGAACAAGCGGCTCTTCGTAATTCCTGACCTGTACGCCTTCTGCGAGTACCTGTTTCTGGGCGAGAAGAATCCGAAAGGCCTGCTCGAGAATGGCTGGGTTGCCTGCAAGGTCTACCGCAACTATGACAAGTGCGATTGCCTTCGCTCTCCGCACCTGTTCATGGAGCATGCCGTCCGCAACATCAGCCACTCCTCCGAGGTCTACAGCTGGTTTATCACCAACGGTATCTATACCAGCATTCATGACCTGATCAGTCGGATCTTGCAGTTCGACTGCGACGGCGATCAGCTGAATGTGGTGGTGAACGCTGTCTTTGTAGCGGTCGCAGAACGCAATGTCCGGGAGCACGACATCGTGCCGCTGTTCTATGACGCGAACGAGGTTCCGCCTGAGACGATCAGCCGCGAGAACATCTTCATCGGACTGGTTCGTGCGCACGACTCTTCCGGCATCGGCCAGGTGTCCAACAACCTGTGCAAGCTGTGGAACTCCGACGAGCCTGACTACCATTCCGGCAAGCTGCTGTGCTACTACAACAATCAGGTGATCGATGGAGCCAAGCTACCTGTCATCAACGGGTACGACAAGTACCCGGAGGTAGCAAAGCGCATCAATGCCGCTGTGGGTGGAAAGAACGGGCGTATGCCGTACTTCTTCCAGTACAGCAGGAACGGTCGCCACAACCAGGACACGAAGAACAAGAAGAAACGTCGCTGCAAGAAGCCCAATGACTCCATCATGAACCGCCTCGCCAACTACTTCAGCGGGATCGGGAACATCAACATGAACTATGCTGGTGTGGCCCCGTTTAACTACCGCATGATGCTCTCCGGTGAGGTGGAGGACAAGATGGAGGACGCGGTCAAGCTGTTCTTCGACATGGACAACACCAACTTCTCGAACATTATCGACACGTCCGAGCAGTCCGACTCTGCGGTTCGTGTTGCCGGAGCTGGCTACGACTTTGTCGCAGACCAGATCAAGCGCACCCTGATCGGGAAGTATGGGAGCCTGGAGAAGGTTTACCCGGCGGTGGTCTATGCCCTGTTCTCCGAGCGCAATGTGGCCAAGTCCAGCCATAAGCAGATGTTCTGGCGCGTCTTCGGCGACATCGCCATCAAGACGCTGGAGGAGAACCTGGTGGCCTGCAGGATCTGTCCTGAGTGTGGCATGTCCATTCCGCTCTGGTCCTCGCCTCATGACTGCACAGGCCTTCCTCGCGGCTTCATCCGCTGCATGGACTGTGGCAAGCTGGCGCCGAGGACCAACTCGCGCCAGGTCAGGTGTCAGGAGTGCGCGGAGCAGCGCAACAAGGAGTACTTCGAGGCCTACAACCAGAAGCGCCGGGAAATCACACAAGCAAACAAGTTACTGAAACGTCGCGCCGAGTAACAGCGGCGCGGCGTAGAACGAAAGGAGATTTCAGATGAAACAGTACAAGACGACACTGGAAGCAACTCATGCCTGGGTCCGCGAGTTCAACGCCATTCCTCTGGGTGTGGTGGAGAAGCTTGTGCGGGCGGACGCGGATGAGATCCGCGAAGTCACGCCTCCTGCCATTGGAGACACGGTGTACGTGTTCGATACCAATGGCAAATATGGTGAGATTCTGTCCCATCGAAGCGATGGTCACGACAGGATGTATACGGTTCGCCTGGACAATGGCGACAAGGTGGAACTGGCCTGGGACGAGTTCTGCTTGGATCGGAACGATCTGCTGCCCATGTGGGGCACCATGTGGGCCTTCTCCGATCCCACGGATGTGGAGTGGCTGGACGGTTATCTCGGCAATCACATGCATGAGATGGCTGACTGCGGCTTCCGCATTTACGAGCAGGAGGACTACGGCTACATCTTTGGTATCGACGGTGCCGGATACGACTTCTACGAAGCGCATTGGGTGCCGCTGTACAAGGCCCGTGGACTCAAGTGGAGTGAGGAGGATGTGAAATGACGCTTGGAACTTTCCTGGAGAAAGCTTTCTCCCGCTGTGAGACCGTCAAGAATTCCTACTTCTGTTCCTATGGCAATACCGCGCTGGAATATGCCAACTTCCGTCTTGTCGGAAGCGGCTTCGAGGATCCGGTGCAGCTGGACGACTGGTTCGAGGTTGTCGTATCTCCCGGAGTTTGTGAAGGTGCGTACATCGAAGTCTACATGTATCGTTGTGGCTTCGACGAGACCACAAGATCTTGCGTTGGCGTCGTGAAGACGTTGCAGACTTCCAAGGAAGCCTATCAGGATCTCGGCAAGCTCGCCGGAGAGATGCAGTATCAGATGCTGCATCTCAACATTCACGAGGAGTGATGCGATGCTCTACTTCCTCGGGATCGTCGCGGAAGAGGACTTCGCCAAGGGCCGTACCGACCCGTCCTACATTCTTCGCAAGAGCGCAGGAGAGAGCGAAAACCGTTCGGGCTACCGCGTAACCAGAGAGGATCTGGATACATACAGAGCCATGCCAAAGGTACTGGTGAATGATCCTGCGAACCATCCGGAGCTTGTGGACTTTCTCTCTGGCTACAGAACTCGGGATCATATGCATGGCGACAAGGCATACTCCCACGACGAGACCAAGAAATACTACCCAAAGGGAGCGCTCATGTGGTTCCCATGTGACATTCACGGGGACCGCCTGAGCAGGCCTCCCATCTTCATCAAGCGCCTCCCGGATCCCAAGGTCAGGACCAACCAGGACCAGGGAAAGAACCGCCTGGAAAAGGCCAATGAGGAACGGAAGCGCATGCCATACCTGATGTCTAAAGAGGATGTACTTCCTCTTGGATATGACTGTCACAAGTACACGACCAAGAAAAAGGAGAAGTGACAAATGGAGTACACGGCTTTCAGGAAACTCCGCACCATCGACGTGAACGAGCACACCGAAAAGAAGAATGGCTTGACTTACCTGAGTTGGGCCTGGGCTTGGGATCAGATCAACGAACAGTTTCCCGGCACCACGTTCACTGTCTATGAGCGCGAGACCGAGTACGGTCCCTGCAACTACTTCACCGATGGCAAGACTTGCTGGGTGAAGACCGGCGTTACGGTGCAGGGTCTGGAGTACATCGAGATGCTGCCTGTCATGGATTTCAAGAATCGTTCCATTCCTCTGGAACAGGTGACCAGTATGGATGTGAACAAGGCGATTCAGCGGAGTCTGACGAAGGCTGCTGCGCGGCATGGTCTGGGACTGTATATTTATGCAGGCGAAGATCTGCCTGAGGAGTCTGAGGAGGACAAGAAGCGCAAGGCTGAAGAGGCGGTGGTGATCGCCAAGATCGTCAAGGAAATTGATGATCTGATCAAGGAGCGCACCAAGGACATGGACACCGCTGCCAAGAAGGCCTTTGCCGAGAAGGCTATCAAGCCCATCATTGGCAGCTACAACTACAAGGCATGCACCGATCTCGGCCGCGTTTCCGAGCTGCTGGCATTCCTGAAGGAGACGAAAGGGGCGGCTTGATCGCCCCTTCGTTTCCGCAACCTCGAAAACAAACGTAATGGAAAGAAGTTGCCAGGCAGCTTCTAAACGACAAAAGAAAGAGGGATGACTCATGAACAACGCTTTCATCACCATCGAGGGTAACCTGACCAAGGATCCTGTGCTGCGCGCCGTTGGCACCAGCACTGTTTGCAACTTTGACGTTGCCGTCAACACCAACTCCAAGGACGAGAACGGCGAGTACCGCACCAATTTCTACGAGTGCTCTATCTGGGGCAAGGAGGGCGAGTTCGCCTTTACCAAACTGCAGAAGGGTACCGAGATCACCATCCGTGGTGGCATGGAGATGGTGGAGCGGCCCGACGCCAACGGTGTTTCGCATCCGCACATGCGGGTTCGCGTCTCCGAGTTCCGTCCGCGCCGTGGCCAGAAGGGTACCGATACGGATGCCAAGCCTGTCGATGTGACCGAGACTGACGATCCTACCGAGTAACACCATCCGGCTCCTCACCAATAAAAGAAGAAAGAAGAGTGCCAAATGAACGTTAAAGACGCTGTGATGGCGTTTGCCGACAAACACATTGTGGAATACTCCGTTCGCAACGGAGAACTCGTTGCCAAGGAATGCCCTTTCTGTCATGGCGGTGAAAACCACGACAAGAACACCTTCGGCATCAGTCTGTATAACGGTGTCTGGTCCTGCAAGCGCGGAAGCTGCAGCAGATCCGGCACCTTCAAGGCGCTGATGGAGAACTTTGACGACTTCTACGAGGTTGACGAGGATGCAAAGACCATCTTCGGCAACAAGAAGGTCAAAGTCTGGGATCGCCCGGATGAAACCCAGTATCGCCCCACGACGGACGCGATCCGCGCCTACTTCGCCTCCCGCTGCATCAGCGAGGAGACCATGGCTGCTTTCCATATCATGTCCGACAGTTGGGGCAACATCGTCTTTCCTTTCTACCGAGACGGCCAGCTGGTGTACGTGAAGTACCGCAAGCCCAAGGCCTACAACCGCAAAGAGGACGACATGCCCAAGGAGTGGCAGGAGAAGAATACGGAGCCCATCCTGTTCAACATGGATGGTGTCTCCTTCAACGAGCCCCTGTTCATTACCGAAGGCGAGTTCGATGCCATGTCCCTGTATGAGGCTGGCGTGACGAACGTGGTCTCTGTGCCTTGCGGCTGCAATAACCTGGACTGGGTCAATCTCTGCTGGGATTGGCTGGAGAACTTCCGTATGATCGTGCTCTTTGGCGACTCTGATGAGCCCGGCATGGTCATGATGCAGACTCTGGTTAAGCGCCTTGGCGAAGACCGCTGCATGATCGCGCCCATGTATCCTGAGTTCATCATGAACGATGAGGGACAGGGCCGTATCTGCAAGGATGCCAATGAGATCCTGTTCTCCTATGGCCGCGCAGGCCTGAAGGACGTGGCTGACCATTGCGAGCCTGCTCCTGTGGAGGGTGTGCTGAACCTGTCTGCGGTTCCCTATGTGGATCCGTCCTCCATTCCGCGCATTTATACCCGGATTCCTGAGCTGGATCAGGCCATTGGCGGTTTCGGCGAAGGCTGTCTGACAGTTATCTCCGGCAAGCGCGGTGAGGGCAAGAGCACTATCTCTGGCACCTTCCTTCTCAACGGTGTGGAGCAGGGCTACAAGGTTGCTGCCTACTCCGGCGAACTCTCTGCCATACAGTTCCGCGACTGGATCATGGCCCAGGCCTGTGAGCGCAAGTTCATGACCTACAAGCAGGACATCCGCAACGGCAAGAACTATGCGATGGTGCCCTACGAGGTTCAGGAGCGCATCAAGGACTGGCTGGACGAGAAGTTCTTCCTGTTCGACAACTCCTTTGTGGACCAGGGAACCATGGTGGAGTCCGTGATCAAGCGGTTCACCCTGTGCGCCCGCCGTTATGGTTGCAAGCTGTTCCTGGTGGATAACCTGATGATGCTCACCAGTGGCATTGAGGAGGAGCTGAAGCAGCAGGCGAAGATTACCGCCGCGCTGAAGCAGTTCGCCGTGCGGTTCAAGGCGCATGTGATCCTGGTTGCGCATCCGAGAAAGACACCCGCAAACCAGACGTTCAACTCTGAGGATGTGGCGGGCTCTGCCGCGATCACCAATCTGGCGGACATCGTGATGTGCATCGAGAAGCCGAACGTTCGGGTGACCAAGAACCGTGAGTTCGGTGACACGCCCTACATCCACTGCTCTTTCGATCCGTCCACCCGCAGGATCTTCCAGACTTCCTATGGCGATCGCACAGTCTATGGCTGGGATCACGCCGGTCTGCAGGAGCCTGAGGATCGGGCGGCAGATCTTCCTGCCTTCGCTGTGCAGGACGGGTCTGAGGAAATGCCTTTCTAGGAGGTAATAGATTGAACAACTACAGGATTGGCATCACGGAAACAGCCTGTACTGACTTTGTCGTGGAAGCAGAGACGCCGGAAGAAGCCTGGCGTCTCTTCCTCGACTGGGCAGAGAAGAACACGGCGGAGATCTGTTACCGTCTCGAGAAGAATTACTGCGGCTGGGATTTCGATAAGCCTGAACTTACGAATGAAAAGCCCGACATTACACACGCTGAACTCCTCTCTGTCTCTTCAGGCAGAGATGAACAAGGAGGAATTGAATGAACGAAGACCTGATGATGATGCAACCCGGCGAGAGCGTAGATGATTACCTCTGGCGGCTTGGCACCATGAAGGAACACGGAATCATTGACC